ATGAAGAAAGGTGAGGGAAGCGATATGGAAAATGCAGAGCTTGAATTAAGAAGGATTAGAGTGATCCTTCTACTAGTTGGGATTGTTGTCTTATTTGGATCATGCGCCATTTCAAACATTGAATCGAGACAGGAAAGCTGGCATAACTATTCTAATCAAGATGATCATGGACATATAGATGGCCTATTACAATCAGCTGTTGCACTAAAAAATAATCACTTTGCTGTTGTGAAAGATGATGAAGTACATGTGTACCGGTTTGATGAAAAAGAGGGAGAACTGACCCTTATTAAAACAAAATACATAGATGAGTGGGACGAAGATTATGATGATGACGATTCTGTGGAAGAGTAAGCACGTAAATTTACAAATGAATGTGAAGTCGCTACACTATAATCATGCATCAGACATCTAGACAGAAAAGGATGAGTTCATGACACACAAAATTAAAATTAATCATTGGGAACAAACTTGTGAAGACGACTCCTGTTTTGAATATGGAACAAGCGTTTCTGTAAATGGGAAAGAATTAGTCAGAGAAGCTTCAATCGTCTCTGCGCTTGAAGCGGTGCTAAAAGAATTAGGTGTTGAAGTGGAAATTACAGAAGTATCAGAAGATTTACAGTGCGATGCCTACAAAAAATAAAACAAAAAGTCTAGTCTACTAAGCGATTTTTTTTCGTGTTATGATAGATTTCGGTTTCAGTTGAATAGAGAGTAGAGCAGTCTATTTTTAGATCCTGTTCTGCTCTATTTATTTGAACGTACGAGTTCGGCTATGAATGTTCGGCCGGGTTGGTTGATTTTTTTCGTTTCGAACATCTATATATTGTGTTTTGAAAAAACATAGTATACTATATATAGTGAATAACGAAATGATCAACAATACTAAAAACTAGGTCGTGATGGAATTGATTCAAATCGTATTTGATTCAAAAACAGGAAATGTTCAACGCTTTTTGGACAAGACCCCTTTTACAGACAAACGAAAATTGACTGGAGAAGAGTTTTTGGATACGCCGTTTATTCTCGTCACCTTTACGACAGGATTTGGACAAGTCCCAAGTACCACTCAATCCTTTTTAGAGAAAAATGCTCACCTTTTACTAGGTGTAGCGGTGAGTGGAAACAAAGTGTGGGGAGATAATTTTGCCAAAAGCGCCGATACGATTTCTAAACAATATCAAGTTCCTATTTTGCACACCTTTGAACTAAGCGGAACAAAAAGGGATGTTGAATTGTTTACACAGGAGGTAGAAAGAATTGTCACAAAATCAGGTTCCAAAGTGGATACAATTAAATAACGAGATTATGATTCAAAAAGAAGGAAAGTTTCAGTTCGATAAGGACAAAGAAGCTGTACATAGTTATTTCGTAGATTATATTAATCAAAACACAGTCTTCTTTCACAACTTAGAAGAGAAGATTGATTACTTAATAGAAAACGACTACTATGAGGAAGAATTTTTAAGACAATACAGCATGGCAGATATTAAAGAAGTATTCGAAGCTGCATATGCGAAGAAATTTAGATTCCCATCATTCATGAGTGCGTTTAAGTTTTACAACGACTATGCACTGAAAACAAATGATAAAAAGAAAATCCTTGAACGCTATGAAGACCGCATTTCAATTGTAGCGCTTTTCTTTGCGGGCGGAGATAAAGAAAAAGCTCTTGAGTTTGTAGAATTGATGATCAATCAGGAGTACCAGCCAAGTACACCAACATTCTTAAACGCTGGGCGTAAAAGACGCGGTGAGCTTGTGAGCTGCTTCTTGCTTGAAGTGAATGACTCATTAAACGATATTTCAAGAGCGATTGATATTTCCATGCAGCTTTCAAAATTAGGCGGCGGCGTCAGCTTGAACTTGTCAAAACTTCGTGCAAAAGGCGAAGCAATCAAAGATGTTGAAAACGCGACAAAAGGTGTCGTCGGTGTGATGAAGCTTCTTGATAATGCATTCAGATATGCAGATCAAATGGGACAAAGACAAGGATCAGGCAGTGCGTACCTCAATATTTTCCACAGAGATATTAATGATTTCTTAGATACAAAAAAAATCTCTGCAGATGAAGATGTTCGTGTGAAAACATTGTCCATCGGTGTTGTCATCCCGGATAAATTTATCGAGCTTGCAAGAGAAGATAAAACAGCTTACACCTTTTATCCGCACACAGTCTATAAAGAATATGGACAGCATCTTGATGAGATGGACATGGAAGAAATGTATGATGAGCTTGTAGAAAACCCGAAAGTCAAAAAAGAAAAAGTCAATCCGAGAAAGCTTCTTGAAAAATTGGCTGTTCTTCGCTCAGAATCTGGCTATCCATATATCATGTTCCAAGATAATGTGAATAGAGAGCATGCATTAAACCATATTTCACGAGTGAAATTCTCAAACCTTTGCTCAGAAGTGCTTCAAGCTTCAGAGGTCTCTTCTTACGCTGACTACGATCAAGAAGATGAAATTGGTCTTGATATTTCTTGTAACCTTGGTTCATTAAATATCATGAATGTCATGAAAAACAAATCGATCGAAAAAACGGTCAAACTTGCAACAGACTCACTAACGCTTGTATCTGAAACAACAGACATTCGCAATGCACCAGCTGTTCGAAAAGCGAACAAAGCGATGAAGTCAATCGGACTTGGCGCGATGAACCTTCACGGGTATTTGGCTCAAAACCAAATGGCCTATGAAAGTGAAGAAGCAAGAGATTTCGCGAATACGTTCTTTATGATGGTGAACTACTATTCAATTAAACGTTCAAGTGAGCTTGCAAAAGAAAAAGGAGAAACATTCCATCGTTATGAAGGCTCTGGCTATGCAACGGGTGAGTACTTCAATAAATACGTGGAGAATGATTTCACACCAAAAACAGAAAAAGCAGCAGCATTATTTGAAGGCATGCACATTCCAACAAAAGAAGACTGGGCAGCACTCAAAGACTTTGTAGCGGAAAATGGCATGTACCATAGCTACCGCTTATGTATTGCACCAACAGGTTCCATTTCTTATGTGCAATCGGCAACAGCCTCTGTTATGCCAATTATGGAACGTATCGAAGAAAGAACATACGGCAACAGCAAAACGTATTACCCAATGCCAGGTCTTTCAGCGCAAAACTGGTTCTTCTATAAAGAAGCGTACGATATGGATATGTTTAAAGTGGTCGATATGATCGCAACGATTCAGCAGCACGTCGATCAAGGAATCAGCTTTACACTATTCCTGAAAGATACGATGACAACGCGTGACTTAAACCGCATCGATCTGTATGCACACCATAAAGGCATTAAGACACTTTATTATGCAAGAACGAAGGATACAGGGCAGGAAGGCTGTCTTTCTTGTGTTGTTTGATTAAAGGAGAGTTTAACGTGACAAAAATTTATGATGCAGCCAACTGGTCAAAACACGAAGACGATTTTACACAAATGTTTTACAACCAAAATGTGAAGCAGTTCTGGCTTCCTGAAGAGATTTCCTTAAACGGGGACCTCTTGACATGGAAATATTTAGGTGAAAAAGAGCGAGATACGTACATGAAGGTACTTGCTGGATTGACTTTACTTGATACAGAACAAGGAAATACAGGGATGCCGATTGTGGCTGAACATGTAGAAGGCCATCAGCGTAAAGCGGTATTAAACTTTATGGCGATGATGGAAAATGCGGTACATGCGAAATCATACTCAAATATCTTCATGACACTCGCACCAACTGAAACGATCAGTGAAGTGTTTGAATGGGTCAAGAAGAATAAATTCTTGCAAAAGAAAGCAGATATGATTGTCAGTTTATACCGTTCGATTCAAAAGGATGATCCGATTTCCCTCTTTAAAGCAATGGTTGCTTCTGTTTATTTAGAAAGCTTCCTATTTTACAGTGGTTTTTATTACCCGCTTTATTTCTATGGACAAGGAAAGCTCATGCAAAGCGGTGAAATCATCAACTTGATTTTGCGTGATGAAGCGATTCACGGTGTGTACGTTGGATTATTAGCACAAGAAATTTACAACAAACAAACACCTGACGTGCAAAAAGAGCTGTACGATTTCTCGATTGACCTCTTGAACGAGCTTTATGAAAATGAACTTCATTACACGGAAGATATATATGACCAAGTCAATTTATCGCATGATGTGAAAAAGTTCATTCGTTACAATGCCAATAAAGCGTTAATGAACCTTGGATTTGCCCCTTACTTTGAAGAAGAAGAGATCAATCCAATTGTATTGAACGGACTCAATACAAAAACAAAGTCGCATGACTTCTTCTCAATGAAAGGGAATGGCTACAAAAAAGCGACGGTTGAGCCGTTAAAAGATGACGACTTCTTCTTTGGAGATGAATCATAGGTAAGGCGTAAAAGTCAAAACGCATCACTCGTTTTGGCTTTTTGCCATTTCATACAATGCGTTACATACTGGAGGTTAAAGAACATGGGAAAAATGGATGAAATCATACTAGTTGCACCGCGCACACGCGTATTCCAAAACGAAACGCTTGCGTTTAATGGTGTGAATAGTGAAGAGAAAACAATCAACACCATTATGAAAGAAATCGAAGAGCACTTCAAGCAGATGCGAAGAGGCGATGCGGAAGAAAATCCTGACTTCAAGCAGCCGATTCCTTATGTCGTGATTAAGCGTGAGGACGAAGTGTATGTATATGAAAGGCTTCAAGGCGGGGGAGAGACTCGATTGCATCATAAGTTATCTCTTGGCTTTGGTGGTCACATGAATTTCATCGAAGGCAAAAACTTTGCTGAAATTCTAAAAGAAAATACGGATCGTGAACTAGACGAGGAACTTTCTATTCAAGAAGAAGACAAACTTGAGATGAAAACCCTTGGTTTAATTAATGATGATGACAACAGTGTCGGCCGTGTGCACATTGGACTGTTATCAGCGCTTGAATTATCTCCAGATGCTCATGTAGAAGTGAAAGAAACAGATCAAATATCAGGAAAATGGATGAAAGCATCCGATTTGAAAAAGCCTGAATACTTCGATCGACTTGAAACGTGGTCTCAATTTGTCGTGAACATTTTAGCATAAAGGAATCAATCATAAACCGGCTCAGCAGCAGACTTGAGCCGGTTTATTTCGTTATAACAGCTTCAGTTATTGGAAAACGAATGCGTCGTGACCGGCCTGTTTCAATCTTGCGACGAGGTCATCCGCATTTTGCTTTGTACGAAAAGCTCCGGCTTGTACTCGGAACATACCTCCCTCTAATACAACAAAGGCGTCAAAGCCTTTTGATTTCAGCGTGGCTGCTAATTCATCTGCATTGGCTTTCACCTTGAAAGCTCCAGCCTGTACTTTATAAAGATTACTTGCTTTTTTTTTCAGCTGAAAGGCTTTCTCTAATCCAGTGGCATGAGCGCGAGCGATGCCTTGAAGGAAGGTTGCGTTGCGGAGCTTATTTGCATCAGCTGTCGTATCAATGAAACCATTCTCTGTTAAAATAGCGGGCATTGAAGTTTCTCGAAGAACGTGGAAGTTCGCTGTTTTCTTGCCACGGTTGGCAAAATCCACCGAGCGAACAATTTCATCATGAAGGGCATTGCGATACGTGGTGGTCGGTGCTGAAACGCCAGGATACACATAGCTTTCAAAACCTGTGCCCCCGCCTGCATTAACATGAATAGACACGAAATAGTCAGCTCCCCAGCTGTTTGCCGCATTTGTACGCTGGGCCAAAGTAACGGATTGATCAATTGAACGACTTAAGCGGACGGAAACGTCATCATAATCACTAATCAACATATCTCTCAATAAAATCGCGATTTGCAGTGTGATATTTTTCTCCAAAAGTCCATTAACAGCAGCTCCAGAATCTGTTCCTCCATGGCCAGGATCAATAAAAATTTTCACCATCTATTCATCACCTCGTCTTTATTTTATGAGAAAATAGAAAAATTGCCTGTACAAAATGCGGAAATCATTGAGACTCTTTTCTGCACAATTTGTGATGAGAAAGCTACATTTTTCTAAGAAAAAACAAATTGTTGGTTTGTCCGCCTAAATGGGATGAATACAATGGAAATAGCACATCATTTCCTGGGAAACCGCAGAAATCCCTACAATATTCTGTATCTCGGGTCATTTTGACAGCAAACTTGGGCTTAAGCGGGCGATTGTCACGATTACAGCTCCACCCGAATAGAATAAAGAGAGAAGAGCGAGAGGTGAATACGTTGGAGCGAGCTGTCACATATAAAAACAACGGCCAAATCAATATTATACTTAACGGACAAAAGCAAGTATTGGTTGATGCAGATTCAGAGGCAGAATACCTAGAAGCCTTGCAGAAAAATGAGGCAAAACACAGCATCTTACGGGAAATAGAGCGTGAAATGAACAGCCTAGTCGGTATGGATGAAATGAAACGAAACATAAAAGAGATTTATGCTTGGATCTTTGTCAATCAAAAAAGGCAGGAACAAGGGTTAAAGGTAGGTAAACAAGCGCTTCATATGATGTTCAAAGGGAATCCAGGCACAGGGAAAACGACGGTTGCAAGACTTGTCGGGAAGCTTTTCTTTGAAATGAATGTCCTTTCAAAGGGTCACTTAATTGAAGCGGAACGCGGAGATCTAGTCGGGGAGTACATCGGTCATACTGCTCAAAAAACAAGAGACTTAATTAAAAAATCACTAGGCGGCATTTTGTTCATCGACGAAGCCTATTCTCTTGCCCGCGGAGGCGAAAAGGATTTTGGGAAAGAAGCGATTGATACCCTAGTAAAGAACACAGTTTAGGTTTTTATGCTAATGTGTTTCTCTCGTTACCGAAACATGAGGTTGCTTACAACTATACGTGGGAACTGCATTTGGATAAGTTTGAGGCCATAAAGGAACTGCATTTCAAACAGTGGAAAACTGTTAGGGAAATGTCTGAGGAGTTGAATATTCCTGATTGGGTTATTTTAGATTTATTTAAATCTCAGAAGGTGGACAAGCTTTCGTTCACTGAGTTATCGAAAAGAAAACGAGCAATTCATTTTGAAAAGTTATATGATCTGCATTTTAACAAAGATATGAGCTTGAAAAAGATTTATCGTGATTATGGATTTTCGCCACCGTACACCAGAAAAGTTTTCGAGGAACATGGAGTAAAGCACAAACACTTTATAAACTGAACATAGGTTAGATTAAATTAAAATGTATAGCCATATTTAGAATTGAGGTTAAATGGGTGTCTGCATATGGCTATACATTCTACATAAAACATATCTTTTATCTAAATATCCAAGATCTCAACAAACGACAATGATTTTTTGTTATAATTCTTGAAGTTAGCAAAACAAATTCTTTAGTTAGTCATATTGTATTCATCTTATTACAAAGGATAAGGGAGGGAATTCGTTGGAAAAGAATTTTAAATTTAAAAAATACGGCATTAATATAGAAATGGGAATGAAACTGAACAAGGGAGAACCTGAAGTTCACCAATTAAATGAGTTAATTCAAGTGGATGGAAAATCTTTTAGAGTAAGCAGGGCATACAAAACCATGGCTAATGAGTTTATGCATGTTAAAAATGACTACGTTCTTACATTTGAATTAGAAGAAGAGAGACTGAGCCTTACACCTGGAGATTTCAAGTTGAAAGATGATGAAGGAAAAGAGTACCCTTATTACTTCGCAAATAAAGATGATGAATCTTTATTGGTTGACAAAAAGACAAACAAAGTGCACTTTGATGTTAAAGTAAGAGATAGATATTACTTAATGTATTCTCCATATTTCGGTGAAAGAGAAATAATAGTTGAAATCGATAGTTTCTAAAGGTTGAAGGATGCGAAAAAAGCATCCTTTTTTGTTTAAATTAAAATGATCTGTTCAAAATGTTGTCTCATTGATTATTCAAGCACAGCAAACCAAGTAAAACACCTCGATTGCGGTATACCGAAAACTTTTAAAATGAGCAACACAACTTTACATATGTTGTAAATATCATGTTAAAATTATGCAAAGGAATTGTTTACAAGGGGGTAACGGGATGACAAGGTTAATTGCCTCTCAAGAGGTAGGAAACATGTTGAACACTTGGAATCTTGCCATACAAAAAGGGGATTTATCAGCAGCTATTGAAATGCAAGATGATATAGACAGTGCTATTGAATCGATGGAAGAAAATCAGGACATTCTTTTGTATTATCAACTATTGAGCTTTAGACTTAAACTAAAACTTCAGAATATTAGCAGAAATTTAGGCAAGCCGTTCTTTGAGAGAAACGCCCCAGATGAAAAAGAAGAAAAAACAAATAAACTCATGTCATATTACTTTTACTTTTATAATGGGATATATCATGAGTATTTGCAAGATTATGATAAGGCACTAAGTTATTTTAGAATTGCTGAAAAGAAGTTAGCTTATGTTGATGATGAAATAGAAAAAGCAGAATTTCATTATAAATTAGCTGTTCTATTCTATGATATGAAAATGACTTTCCTATCTAAATATCATGCTCAAATCGCTTCAGATACTTTTAATGCACATGAAACTTATGTAAAAAGACAAATCAACTGTAGGTTGCTTCACGCACTAAACTTAATAGATCAATTTAAATATGATGATGCAAGTGACCTCTTTAATGAAGCAGAGGGAATGATTAAAAATATAGACGATAATCACTTAATCATACACCTGTATTACAATATGGGATTTTTGGAAAGTAAAAAAGGCAATTACTCAGATGCTGCTAAACTATATAGACGTACCTTGAGCTACAGAGAAATTGAAAACCAAGATTTATTGAAATTGAGATGTTTGTACGAATTATCTAGAGTTGAAATTTCCACTCAAAGTAAAGAAGCAATAGAATTAATTGACCAAGGGTATAGTTTATCTGAACAAGTTGGACATGAAATCTTTCAGATTAAATTTAAATTATTAAAAGAGCTTGCTTATGATGTTACTGAGTCTCAAATAAATAATATTACCACCCTGTGCTCTGAACTTGAAGAAAAAGGAGTGTGGGTTGATTTAGAGGAAATCTTAGTTGATGTGGCGAAATGTTTAGAGAGAATAGGCTTGCTGCAACAATCATTGGATTACTATAAAAGAGCCTTACGTGCAAGCCAGTATGTGGGAAAAGGAGTGAATTAAATGAAAAAGTCTATTTTTATAACATTATCAATAGCTGTAGTTGCACTAGGTACACTTTTCTTTACAAATGGTTTGATTCAACCTCTACAAGATGATATCCAAACAGTTGCATCAAGAGGAAGCTCTGGAGGTTGAATGGTTAAAATTAGATAAAATGGATTAAAGTATAAGGCTCCTTATGGTATTCTAGTAAAAGAATATTCCATAAAAGGAGTCTTTTTTATATGAAAATATTAGATGCTCCTTCCCTAATATCAGCTGTAGAGAAGAGATCGAAGGTATATCAACAGCTTAGGGAAGAAATAACAGACTTAAAAAAAGCATTGCAAGGCGTGGCTAATTTAGGTGATGAGTTTACTGGAAAAGGTGCAGATAATATCAAAGCTTTTTATAATGATCTTGCACTTTACACGGATTCTTATCTTGATTTTATCGATATGCAAAAAGCTTTTTTAGATGGAGTGAAAGGAAAGCTTGATGATGAATCATTAGGCGGTAGTACATTTATTGATGAGCACTTCTTAGACGCTCAATTGAAGCAAGGCATTCAGAACAATAAAGATATGGTTAAGGAACAAAAAGAAGCCCTTACGGCTATTTTTGACGATGTCAGTGATCTAATTGAATTGCAGACGTTTTCCAGCAAAGAGGTAGATGAGCATTTAGATGATGCGAACGAAGAAAGAAAAGATGCGATTGAGGCATTACATAAAATAGACCATGATCTAAAAACAGAATACGCAAAGTCAGAAGCGATTGAAAAACATCTTGAAACTTTTTATTCAAAAATGATGGCTGCTACAGGACAAGGTAAGAACGCTCAGCCCATGTATTATGATGCAAAGGCATTTCATGAGACAGATGTGTACAAGAATCATGATAAAATCGATGCACAGGTGAAAGCATATTTAAAAGTGAAAAAAGAAGAAAAAGAGAAACGAAGAATCAAAGAATTGAAAGAAAAGCTCAATGATCCTTCGTGTATATCAGAAGCGAAATACTTTGAGATTGTAGATGAAATTGGATATGAAAATCTTTCTTACGATCAAAAAATGTATTACAGCCAGCTGCTCCAAATCAAAGCACAGGAAGAAGCATCAAGTGTCTTTATTGATGGTGTAAAAGGCGCAGCAGTTGGTATATACGATGTAGCAAAAGAAACAGTGATCGGAATATATGATCTTGTCGCTGACCCTGGTGGGGCTGTAGAATCAGTTGTGACAGCTATTTCTCATCCAATTGAAACATCGAAAGCGATTGGAAAATCGATTTCAGACTCCTATGAAAGAGATATGGTAAACGGTGACTCTTATTCGAGAGCGCATTGGGTGAGCTATGCAACAGGCACCATTGCTACTTCTATATTTGGAACAAAAGGTTTAGGGTCTGTTTCTAAAACTGGCGTATCAACAACGAAAACAGCGGTTATAAGCGGTGTGAATAAAACTAAGCATTTTGCTAACATTTCCATATACGACTTGCTTCCTTATTCGCCAAAGCATCAACTAGCAGGGATTTCAAATGTTCCTTATAATGTAGTAGATGGAGCTTCTTTAAAAGAACGTTTAGTAATGCTGGCTGAAGGAATAAAAAACCCAAGAACTCGTCTTCCGAGATCAAATGGACGATGGGAAGGTGTGCCAGGTAACGGAAAATGGTATTCAGATAACCCAAAAGTAAAGGCCGTTACTGGAGGAAAACCAGTAGAATTTATAGATAATCGCCCAAATTTTACTCCTTGGGAAAAGGGTCGACTTCATTTTAAAGAGGGGAAATTGACTGGTGAAAAATCTGATTTTAGCTTGGTTTATAAAAAATTAAAAAAACAGTTTGGGTTTAAATCTCAACATGAGGCGAAACAATGGCTTGCAAAAGTGAAGTTAACTCCTCATCATTTAGATAATAAAACAATACAGCTTGTTCCGACTGACTTACATAAAAATGTACCACATATTGGTGCCGCATCAGACTTAAGAGGAGGCTATTAAAATGAGTTTTAAACGGATTAAAGACAAACTTGATCAATACACTATTGATATTAGATCAACCAAAACAAATAACTCATTAAACGAAATGAATAAGATAGAAGAAGAAAACGGATATCATATTTCTTCTGATTATAAAAGTTTTGTTAATGAATACGGGGAATGTTGGATTGAGGACAATGTATATACATATCTAAGAGAAAAACCAGTGTGGTTAGTTGGTGAATCAGTGCCAGTCGAATTGTTTTATGGGTTGGAGCAGAATGATTATGATATACGAGAAGCCATAAAAACATATAAAGAACAATTGCCAGAACAAATAATTCCTATCGCAGACGCAGACGGCGGAGACCTGATTTGTTTAGATGTTAGTGAAATAAATCAAGGGAAAATTTATTTTTGGGATCATGAACTTAGAGATAGAGACCAGGATCTGTTCCTGATTGCTGATACATTTACTGAATTTATTGAAGGGTTATTTGTTGTTCAAGATGATGATGAAGATAGTGATACAGAAGATATTGATATTCAACTTAGTGACGACCTTTTAAAAATGTTAAAGGAAAGAGAATAAAGACACCATCTATAAGGGTGTCTTATTTTTATTAGCTATTTTTTTTATGGCATTTCTGTAGCCTTCTTCATCAGCAAAAGGGGCAGCTAAAAAAATATTATTAAGCCTGCCAGGATTATTATCAAAATATCCAGCTAAATTTATAACAGTATCGTCTAATAATTCTTTTTTGATCACATTAAAATCATAGTACTCGAACTCGCCAAATCTCGCTTTATATAAGCAAACCTTATTGAAACTAATTTTATCATAATTTAAGCTGCCAATAATTAAGTGGTTGTCTTCTATCTCTCGAAGAATTCGATTAAGCAAGAAGTAGCCGCTTAGTTGAAGACTATCTTTAGAGTCATACTTAAAGTTTCCTGTGGTTTTAAAATCGTATAAAACGCCATCAATAATAATGTCAGCATCCGCACCGTCCACTAAAAAAGAACTTATTCCAAAGTTGGGATTGAAAACAACCTCACTTTTCTTATTAACAATACCACTAGATATAAACTTTTCTTCGAAAACAGCCATTAATTCTTTTAAATCAGGAATAAGCATTTCTGATCGTTGAATAGTTAAAAACTCATTCTTATCAAAATCTTTAGACACTCTCATTCTAAAAAATTGTTCTAATTTACCTAATCTAAGAGCAACTAACAGTATTCCGTCAGATATTGCCTCTTTGTTTTTTATAAAATCATAAACAGCAGTGTGAAGGGGGAGATAATACTCATCTTTAAGCTTGAAGTCTAAAGTTTTTCGCTGAAGCTTTCTAATACCACTTAAAGCAGCTAAGTATTGTCCCGCATCAGTGTTGTTTATGATTTGACCAATTCTAAATCTTGCTAAATAATCAAAAGCTACACCAACTAAACTGGAATCTCCAGCATGTGGCAGATTACTCTCAACTAAACAGGTATATTCTTTTGAAAAGGGTGTTTTACCACTGAGAGTGGTGTAATCTTCTTTTAATGGTGCTACTGTTGAAATAATATCTCTAAATTCTTTATTGCTTTTTATTCTGCTTGTTAATGACACAGTGTCGACCTCCTCAACGCTATACATAAATTGTAACAGAAGGATAGATTTTGTATACCATTATTTACATCGAACAAAAGTTCTTAAAACACATTGATAAAGAACGTTTGTTCTGTTACTATTTAATCATTCAAGAAGGAGTGATTAAATGCTTAGAGACAGAGGTACGATTAAATGGACAGCTATGATGTTACCTGAGCATGTTGCACGACTTAAGCATGATTTAGCAGAAACGAAAAAAACAGATAAACCAATTATAGATGAACAACAAGCAGAAGAGTTTGAAGCAACAATTGCTTACGCAATGAGTGTTAACAACCCATTAATTTTTTCAATTTATGATTCAGGAGTTGTCAATCAACTTAAAGGTTTCACACAATACATCAATTACGAAAAGAAGATGCTACATATAAAGGATATGTCAGATGATATTCACTTTGTTTTGTTAGATGACATAGTGGGTGTTTCTTATGGTTGATTACACCAAGTTTCCACGTCACAAGATTCTGTGTGTAGACATGAAATCTTTTTACGCTTCCATTTCAGCAGTTATGATGGGTTTAGATCCACTAGAGTGCTATTTAGCTGTAGTGGGCAGCACAGAGAGACAGGGGAGTGTCGTGTTAGCAGCAAGCCCTAAACTCAAGCAAAATTTCAAAATTAAAACTGGCTCAAGGCTATTTGAAATTCCGAATGATTCAAGAATTCATATTGTTAATCCCAAAATGGACACTTTTATAAACGTTTCAACAAAAATCACACAATTGTTTTATCGCTATGTGCCAGAATGTGATGTTCACACTTACTCCATAGATGAATCCTTTTTAAAAGTTGATGGTGTTATGAGAATGTGGAACAGTGTTGAAGAAATAGCAGAGCATATACAGGATGCTATCATGCGGGAATTTGGCTTGCCTTGTACAATTGGAATTGGTGATAATATGCTGATCAGTAAACTTGCTTTGGATTTAGAAAGTAAGAAAGCACCGAACGGTATAGTTAGATGGAGATATGAAGACATTCCAGAGAAGCTATGGCCAGTTAGACCAATCTCTAAAATGTGGGGAATTGGGAGACGAATGGAACAAAACTTGAATCGAATGGGCATATACACAGTTGGTGCATTAGCTAAATATTCACTTGAATCCTTAGAAAAGAAATTCGGAGTAATGGGGAATCAGATTTATCACCATGCTTGGGGTATAGACTTATCTGAGATAGGTGCCCCAGTGTTACAAGGTCAAGTTAGTTTCGGAAAAAGTCAGATACTACTCAGAGACTACACGACAAAAGAAGAAATCAAAGCAGTGATTCTCGAAATATGTGAAGAGGTTGCTAAAAGAACACGAGATCATAATAAAGTTGGGAGAACGATTAGCTTAGGTATCGGATATAGCAAAGAAGAATATGGCGGAGGGTTCCACAGAAGCAAGACAATTGAAAGCCCAACTAATATAACTATGGACATCTATAACACCTGTATTGAGTTGTTTAACACTTTTTATCAACATAAGACTGTTAGAAGTGTTTCAGTAACATTAAGTAAAATTGAAGAAGATGCTAATCAGCAGCTAACTTTATTTGATGAAAGAGGATTAGAGAAAAAAAGACAGCTTGGGTACGTTATGGATGGTATTAGAAATAAATACGGATCGAAATCGCTACTGAGGGCTATATCATATACTAAAGGCGGTACTGCATTATACAGAGCTAATTTAACGGGCGGTCATAAAAGTTAATGTTGACTTAAAATGATTTCTGATGCATTATAAGTTCTCATAGGATTTCTTCTTCTTAATGAAGAAGGGCTAGAAGGTGTTCACGGATTATTCTGTGGACACCTTTTTGGCATATAAAAGTGAAATCCAGATTTAGAATTTATTTGTTTACTGAACTGTTATAAGGTATAATTTAATTATAATAGTGGATAGCTTCATATTTTTCACCTCCTTTGAGGTGGAATGAGCTTGGGCTAGTGCAATAGCCTAGGCTAAACAAAAAAGACATTCCAACAACTGTCCACGTTTATGGAATGTCTTTTTTTTATTTGATAAAACGAAAAAAATACCCCTGCTCAATTTGAGGAGGGGTTTTGTTTATTGAACTCTAATTGCGATAAATTTTGAAATAAATGAGGAATAAATTGTTGAAGTGCCAGGAGTTGTTTCAAAAAATTTTATATGCTTTTTCTTCATTTCTAATTAGGTCTCCATTAACAAGTCCATCTGTAGAACCGAACGAGAAAACTTCAGGTATTGTACCCTTTAATCCTTCGCTTGTACTACCGTAAATAACATTACTCATCAATATTTTTTCACCGATTTTATTCTTACTACCTAACCCTAAGTAGGTCAAGTAAGTGATTGGCGCAGTTACTGAATAATCATTTTTGATGTCAGTTACATATAAACGTCTGCCACTTCCGATGCTAGATGCAAATACACAAGAACTCCACTCATGTTCATCTGCGAAAGTTACGGGAACACCTATGTAATTCAATGTAGATGGTAGTGTAAGCGACAGAGAATAGTCAGTCAAGAAGATAAGTCTGTCCTTATTGCAGCTGTAATAAAGTTCGATTGGCTGATTAGGAAGGATTTCTGATTGATAAGTTATCGCTACAGCTTTCCATGTATCACTATTTTTTGAAAATGTTCCAGCAACACCAGAAGATCCAGGCAGATACCTACCTGATAATCTCATTGAGAAAAATCGTGAATTTGTATTTGAAAATGTCGTGGATGAGCCTGCAGTCGTACTAGCAATATCCCTCATCTGAAAATAAATTTCCTTCTTTCCATCTTCACCGTTCGAAAACATTACATCATAGTCAGTTGATGGACGGCTAGAAATATTCTGCCACCCTGATTCAAGCATGATTTGCTTTAGTTTGCTATATAAATCTTTCTTTAAAACAGTTATTTTATTGAAAATTGTATCAGACATTAATTCTTCATCCCCTTAGTCCAACTATGTTCTAAAGGCGTTTGTCTAGGAGAATTCATGGATGTTCCAGCACCCAAAACGAATCCTTTTCTAATATCAGTTTTCTTTTTTGCAGATTTAATTGCATACGGATCTGAAACAATAACTTGTTTCTCAAAATTCGAGTCCCTTAATCCAACAACAGGCACAGAAGAAATGATTTTGACATTAGTATATGATGGCTTTCTTTGTCCATAAAGAGTCGAACTCATTACAAAGCCTTTTAACTTATCCATTATTCCACCTCAATTCCAATATAGTTTGACGGAAAAGAAGTTGTTCTGTTAGTTGTGAAAAAAGTATAGAAAACCATATATTTTTTCTTTGTCTTAGAGTCAATGTAAACATCTCCATCTAACATCCCAATGTCTGGTTTTATAGCATACAGTCCATCTAAATAACCTCTCACACCTTCTAGGCTATCACCAAAAGCGATTGGGCTAATAAACATAGTGCCAAAAATGTTAGTCAGGTTGTCACTCATAAAGGTGCTTAATAAGTAAGAAGCGGCTTGGGGATAATCTGCTTGATCGTCTATTAATGCTTTTCCAGTAGTTAACGAATTTGCTGAAGTAGCATAAAGACAATTCACATTTTTGGCTGTTTTACCATGAATAACAGGCTTTCCGAAATAGCATATGCTGGCATTTGATCTCAAGATAGTGGGAGGGACGACAGTGAAAACTATCCGATCCCTATTTACAGAGTAATACAATGACAAGTCAGTTTCTGGATTAAGCGTTGCAGCAGTTGTTATAAAGACAATATTCCAAGCTTCATTTCTTTTGAAAGTTCCAGAACTCATTGGATTATTAGAAGGAGTATACTCCTTACATAATCGGAAGGAAAAATAAGTATAGTCCGTTGATGAAAAATTCGTTGAAGCAGAAGGGGAAGTAACTGCACTAGCGAAAGGACGAATATTAAAATAGATACTTTCTTTACCAGTCTCACCAGTGGAATACATAACATCAAAATCTGTACTGGGGTTCGATGCAACATTAGTCCATCCAGCATCGATTAATAAGGATATAATACGATTATAAAGATTCTTTTTCTTAATAGTTTCCTTCTTGAACACAACGCTCATAATTAATACCCAGTGACTTCAATTGCTATAGCTGCAGAGCCGAAAGAATTACTAGAAAGAACACCAGGTACAATTACAAAGTATTGTCTAGAACCGTCCTCTATAATACTTCCATGTAGCACATTATCATTCGGCAACCCATAAATTCCAGTGAGTTTGCCACGAGTGCCTTCACTTGTATTTCCGTAGTAAAACTCAGACAACATGTAAAGTCCTTGAGTATTTGGATTCTTTGGTGAAAGGTTTACTATAATTGGTCTGACTGTAGCAGATGTTGCAGAAGCAATGTTTACAGGTGAATTCGAAATAAGCACATTACTAGCAACATCTGCTCTTGCTGTTGTAGCATAAATTAAACCTCTGCTGTCTGGTTCATCCGCATAGATTTCGTCAGGAAGACCGATGTAATTTAAAACACACCCAACTCCCGTTGCAGAAGGACTCTCAATAACAATGATCAGTCTGTTTTTATTAACATTAATACGATAATTCATTGTAGTATCTTTAGATAGCAATCCAGTAGTGGGAGAAACCATGAAATATTTCCATGGCTCACTAGGTCTACCTACAGTTCCGGCAGCACCAGTTGAACCAGGGGTGTATGATTCAATCAATCTCAACGAAGCTGCACAATAATCAGTTGTAATAACTGAGTTTTTATCTGTTAAATCAGTAGCCCTCATCTGAAATACAAGTTTTTTATCTCCTGATTCTCCAGTAGAATAAAAGACATCATAATCAGAAGTTGCGTTAGAGGATTTGTTTTCCCATCCAGCGTTAATTAAAGAGTTCCTAATCACTGAGTACAGGTCGCTTTTAAGACAAGCCCCTGTTGTAAATATGTATCCCATAAATAACCTCCTATAGTAAGTTTGTTGTTTTGATTTTTAAAGTTACTTGAGCATTGTTCTGACTGTGATTGATCAATTGAACATGCATTTTCTGTGTACCATCTTTATCCTGACAGGGAATATTTGCGATATCGTAAATTGAATCTGACTTCAAGCTCTGATACACAATGTCTCCATTTGAAGATTTGTCAAAAATAGAAATTGATATTAAATTCTTGTTCTCATCTTTTGCGTAAATGGTTCTGATATCATACTTGTCGAACCATGCATCTAATGAGATGGTTTTCGTTTCATTGGGTAGCAATGCAACAGTCTCATTAATCTCGCTTAACGTAGGCACACCGCCTCTGCCTCCTGACATAGCAATAAAAACAATGTGATCATCAACTGGAATTTCTTTAATAAATTCAATGGATTTATTTGATTTCTCTATGTAATCCATTTGCTTTGATTGAAGCACTCCGTTTTTGTAAACCATCATTGTGTCATTGTTGTTTTCATATTCTGGTACATTAAACAACTTAACAGGGATAGATCGATCATTAGGCAATGATTCATAACGATATTTAATCCCGCCGCTGTTGATTGAAGTGATTGTGATCTTTTTGCCAGTTTCATCTACTGCAAGTTTCGTATACCCTCCAGCAATCAACTCATAGTTTCCAGTGATTTTCTTCATGCCGACAAACACCGAACTGCTTTCGACAGGTATGTAATTCAGTCTTTCAGTGCCTTCGTTATATGCAAGCACTTTATTGTTGCCGATACTTGATTCATCAACTAAAACTGTACCCAGCATAGCAGGGTCGTGCAAGTTTGTATGAGTGTGATTAATATTAGACTTCGAATCTAAGGAATCATTAATTTTTTCGCTTGACCATGTAGACACCTTATCAACGATATTGTCATTAATAGCAGTTGATTGGCCATTGGCTATACTTGAAACTCTTCCCTTGTCATCGACAGTGACAGTGGGGTTAACATATGTTCCAGCTTCAACGCCATTTTTAACTAATTGGGGGAGGGAAGCTGTACCTGTCAAATCACCACTTAATACAATGCCACCTTTGACTGTTGATGTGGCATCATTTATGGAAGAAGCACCACCTGCATATACCCAAATATCTCCGCTATAAATGTACTGCGTTTTACTTCCACTGTGGTTTGAATCACTTTTTACGAAAATCCAATACCCACGCTGAGGTGCGGGGAAAGCTTGCATAGCAGCTGAATATGTATCAAACTCACCTTTAAATTGAACCCCAGTAGTAATTCCATTAATTTGATCCTGGATATTGCCAGTAACCCCTAATAAGTTATTAATCTCATCGATTGATACAACTTGTCCCGAAAGTGATTTTGCGAAGTCAACAATATCATCGCCATCAACATCATAGATTGATTTTTGCATATCTCCTGAAGCCACTTTTGAGTTGCCATACATCAGGTTGCCGTTTTGCTCAGTAAATTTATCAATCACTTGCTTGTTGCTGTGTATATGACTTTTTATCTCAAGTTGATCAATAGAATCATTAACTGTTCTGATGTCTTCTGCTGTAGTTTTTAACCTGTTTTCGACATTGCCTGTTAACCCTTGTAAGTAAGCAATTTCTTTAGGTTTAACATTTCCAATGGAAGTTGTTTCAGGTAATTGGACTACGCCCTCAAATACAGGACTATCAACAGGAGCTTTTTTGAAGTCCATTTCCTCAATAGCTGTTTGTACATTATCAGATTCGATTTGCTCAGTAGGGGTGAACACGACAGAAGATGCATCGCCGACTGAACCGCCACCTTGCGGAGCATCTGCAAATATAAGTCCAGTACCACTTGGATTTATCTTGATCCACTTATTCGCAGAACCTTCGTATGAAGCAGGCGTATCAATTAGGTCAAGAAAACTTAGTTCTGCATCATCGGCAAGCGATCCACTAACAAGCTCAAATTGACCTTCTTTAAAAATATAAAGAGTTGGTTTATTTGATTGGGATTCATCGCTTAAAACAGCATAGATAGCTCCTTCTTGTCCATTTATAAGCTTTGCCTTATTTTCAACAACGAGGATTGCTTCTTTTCCAGCTATGTGTTGTATGGTCTGTAAGATTAAATTCAAATTATCACCTCATTTCTATCCAAAACATCTCACCATGATCTCGAACAAATTCGTATCAACTGGGTTATTGAAGGTTATGTTGTTTTTATCGGTTTTTACATAAGAGGAAGGGGAGCACTCAACTCCTCCAACAATAACTGCAAGTTGATCTTTAGTTGGGTCGTAATCTGGAACTTCAATAAACGAGATCAGTCGCTCGTTCTCGTCAGGTGTATATTCAAAAGACCATTTCAGTGATATTCCCTTGTTTAACCTAGGATTAAAAAAACTCATGTGTGAGCACCAGCAAAGTTATACTGAATTCCTTTTTCTTTGATTACAAAGCTAAAGATAGGAGTGTCTATATGATCCATTGAAAAGCCATCCCCAGACCTGATGAAAATCGGTTCTCCGTGATTTATAGAAACAGTGCAATCTTGGTCATTGCGAAATTGAAATTTATAAAACTGTGTCGGTCTATTCGAACCTTGTGATTCTGGAGGGACAATATCGAAGTTCTCAATGTTTGTTGACTCTAGTTTTAAAGAGCCTTTGTATCCAGATCCTAATCGCATAATTTAACCTCCATTAAAAATGAAAAAAAGAGAGGGATTACCCCTCTCACATTTGTTTAATCATATCTTTTAAAACTTGAAGAAATGCTTTAGCATCTTCTTTTTCCATCCTTAAAATGTCTTCGTTGCCCAAGCCTTCAGAGAGTGAAATCTTGAGAACGGGGAAGATGGCTGGTTCACTTTCTTCATCAGCTTGGGGAACTTCAACTTCGTCTAACAACAGAGTTAGAACTTTCTCCTCACCCTCAGCATTAATGTGGGCTTCACTGAATTTATTTGGGTATGGCGAATACTTAATGTTGACTGTATTCATTATTTTCTAGGCTCGTCATATTCTAAAGCTTGATCACTGTCAGATACACCTTTAGTAGTTGGGTCATCTACAATACCGACAATGGATAAGAATGTGAGAAGTGCATTAAATTTTACAGTTAGATCATCGCCAAATCCTGTTAAGTCATAACCGAATGCCTCAGCGATCATTTGAACGAATAAAAGGATGGCTGAGAGGATTGACACCCAAAATGTTTTCTTTTTTAAACGTACTTTCCAGTTAATTTTCATTACATCAAGCTCCTTATTTATTAATTCCGAAATGGTATAGCAAATATGCTCCGATTATCGTTGTAGCTACTGAGGGAAGAATCTTATAAAAAATATCTTTGGTAAACTGCGAAGGATCTATCTTTCTTGTTGAATCACTTCGTTCAAGAGTTTCAACCCGTGTATCTAATTTTTCATAAGATTTATTGAGGTTTTTTAAATTATTACTCATTTCAATGAGTGTTGAAGTTAACTCTTTCGATTGCTTTTGAGATTCTTTATTAAATTCAAGTTGTTGTTCGCATATCATTTCAATTCTGTTGAGTGTATTTGTTTTATCTTCTAGCTTAACAATTTGAATTGCTTGCTGATTTGATTTTTCTTCAAGCAAGCTTATACGAACATGAACGTCATTACTTTCCATTTGACACCAGCCTTAGAGAAGGAGGTGATTTTAGTTCACCTCCCTGAAGTTGATTTTCATAAATTTTCATGGATATTTGTAAATCCACAAAAATCTATATTAATTTAGTTATACTTTACTGCCATATTGTCCTGAAATGTAAGCACGTTTACCCTCGTGAATTACTTCCCAGTAACCTTTAGGATTGTTACTACCTTTAACAGATCCAGAAATTTCAATTGTTTTACCTAATGCGATGGTGTCTAGATTCTTGGCTGAATTGCGATCAGGTTTATCCATAATAAAAGCAGCACCTGACACGCCGATAATTTTGATTTTCCCAACAGATTTAATTGATGAACTTTTAGAGCTCTGTTTTGGCTTTGAAGCGGTCTTAGCAGGAGTAGATGCTTTAACTGTGCCTGTTACTTCAACATACTTATCTGAAGCAGTGATATAAAACGTTGCACCTTTTGAGTTTTTCACTTTATATTGGTATGCCGTACCAACTTTTACTTTTTCGACAACAGTAGGGAAGCCAATACCTTTATTTACAGTACTGACAACATCTTTATCATCCCATGAAGCTTTAGCATAAAATCGAAGACCGTCTACTTTAGATTTTAGAGAGCCACTTGCTTTAGAAGAGTTAGACTTAGAGGAAGAAGGGGCTTTAGATTTAGTTAACAACTCTTTGATCTTAGCAAGAGTCGCTTTCCCAGCGATTCCATCTACTGCTAGCTTGTTTGCTTTTTGGAATGCCTTCACAGCAGCAACAGTTTCATCACCAAAGTGGGAGTCCGCACCGTATTTAGGCAATTTATAGCCAAGCTTAATTAGATTAGACTGAATTTCTTTAACTTTTGCACCTTTATCACCAAGACCGTAAGCTTCAACTAACTCAAGGTCATTTTTGTCTGATGGCTTCGGTGTTGGAATAGTTACAGTTTTACCTGTTAAAGCTTTATTAACATCACTGACAAATTGAACCCATGCACTAGGGGTGTTAGTGTAATAACGATGGCAGTCTTTCCATCCTACTACTTGGTTATGTGTCCACAGATTTTCAGATTTTAGCCCATAAGTTTTAAGAAGGGAGGTAGCTAACTCTACAGTTGTTTTATAGGTTGTAGCATCGGGCTTACCAGTCCAATCAGGGTGAGTCATTTCAATACCGATAGTGCAGTTGTTCGGATAAGAGCTTAAGTTTCTAAGCGCACTTGCTGTGTAAACATTCGAACCAACATGATAGGCCAGCTCACTATTCGGCAAACATTGAATTACTTTTGTGCCTTCTACAATGTAATGCGCTGAGCCAAACCCAGAAGTGCCACTTTTACGATTATTGAAGAAGTTGCGGTTTCCTTCTGCGGATGAACCTGGATTAGCAACCCAGTGAATTACAACAGCTTTGACCGATTTTAATGCGGTTTGAGGTCTAGAGTATTTGTTGGGGGTGAGCAAACTTTGCGTAATTCTCAAATTAAATTCCTCCAGTTAATTTTTAGAGCACAAAAAGAGAGCAGGGGATAACCCAACTCTCTCGTTCTCACGTATGGCATGCTCTGTCTTTCTCTGTTATGTATTGAATATATTCCTATAAAATCATAGTTTTATCTTGAAAGTTATTTTGGCTTCGTTTCCAATTCTTCGACTTTCTTAGAAAGTTCTTGAACAGCTTTAATTAAAGGAGCGATGAATTCTGTGTATGCAACAGTATAAACATCGTTTCCTCCGTTAATTGCAGAATGGTCTAAGCCACCAAATTCGTAATCTTTAAGTTTTTCGATATCCTGTGCAATTACACCATGATGATAACGAGAAGATTGCCCAGAAATGTACTTGTAATCTACTGGTTTCAACTTATTAACAAAATCTAATCCAAGTTGAGTACTTCTTATACTTGTTTTATCTCTCATGTCAGATCGTTGCTGCACAGGTTTAAAAGTGTATACAGTTTCATCAGATGTACCAATTTGAATTTGGTTATTACCCTGAGCATGTGCGTTAGTTCCAATTGAGGTAGTATTGCTGAAGTCACCATCAGGCCCCGCTGTATAGCCGATATTAGTATTGTTACTTCCTTTGATAATCGACAATCCAGTGTTTTGTCCGATAGATGTATTTCTTTCGCCAGTGGTTAAATTCTGCATGGTAGCAGATCCGACACCAGTGTTAGCATCACCTTTAACATTTTGCCCTGCATAGGAGCCCACAAACGTACTAAAGCTTGTGTCTTCACTGTCTTGCATTGCTTGTGTACCGATGGCTGTGTTACGTTTCCCTTTTTCACCATTTGGAGAAGTATTGTTATCCTTAAAAAAGTGCATTGCCCCAAAACCAACAACAGTGTTATTTGAAGCGTGAACTGATTGTTGAAGAGTGTTTGCACCTAAAGCAACATTATCACTTCCAGAAAGGTTGTTCGCCATAGACAGATTCCCAATTGCGGTATTATGCTCACCTTTAAGGTTGTCTCTTAGAGATCTAGCTCCTAATGATGTGTTTTCATTTCCGATAGTATTGTGAGCTTGAGAGTTGTAGCCTACAGCAGTATTATCAAGACCTTTAATCAGATGTACTAAAGAATTGCGCCCCACGCCAACATTCTCTTTTATTTCATCGCTTGTTCTCGGATAGAGATATGGACTTGGAACATTTTCTGATCCTAGTAAATCCGCCCAAATTGTAGGCCACTTACTTAAAAAGTATCTGTTGATAAAATTTTCTGCGCCTTTTTCAAGCCAATAATCATGTTTTGTCTCGATAGCATCAGTTATTCCAGCCCATTTAAGGGAGTTTGACCCGATACCAGTGTTTCTATTGCTAAAACTTCCTTGCCCTAGCGCATCTGATCCAAAAGCATCTGAAGCGTAAGAGTCGGAAACATTCTGAAGCGTCATCTTACCAACTGCCGTTGATCTTGCGTTAGTTGTGCCTTTAGACATTGAGTTATGTCCAACTGCTACATTACCACGACTTGACTTCCCTAATTTTTTACCAGCGTTTTGACCGATTATGAAGTTTAAATAGCGCTGCCCTTCAAAATCGAATCCATCTAACTCTGAACTTGAAACGATATTGTTGTAAACTTTTTGAGGGATATTAGAGTCAATAGGTATTCTTTCATTGTTAACTATTAGCTCGCCAAATCCAAACACACTTACTTCGGGAAGGGCAGTAGTGAAGAATATTCCATGGGGAAGAAAAACAGGCATCTTGCCATTTGAGAGGTTTTCAAAGATAGGTTTATTATCGAATTTACCGTCTCCAATACCACCATAGTCAATGATATTAACAATGAACTGAGTCAGAGTGTTCTTTATCTTATCAATTAGATTATCGCCAGTCGAAAAGGAACTGATATCTCCAATAGCGTCCATTATTTCTTTGAATTTAGATATAACGGTGTTATCAACTTTAGTAATATCTTTATAAATTTCCTCATATATTTTTCTAATATCATCAACTGTTAATCTATCAGTATGAGACCTAAGCGCCACAGCATCTAATGGAATCCATTCTCCTGTGTCTTCATCTTTGATCCCCATAGTATTTACAGGAATCAAGTCTTTTTCAAGAGCCATAAGTTCCTCCTTATTCAGCCTTTACGAAACCAAATCAATCCAGCGTCAGGAATATCAACAGAAGGTTTGATCCGTCTTTTTTCAGGCGGTTTATTAATTCTGAACCAAACTCTTTTAATATTGTGTGGTTCGTTAAAACACGTGATAACATCATAGCCATCGAATTCTTCAGAAATGCTTATATTGATCCAATCAAATCCATCCCATCTGTAGACAATTCCAGAATCTCTGACTGTAACAGTCCATCCAACAAGAGGGTTAGGATAGGTGTCTAGCAATTCAGTGTAAGTATTGACAAGTGGCTTATATTCTTTTTTTGTATTCTCTACGACATATTCATAGTTAGATGTAATCGCTCTACACCATTCAGTTATTTCAATGCAGCGTTTGATGACACGTTCACATTCTAAAATTCTCTCATTCATACGAATGATACAATCTTCAGCTTCATCAATTAGTCCTTGAAGTGTCTCAACGACTGTATTACCTGAACGTTTAATCCAAATACGTGCAGCAGGGAAGAAGTGAGCACCTTCACCCACATACTTAACTTGTAGTTCTTTTCCTTCGTTAGAGGAATTAAAAAAGACAACTCCCATCATGTAATCAACACGATAACAGTCATCTTCTAATTCACCATCTTCGATTTCTTTCCACTCAGTATTTCCACCACTTATGACAACTCTGTTTTCACGATTAGGATTTTCGGTTAGAAATATTCGTCCATTAAGAACTGAGTGGGTTTCATCGTAGCTCATATAAGGATCATCATATGTATTTTTTCTTTTATTGTACAAGATAGGGTCATTATAGAGTTTTGGAAAATCCATTCAGATTCACTCCTTTCTTATAGATTTCTATAAGCTTCGAAATAGTACGTAACTCCCTGTTTGTTACCTTTAAACGTAGAATCAGAACCTATCATAAATCCCATGTCAACAAGTCGACCATTTGTGTTGTCAGGAAGATTATTCATTCCTTTAAAATAGATATTTGATCCGGAAATTTCCTCCGTATAACCACCACTTGTGCTTACAATAGCTAATGCAGGATCATTTTGAACTGTTGATTTAACCTTAACTAGAGAGGGGGTGAAGGGGAGAGGGATTGCCCTGTTTTGAGTCCCGTTGCCGATATATGTACCAACATAATTAATTTGCTGAAGATTGGTCGACTTAATTTTTCCGTTAGCATCTAATGCTGCAACTCCATTTGGTGCATCTTTATCTGTCTTTAAAATAAAGTCTTGGTCTGTATACTCACCTAACTTAGATGCGCTACCCGAAATAGATGCTGAAATCACACCGTTATCATCTCTAACTGGTATAGTATTAGGCTCTTCATGTAATGCATGAGTGATCCCGTTTAACGAGTCTGCGCTACCAGCAGATTGAACAATCCATTGTTCTCCATCGTATAGTTCAGACTTATTGTTCGCTGGATCAATCCAAATGGTACCAACGTCAGGGTTGGCAGGTTTTTCATTCGTAGAAATCTGATACAATCCATTTACTTTTCCTTTAACCTCAACAGTGTTAGATGGCCTGTAAGGATTCTCACTTGGAGCTTGTGGTTGAACTATATCAGATAATAAAACCCCATTTGAACTAATTGAAGTTTCAACGTTTCTGTATGACTGTACTCCAAAGGTGAAATATTTTGTTGGAACTTGTGAAGTAAAGGTAGCTATTCGCTTATCATATCTAACAGAAATTCGTTGTTCTTTAGCTAGTGAGGCACCGAATAAATAGGTGTCTGAAGATGTATCAGGATAACAATGTACAATGAAACCATCTATATTGTATTTATCCTCATCAGACGTTGGATAGTTCCACGATACCGAAATATCAACAGAACCATTCTCATTTACTTTGTGAGTTATAGATTTTACTCCGATGGTTGGAGGAGAGGGAGGGATAGGAATACGATCATTGCGTGCGTTGTAATTGGTAGTAAGCCGATCATAATCAATTTTACGAGTGTTGAACTCAGTCGAAGCCTTTTTATTTCTATAGAGCATATCTGACCATTCTTGTTCAATGCTTTTTGGTTTTTTGCCATTTGTGAGTGTTACAGAAATAGTAGAATCATCAAAATTCAAGCTCATCCCAGCTAAAGTAGCTCTATACTCAGTGCCAAATTCTTTGTTTTGAATTCTAATTATGTCACCTAATGAAATCCTATCCCAATAATCTTTTTCACTTACTGCATTATATAGGTTAACTATGTTTGTCTTAATGTCGATAGGAGGGGATTTCCGTTTCTCTAGCTCTTCATAGCTTTTTTCATATAGCTCCGTTTCATCAAAAATGTTGTCATTAGTCCATTCACCTTTATGAATAAACGGAATCAACTCGTTAAACAGTGTATTTCCCAAAAAAGTGGGCATATCTAATCGATCCTTCAAAGCTGCAACTTCATTGTTTAATGAATTAATTTTTGTTTCACTTTGGGTAATTTCACTTTTTTTAGAATCAACCTGACTTAATTTTAAATCCCTTTGTTTGATTAAATCCTTAGTATCACCATTGGTTTCTTTAACTACTTCAATTCGATCCAAAATTTGTTGTAATTCTAAATTTTTCAGCACATATAGCTCATTTTCCTGGGTGGTCTTATTGGCTTCAGCCTGTTTTTTTTCATTCAACAAACGTTTAAATGCTTCAGCCTCTTTATCCACCATTTCATTGTAGTCTAACAAAGCATGACACAGTTCATTGCTCATATAATCACTTTTCTTAATTACAATCCTATTTTCATCACGCTGAAAGGGACTTAAAAAGAAGCTGAAGTCATCCAAGTAGCCTTGACCTGTTGGATTAACTGAATTGATCACAATGCCATCTTTTCCAGTTACATGGAGTCTGGTCACGACATCTTCCATACTCCGTGTGTCTGTCATATCGATCATAAAGTTATGAGAAGAAATTTTAACGCCTTTAAACTTTGAGATTTCATCACTTTTGTAAAATGACACTGTGTTTTTGACGGTATCGAAAACTGGGGTTGCATCAAATGTTTCGCAGATATTCTTTAAAAAATCATATCTTGATGTCATTGAGCTGATTGAAAACGAACGCCTTTTTTCATTGAAAGTATCATCGATTTCACCAACAGTCCAACCCGTTTCATTTAAACAAACTTCGCCAATCTCTTTTAAATTCTTAGAAATGCCTTCGTACTGCAGGATTTTAGATTTGTGAAGCATGTAAGGAGTTAGCTGGCAATTAATCTGAATATCATCTTTCTCTTGGCTACTGGAATCCGTAATACTGTCAATTACATAGTATTCTGTACGGTTCAAGAAAGTTGCTTTGATTAAGTACCATTCCTTAATTAGCTTAGTGACATGATTTGTTTTAATTTCATCACCATACCTGGATTTGAGAGGTATATTAAAAGTTAAGTCGTTAATGGCAGCATGATTCAAGTTTACAGATGCATTTGAGAAATCCACTATGTTAGCTATTTTCTTTTTATTCGTTTTGCACAATTCAAGTCTAAGTTTACCTGGTTTGAAAGTGAATTCTCCTAAATTCAACGGAAGCTTCACCTCCTAGAAATATTTAAAGCGATAATTAAATCTAATCAAACAAGATCCTTCGACTTTAATTCGATTTTGCCCCTTACCAAGCACAATAAAATTTTCATTAGACTGTTCATAGCATTCATAGCCAGAAACACTCGATTCCAAGATTTCCTTAACTGCATCAACTTTTACAATTTCATTATCCATTAACTCATCAAAGGAAAACGGACTTCTATATGAACTGAGGTTTGTGATTTTAATATCTCCATCACCTATTTTTTTAATTTCCATTGAAAGAGGCACATCAAGATCACCTTTATTGTCTAGTTTAATAATATTACCTTGATGTCTTGAAGGATCTATCCAGGGGGAGGCTACCTTAACTCCGAATTTAAAAGGGAGCACTTTCATAGTTAGCCGAACGTACCCATCTTCAGAACAGTTATGAATTAGATCGATCGGATTCACAGGCATTGCATAATATATAATATCTAAATTTGTGCTAAATGCGAGAGGGGAGTAATCTGTAACACTTAACCAACTTGCAATTTCTCTGAGTTTCTTTTGAGTCAAATTCCTATTTTTATAGAAACTCTCTTTGATATTCTGATCTACATAGAAATTCAATGAAACTTCATATGGCTCATAGGTAATACTGTCAACAATGGGCTCTGACCGACCTTTTATAAAAGTCTCGTTAACTGTCTTTCCTGCTAAAAAGTTTTCTTCTTGTAAACCACCGTCAGTATTCACATTGGCTACACCCATGTCAGTTGATCTTATATGGTTAAAAATAAAATATTGACTTTCTCTAATCATTCAATCACCTTTTAAAACAAAGTAAGAGCCTAACAACTAGGCTCTTTATAAACTTCCATAATTCTGTTTGGTATAGTTAGTGATTTTCTTTATAACAGTATCAGAAAACTTATCTACTGTATTCTGGTCACCATACATGTTTTCAATATGGAAATGCAATTCACCAATATTACCTACGTTGTTATCTGTACTGTTTACAGAAGACTGTGGAGCTTTTGTAAGCTTGGTGATCGCACTAGGAATAATGCTAATAGCTGACGCAGCACTTTTAACAATATTCGCACCAGCCATTTTAACTTCGGTTGGAACTGTAGAGATCACTGAACTTAGTTTTTGTCCAGAACCCCATTTCGGAGTAAATGGCACATCATTTTGACTGATGTCTCTAACTGTTTCGACAGCTTTAAGCATATTTTCAGTGTCAGTCTTGTTAAGAACTAGCTCTTTATCATGGAGTACAGCTAATTTGCCACTACCTAAGCCAGTGCCTGTGTAACCACCAGTGTCAAAAGCGGCTACCTTTTTACCTGTTGTATTTCCCTTAACGACAACACCAAGAGCATTTGAAGCCTCTTTTAGCTTATCGATCAAATTGTTAGAGATAGACTTACCGATTGACTCCATATTTGAATTGATGAATTTAGTAAACTCAGAAAGCTGTTTATTGATATCACTAATCTTACCATTCATCAATTTTCCTTCTAGATCCTTGAACCCACGCTCATCATTTACAAGATCATCATATTTTGTGTTGATTGATTTCTCATCTTTTTCAAGCTGATCTTGCAGAGCTTCTTTACGTTTGGAGTTTTCACGATCTTTGAGGAATTGATCTAAATCAAGTTGTTCTTTTTGCGTCTGTTCAGTGAGTTCTTTGACTTTGGATTTACCGAACTCAGAGTCATCGAGCGCATATTGATTTATCTGATCTAAAAGCTTTTGAATGCTTTCCTGGCGATCCTTTAAATCCTTTTGGAACTTAGCTTCATCATCTTCTTTGTCAATGCCGTCAATGATGTTTTGAGTGGCTTTACGATGGGCTTCTAACTCAATATCACGCATTTTTTCGTACATCTCTTTATAGATAGAGACGACTTCATCTGCTAGTGACTTGTAAATATCTTTAATGCTTTTCTTGGTTTGATATAGCTCTAGATTGAAATCCTTTTGCTTATCTTTCCAAGAAGATATTTCGTCCGATATTTGTTTTTGGATTTCAGGGAAACCCTTAGCTGCTTTCTTTTGCTTTTCTAACTCTTTGATGTACTTAGCAGCTTCTTTTTGCTGTTGCTGAATCAGCTTGATTTGCTGACTATAGTACTTAACTTTATCTTTGTCTTCTTCAGTTGTTTGGATCTTAATGTCGACGTTCTTAAGCTTTGATTCAGTCTTTTTGACTGACTTATCAATGTTATTAAGAATTTGATCAGTTTTAGATTGAACAATAGTAGCCTGTAACTCATAAACCTGATCTTTGATGCTGATGAGGTCAAGTTTAGCTTGCTTTAATTCTTCACGTAATTGATCACGTTGAGCAGCGTTTAATTGCTTATTTTGCTTTAGCTCTTTGTTAATCCAACTTACTTTTTGATTCTGAATCTTTTGTTGCGCTTCAACCGCTTTACGTTGCTCATTTGTATATTTTCTAAACTGTGCGCTGTCGTTGAGGTAACGACTGGCTTTAGATTGGTTTTGAGCAACTTTCAACTCTAAATCAGATTTACGCTTTTCGAATTCATCAAGCTTAGATTGAACTAGCTCGTATTGCAAATCTTGAATTTGGTCTTTAACTGAAGATAGGTCGCCTTCAAGTCCCAGTAAGTCAGATTTAGCTTGTGAAATAGCTTGTTGGCGTTCAGCTTCAGAGCTAGACAAATCAGAGCCAATTTGCTGCATATATGCTTCTGGGTCAATCGCTTTGCCATTCTTTTCGATTTGCATATGAAGGTGAGTACCTGTAGAGTGACCAGTGCTTCCCATTTTACCAAGAGTTTGACCAGCTTGAACCTTTTGCCCAGCTTTAACTTTGAGTCCTTTTTGCATGTGCATGTACTTAGCAACTGTGCCGTCATCTTGTTGAACAACAACCCAATAACCAGCTGATTTAGAGTATGCAGCAGTGAGGACTTTACCTGATTTAAGCGATTTGATTGGAGTGCCAGATTTAGCAGCTAAGTCTAAACCTTTATGAGGAGCAGAGCGTAATCCTTTTTCTTGCTGACCAAAGTGAGATGTTCTTCTCATTGAGTCATAGTAACCAGCAGCCGATCCACCACTAGAAGACAGTGTTCCACCCATTTGTTTAAAGTAACTATTTACTTTTTTAACGTAATTCTTAGTTTCACTAAAAGGAGGGATGCCACCATATTTCGTTACATTGCCAGGCCCTGCATTATAAGCAGCCAATGCTTTTTCAATCGAACCAAACTTATCAAGCATTTGTTTAAGATACTTAGTACCGCCCATTACGTTTTGATAAGGATCTCTAGAATTTTTAACTCCAAGGCCTTTTGCTGTAGCTGGCATAAGTTGCATTAATCCTGTTGCGCCTGCATGTGAACGAGCATTGGGGTTAAAGTTAGACTCTTGCTTTATAACCGCAGCAATAAGAGCGGCAGGAACATTGTATTTTGAAGCAGCTTGATTGATGACATTTGAATATTTCCCTGAGTAAGAACCACCTGAAGCAGAATATGAAGAGCTGGAAGGGGAGTAAGATGAAGAAGAGTCAACAATACCCGTTTGAGCAATGTATCCAGATTTAATCTGTTCTTTAAGAAGCTTAATCTGACTCTTAAGAAGTTTTTCTTTTCGTTCTAACGCCTTGATTTCCTTCTTAATAGAGTCGCGATATTTCTGTGACCATTTAGGATAGTCGTTAGTCTTTCTATTTTGTTCTTCAATTTGTTTATTGACTCGCTCTAATGCTTCTTTATATTTGTCTGCAACATAGATTGAATCTTTCGTTGATTTTGAGGCTTTGTCAGCTGAGTCCGACATTGTTTCATAAGATGTACCGACTTCAGTTAATGAGGAGTTTACCAATTCAGACATCTTATCCAAGTCTTCGAGCTGACTTGTGATATCTGACATTTCACCATATTCCTTATCCATCTCTAACAGTTCAGTAGGGTTTCTAGCTCCACCGTCATCAATCTTCTTCTTTAATGAAGCTAAATTAGATTGGGCATCGGCCACAGTTTGGATTGTTTTTACTTCTAAACCATAGTTTTTAATCTTTTTAGCAGTTGCATTAGCTTGATTAAGCAGGTCTTGTTTAACCGATTGTTGCATGTCGTTGTATGCTTTAAGCTTAACGTTTCTTAACTTTACAACTGCATCACGATTAATTTTCACAACGCCATTTTCAACGGAGATAGCTTCTGATAAACCTTTTTCTTTCTGTATAAGCTTCATTGCTTCTGAAGCTGATATAGCTTTACCTTCAGCCATTTTCTCTAACAGATCATTGAGAGGAGACATCTGGTCAGCTAAGTCATCATATACTTCACCTTGCAAAGCTTCCATTGCTGCTGTTGTTTGACCAGACTTCACCAATTGGTTCAATACATCTACAGTAGCTTCAATGTCACCTTTAACTTCTTTAAGCTTATCAGATAGATTCCCAACTGATTCACCTAACTCATCTACACCTTCACCATTTTCATTCCAGGTGACTTTTGCTGAATCGCCAGAATTTTTAGCCTGATCTAACGAATCTTTAAGAGTAGAGTAGGAGAGGTTTAAGTCATCAACTTTTACTTTTCCATCTGAAAATTCAGTAATGAGTGATTTTAGTGATGCTGTTTGCTTATCAAATTCCGAACCATTGCCATTGTTTAGTGATTTTTGGAGCGAGTCCATAATGACAGCTACTTGTTGCGAAAAGCTCTTGAGTTGATCAGGACTCAACTTGCTAAAGTCCATTGTATTCAGAATGTCAGTTATGGATTTTTTAATATTAGGGTTAATATCAATGGAGTTAAACGCACTGATTACATCTAATACTGAAGCTTGAATCTCTGCATTTGCACTAACAATGGATTGTTTCGCACGTAAAGCTTCTTGTTCGTACTTGTATCCTTCTTTTACATAGTCGCCATCGTCAGCAAAGGGGTTTTCGAAGAGTCTTGTAATCCAACTTGAACCCTCTTTATAGTTATCAGCTAACGCTTTATTAGCTTCCATTTCTTTGTTTAATTCTTTTAACTTTTTAATTTGATCTTCAAAGTTGGAAGTTGCATTATCTTTCAGATCACGTTTATTGAAGTTTGCCATCTCTTCAGTATATTTAATTGCCTCTTTTAAGGCTTCATTGTTTTTGATGATGGCATTACCTTGAGCATCGTATCCTTCAACTAGGTTAGGGAATGTTGCTGCTAACTGTTGTGAGACAGATAAGTATTCTTGTTCTTTTTCAGGCGTTAGTTGGTTTTCTTCTTTTGCTTTACGAAGCTCTTTATACTTATCAATTAACCCTTGAGTAGCTTCTTTGTTCGTAGTCCAAGCCTCTACCGAAGTTTTCTGCGCTGTTTCAAATTCTTCTTGAGCTTTTTTGGCATCAGAATATGCGCTAATTAATTTCTCAACAACAAACCCCAATGCAGCAAATCCCGCAATAGGCAGTGCTGCTCCAGCTAAAAACAATCCTACTGATCTAGCGGCTTTGCCAAGCGTAGCAAAAGAGAGAGAAAGCACTCTATTTGCAGTTGTTGCTAATCCCGCACCTGCTGAATATGTTTGCAATGTAAGAGGGAGGTTCTTGAGGAGGTTCCATATTTGAGAACCACTCTGCATAGCTGTAGTTCTTAAAGCGTTAGAAAACAATAATGTGGCGACTGTGGCTGTACCAAAAGCAGGGGCGAGGAAACCGATGTTCTTAACTAGCCCAGTCGTTAATCCCATGAAATTCCCTAGTGCTTCAGTGGAGGCGATAAGACCGTCTGAAATAAAAGCATCACTTGCTGCAACAGCAAATTCAGTTACCGTATTTTGAAGTCTGTTTATCCTTGCCTGTAAACTGTCTGCATACTTTTCTTGCTCTTTCCATGCCGAACCCATTGAGTTTGCAGACGTGTTTGCTGCATCTTGATAGATTGAGTAGTTATTCAATAGGGCGTTAAATCTAGATAGTTGATAAATACCCGCAACACCAATCGATGTGTTTTGCTTTTGGGCATCAGATAAGCTATCCCATTTTTCTGCTACTTCGTCAATTAACTGACTTGAAGTTTTTGCTTCACCAGCTGCTGTTTGCACAGAGATACCAATTTGATCTAAGGCTTTAATGGAGCTTCTGTTATTACCAATTCTTGCAAATATGGTTTTTAACGAGTTCGATTCTGTTACTTCACCTTAAAGGTTACTGACCATTAAAAAATGGCGGTGCGGCACTTCAACCACACTCTCTATGTTTCCATAGAAGTTCAGACTGTCGCTTCACAAATAGTGTCTCTTCGCTCAGTCGTTCAGGCTGCAATTACGCTTGCCCCTTGTTGTCCTCGTCTATACGTTAGGAGTTCCAAGTCAATCAGAAGAGATTTAAAGTCAGCAATTCGTTTACCGACTATATTTCCACTTTCACGTGTTGTGCTTCCAATGGCTGCTGTATAGCCGATTAAGTCATTCAATTCAACACCGAAGGTGGAAGCGGTACTTCCAGCTTTTCTTATCGAATTAGCCATGTCGAGTGTGCTTATACTAAAATTATTGTCAACTTCATTCAACTTATCAGCAATTTGGATAGAGTCTTTTGCGGAAATATTGAAGTTGAGCATAGCAGCAGTAAGTGAATTTACTGTATCAGTTGCAGTTAAATCAGAAATATTCTGCAAAACTTGCGCTGTTTTGGTTAAATCGGAAAGCTCATCTGCCTGAAAGCCCATTCGACCAAAACTTCCCGTAATTTCAAGAACATCTGATACTTTGTTTGATAATTCATTACTTAAATCTAATGAAGTTTGAAGGAGCTCATTGAATTTGTAATCTGGCAAATCCATGACTCTTCGGATATTTGTCATTAGAGTATCAATCTCAACCGCTTGCTGAGTTATATTTTTTAAAGCTGTAATAGCTCCATAAAATATAGAACCTGAAAGCAAATAAGCAGGAATACGACTAAAAGCATCGCCCAATTGTTGACCGAATGATGTTGCTCTTTGGGTTGAGTTTTGAATTGAAGATGAAAGCTCTCTAAACTGCATATTGAGGTCTTTAATTTTTGAAGATAGAGCAGGAGTTTTAGATGTAAGCTGAGTAACAGCAAGAAGGTATTCTTGAATCTGCGCCTTACTTTGATTGCTCAAGTTATTGCCGTACTTACTCGTTAAATTGTTTGCATTGAGCTGCGCTTGTCGTTGGTACAGCGCAATCGTTTGTTTCAGTTCATTATTTTTTGCTACAGCAGACGACTTGTCATCCAATGTGCGAATTTTTTGTTTGAGGGACTCAATTTGAGCTGAGGATTGAGCAAGGTTGATTTTACGACCGAGAGAGGAGAGGGTAGTATCAGATAAAATACCTTGCTCACGAAGTCTCTGCAGAGAGACATTTAACGCTTCGATATCTTTTCTTTTTTTCTCGAAATTTGTGGAAACAGTTGAGTTTTTTACATTTCCTTTTTCATCGAGATTGTATGTATAATCCTTGTAACCATCACGATTTTTCTGAGTAGAACCAGTAACTTTACCTTGAGCATTCATTCTCTCAGTATTTTTAACAACTTGACCAAGTTTTTGTTGAGCATTTGCTAAATTATTTGTTTCTTTAGTTTGCTCTTTAATTTTCTCGGTTGTCCTCTGGATAATTTCGCCACTACGCTTATGTTCCTGAGTGACCTTTGTAACATTACCATTAAGGTGTTGAGTAATCTTAGTGGTTTCTTTTACAGTATCATTGTAGTTTTTCAAATTGGACTGATATTTGTCCATTGCAGCAGTGAACTCTTTTAAAGCCTTTAACGTATTGTTATCGATGTTCGTTTTTAATTCAAGTGAATTTAGTTTAGTCTGTAGCTGACTGATTTGCCTGTTTAGGTTTTCAGTTGTTTGTGAAGATGTGTCAGCTACAGGAGTAACGAATATTTTTAGTTGTTCGCTCAATTAATTGCTCACATCCTTTCTAAGCTATCGGAAATAGAAGAGGGGGAATCAAAAAGGACTCCGCAATCGATGGAGTCCTTTCTAAGATTTATACTTCTTCTGATTTGTTCACTTCATAGTTCAACTCATATGCTTCTAGTTTGAGAGTTTCTCCATGTCTATTCACCAGAACAATTTCAAGTATATCGTTAAATTTTGCTAAGAGATGATCAGTAGATAAATCAGCTGTCTGTTGTGATGAAGAAGTCTGTTCAACCATTGCAACTACATCTAATATGACGGGATTAACAAACTTGCTCATCTAGCTTGAGCCAACTTCCCTCTAGTTTTGTTATGTTTTATTGACTTAATATCAAGAGCAATTATCTTCAATAATTCAGATACAACTGATACAAAGGCAAAATTAAGAGATTGCTTATAATTCAATTCTCGTTCTTGGAGTACATTTTCAATCTTCTTCATCATCTCAATTCGAGAATCTGACAGTGACTTTTTCTTATCGTTTCTTCGATGTTTTGAGCTTCTTTTATAATCTAATCGGATTCTATTTTCTTTGTAATAATCCACGCATTCCTTATAAAGATCATGCAGATTTTCAATCCCGCAGTTACGGAAAGTCTCTTCTAATAAATCGTAGTTGAATAGTTTCTGTTCTCTTGTAGCATCTTCCGAGATATACATTCCGTTTTTACGAATTGCTGGCAGTACATCATGCGTAATCCATCTCTTAAATTGCTTCGCTTCTGGTTTACGACTGCTCAAGATTAATGTATAGAGACCTGGTTCATTAATCGTAGCAAACTCTCTTTTTTGTCTGCCATCATTTAAAATGATATCAGCTTTTTCATCATCATCTAGACGACTCAGTGCTTGACTCGGATTGCCGATTTCTAATATGTTACATACATCCCTTGCAACAAACCAAGTTTCTTCATCTCTCATAAACGTTCTTACATTATTCCCTTTATAATCAAAAGCTCTTTCAAATTGATTCATTTTTCATTCCCCCATTAAAATTATTCCAAGAAATACTAACGTTATGTACCTTTACAGTTCCTAATTTTTTGCCATTCTTGTGCACGAGTAATAATTCGTCTAGTTGTACTCTTTCTTCTGAAATAGAGTAGTAAGACTCCAAGATAGCCAATTCCTCTTTATTAGAATCAACATTTTTTGAAACGTCTAACAATATAGTCCCAGTAACATTGTTAACTGACATTTCTGCTCCTCCTAACAGCGATTTCTTTTGTTTAGCCTAGGTAATAGGCTTCCCCAGTTACCCAAACTGCAAATGTTTCATATAATCCTCCATTGTTTAAGTTTTTGTGAATAATTTTTCGCTTTCGTGAATTAATGATAAGCTAACGTGAATAAGTAGTCAATACATATTTTTGAATTTATTTTTAAGTTTGTTTATAATCAAACTAACATGTGTTATTATTAATTCAAGAAAGCGAATAGAGAGGTATACGAATGGAATCCAAATTAAGTTACAAACCTTTAAAAATCACACTCGTACTAAAAGATAAAACAACTGCTGATTTGAAAGCTGATTTAGGGATTGCTCCCGCAACGGTTGCAAAATTAAATAAGAATGAGTATGTTGCATTAACGGTAATTCACAAAATATGTGATTATTTAGATTGCGCTATTCAAGAGGTTGTTGAGTTTGTAAGGGAAGAGTCTTAAACAAAAGCATTGCAATGATGCTATAATTAGCGGAGAGGTGAAACAAAGTGGAAAATCAAATTTTAAAAGCAATTCAAGAGATGCGTAAAGAAGTAAGCGACGGATTTGAAACTGTTAACAAAAGATTGGACGGAATTGAAGAGTCCTTAAGACGCATTGAGGAGAATGAACCTAGAGACATAAAAGCCCATTTGAAACAGCTGCAGAATGTGGAAAATAAAACAGAGCTGTTGAATAAAAGAATGTTTGAAGTAGAAAGCCGTTTAAATAATTAATAAAGAGTCGCCCAAATCAATGAGCGACTCTACTTGCTTTCCTAATAGCAACCTCAAGTATCCCTTGCCATTTTTCCGCATTTTGTAGGGCTAGTTTAACTTTTGGATCTTCAGCTTTGAGACCATTAATTAATTCAAATCCAATTTCATTTTTTGTTGGCATGAAAGGGAATTTCACAATAGGATTTTTAAAGTCTTCGACTGTTAATTTTAAGTCAATACTTTTAAAAGTCTTTGTTTGAGTAGTACTAGAAGATAAACCTCCAATGAGAGCACCTACCCCGCCACCAACAAGACCACCAACTAATGCACCTGAAACCTGTCCACCTCTAGATACCTTAGTTACTGCATTATCATCAAAGAAGATTTCAGATTTAATAATTTTCTCAAATGAAACTTGCTGTTCTTCTATTCGATTTCCATCAAACATTTCATAAATAACAAATTGATTATTTGCTTCATCGAGAACAATTTTCCTTCTGAAATCTTGGTCTATACATGACACATCAGATTTAATGCCATGGCTTAGAAAATTTTTTCTTATGTTATCTTCTTTAATCTTTTCTTTATCAGCAAACATGTCTAGTTTGATTAAAAACCAACAAACAATGAGTACTACAGCAAGTGTTATCCACCAACCCACTCATTCCCACCACCAGTATATTTTTCCTATAGTATACCATGATCCCCAATTCAGAGGAACAGGGCAGGGGATACTCATTCTTAATCGTGAAGCTGGTGTCATTTAAAATGACACCAGAATCTATTTCACTCTAAATATAATACCGTAGTTTAAAACGACAGTATTCGGAAAGTGGACTTTTCCACTATCATTTTAAATGAGAGTGGATTTATATATGTCCCTAAGTTCAACTTAGGCAGCTGAATACCCTCATTTTAAATGATAGTGATGACCGGCATAGTGTTCCTGTCATACTGATAGAGTGCCGTTTAAAACTACTCCCTTTGTAAAACTGCAATTTGGGATGAAGAAAAACCGTATGAATAAAAAGGGCAGGGGAGCATCTAATCAATTTCAATATCATTCTTTTTCTCATCTCTTGCAAGGATAAGCAAGTCCTTAAAATAATTAACTGTTGCTTTGTTTAAGCTGTCCATTATCACAGCCCATGAAAACATCAGATAAATAATAATGGGGATAGTGTATACCATAGAGATAGTTGCAACAATTTCTAAATTGGATGCATCAGGATCGAATTTTATTTTTCTAAGAATAGTAGCTATTACAGTAGCGATAATTGTAAACAGCGCTCCAATAAAGAAGAAGAATCTCTTCTGATCATTAACATGATTGATCCTATCCATTCTTGCAATTGCAGCCGATATATCTTCTTGATCCAATGATTTAATTTTTTCAAATTTTCTTTTATGTTTAGAATACCCCTGCCCATTTCTTGGGAAATGGAGTGTTAAATAGTTAGTAAGAGACACTGAACTCATGGTTACCAAATTACGTTTCAGGTTGTATGCATTGAAATCCTCGTCCTTGAAATCAGCTATCTCCCTTTCGAATTTCTTTTCATATATTTTTTCCAATAACTTAAATAGCATTCCTTTACCACCTCATGGATAATATCGGAAGAAAGACAGCAATTTTGAGTGTGATCATAATTTATAATACATAGAAATCTTCATGTGGAAATAGGGGAGAGAGAAATTAATCACTTTCATCTAGCAGGTTCTTTCTGTCTAGAGTTTTCTCTAATAAATCTCTAAATGAGATAAGCACAGCTATGAATTTTTTATCCTTAATCATTAAATTTAAAAATAACTTTAATGTTAAAATGGAAAAAGCCATAACAATAAGGCTAACAACAATAGTGTAACCAGGAAACAAATTGCCGAATGTTGTTAATACTTGTATTACAGCTGTGAGAATAGCACCGACATAGAAAGTAATATACTTAGTTTCATATACCTTTTCAAACCCCTTAATTCTCGAAATGGCTATCAGCAGCACTTCTTCTTCAAGTGAATTTATTACTCGAAGCTTACTTCTATAAGATCGATACTTCTGTCCATCGAGAGAGAAGTGAAATTCTAAATATTCAACGAACACATTTGTTTTCATGCTCACTAAGTTATTCCTAAGATTTGCTTTGTTGAACTCTTCGTTTTTAAACTTTTTTATAGCAGCTTTCTTTTCCCTAAAATTTTTGAACGGGTACCAACTCATTCCTTTACCACCTCAACAGAATTATCGGCAGCAGGGGAAAGTTGTTAAATGATGACATAGAAAAACCCCATGTTAAGTGAGGTTTATCTAACTAATTTATTTTCATCAATTGGTACTACTTTAACAAAACCATTTTCCAAATCAATTATTCGGTAATTATTCCTCATATCTACTGCTTTATCTTTAATCAATCTTTCTTTCAAGGTGCAAAGGGGGTATGGAGCTGTATTGTTTTTCTTAGTATTCAATTTGAGTTCAAAACCCATGACTCATTCCCACCTTTCTTGAATTAAAGAATTTTGAAGACTGCTTCAAAAGCTTCTTGCCTGGTTTTTAAATTTTTAATAAAGAATTTATGTATTTTTGTTCGTTTGCCATCGACTAGTCTTATTTTATACCCTTCAGTATACCATTCACCTAATTCACTTCTTAGAATAGTAACTTCTGATATGTGGTTTTCTGTTTTATACGAAACAATCGAATGTGTGTTTGTTGTTTCATTGTAACCCCAATCTAACTTATTTTCAAGTTTAGCAAGATCATTCATCATTTCCAAAACACTTTGGTATCTATTCTCAACATTTATCGAAAGTGATTTAATTATAATATTTCTTAATTCTTTTGGAATATGCGGAAGAAACATTTTCTTATTAGGAAACTTGTTGGAAGAAATAGCATCAGCAAGTTCTTCTGCATTTTTTAGGTTCAAGTCTGTTAGCTGTTCGATGAAAAATTTGTTGCCATTGCACATTCTATATATTGTAAGACCGGCCTGGTAAATGTCACTAAAGAATGAGAAGTGCCCAAAATCGAATTTTTCTGGAGGGATGTGTAGACTGTATAATTTATCAGGTCTTGCTAAACCAAAATCATTTAAATATTTACTTGTACCAAAATCAGTTACGATCGCTTTGTTAGCATTGTTAATTAAGATGTTTGTTGGTTTTATGTCAAAGTGCACAAGTTTCTTTGCATGCATAAAGTGTATACCAGAAAGGAATTCTAAAGATATTTTAATTATTTCCCTAGGTGTTAAGAAGCGCTCTTCTATAAGGCTGTTAAGAGAACCTTTTTCCATAAATTCCATCGCAATATATACATTTTGCTCATCCTGTGAGGCATACTTTACTGGCATTATATTGGGGTGCTGTGTAAAATAAAGCATTTGAGCTTCGGTGAAATATTCCTCAACTTTTGTGAAATCAGTTTTACTTATTTTCTTTATTACTAAATCGGTATCTAGCTGAGGGTCATAAGCTATATGAACAGTTGAGTTTCTACCCTCAACCCCAATTTCTTTTTTGAGCTCTAGTTTTAAAATAGTGTCAGTATAAGTTATCATACAGCTTCCCCCCATGAGACAATTGAAAGGCTAGCCAGAATGCTTTCTCTAATTTCTTTAGGATGCGATTTCCACTCTTCTTTCGAGATGCCAGCAAAATCAAGTTCGCCTTCGATTACGCTTTTTATTTCAGCAGTACTTTTGCTAAATATTCTTGCGAATTTATTAATTAGCAATAGATCATAAGCTTTAATCTCACTATTTGCAAAAAGCTCTTGGATAACTCCCTCAATATTTTTCCGGTATGAAATTTGAGTGTTCGCAGATCCCTCAACAATTCTTAACCCAGCGAATTTAACGTTAAATTCTTTCATTAGTGCTAGAAGATTCGTTCTTATATATGCCAACTGTTCTGGAACTTCTAGAGAGGCTGGAATTGTAATACTGGATGTTCTAATTAAATTTAGATTGCCATTCTCGATCTCGATTACTGCAAAAAATATTTTCCCTTTTGATTCTTTTCTTTTGGTTAAAACTCTAATACCAATGGAATGCAACTTTTTTCTCTCCTATCATTATTCTATATAAGAACATTTCGACATGATAGGATAAATTACCTTCTTTTTTTACATTTTACTTCAATCATAAGCAAAATCCCTCATAAGAAGGATCTTGATTCTGAATAAAAGAGGGATTTCAAACGAAGATTTGATTCTTTTCTTCTTCGAAGTTTCTTAAATCGTAATGTTTGATTGTAGTTGATACATCTTTATGGTGAGCAATGTATTTACTAACCAATTCCAACTTGATCTTTTTCACTTCGAGAAGGTAGGTAATACAAGAGGCTTTAAATAGGTGAGGGTTGATTCGTCTGCCGAGAATGTCCGAAAGTACATCTGAACAAAAATAATCTGCCCACGACTCTGAGATTTGCTTAGGCTCGCCGCCATATTGAGTGGTGAAGATGTACTCATGATCATATCCACGTTTCTCATGCCATATTCTCATGTACTTAAGTGCCTCTAAATTCACCATGTATTCTAAAACTTTCCCTTCGCCTCTGCCTTTTCCGAACACTTTATGACTCATAACATATGATTGACCTTGACTTAAAGGATAGTCTAGTATTTCTGTTTTAAACTGGACTAACTCTGCTCTACGACCACCAACATTAAATGCAGTGGCTAGCCATGCCATCCCAAGATAGTTTTCATCTTCTTCTAGAGTGTCCATCATTAATTTGTAATCATCGTATGTTACTTTAACTTTTTCATAAGTCACCGTTTTAGGTATAGCAGGGAGGCCGCGAGTGAAGTTTCGAAAAGTCTTATAGTTCGGATCGTCTTCAGCCACTATGTTTTCAAGATAGTTGTTAAGAGAAGACACAGAAGCTTTTTTTAGTGCAATGCCACTTGAAGACATTCCACGATTTTTCAAGAAGCTCTGGTATCGTATAAAATCTCTTTTAGTGATCTTGTATAGCTTCTTGCCGTTTAATGATGTATGTACCCACCAGAAAAACTGACGTAGTGTAGAATGATACTGTTTTTTAGTTTTATCCCTGAATGAGTTGGCATCTAGAAACTCTGAAACCAGGTCTCGATGTTCTTGATCGACCTGTGACCACATATCATCTGTAACTTCAGGGAGCTTCTGTGCTCTTTTGCGGAGCATATTTTGTTCAATTTCTTTACTCATTTTTAAATTCACCGCCAGGCTATTTGATTGTCTTGTAACCAGCCTTGCGAACATCTTTCATAGCAGCTTCCACTAATTCACCACTGTGTTTGAGCTTTTCAGCAGTGTTGCCCATAAAAGGACGAGGCTCACCATAGCCATAACCATATTCGTCAGGGAATTGGTATCCTTCACCAGTCTCAACAACTGTTGCAACATCTCGTCCATCGTCTGCTCTTACGTTGTCTAGTGAGATTCCATTTGATTCATTAGCTACAACAAAATAAGCCTTTAACTCACCAGTTCGGTTATATTCCACTGGACTATATGAATCATATACAACTGTTTGGACTTGCTCTTGACCTGTTTTGACTAAGAGCTCTTTTGTATGACTGCCAGTCTGCAAGGCTTTTAAAGCTGCTTTTTCAAGCATAGCGGCTAATCCCTTATGATTTTTGGCCATTATGCTTCAGCATTTAGTTTTTCAACTTTTTTCAAGATTTCTTCGTTCGCTTTATCAGTAAGTGCCTCTTGAGTTTTGATCATACCTTCTGTCATTGAACGCAATTTCTCATCAATGCTTTCGAAACTCTCTTTAGGAAAAGAATCGTTGATTATTTGATAGTATGGGGACTTAACCAATTCACTCATTAAGTTAACTTTCGATGTGATTCCTTGTGGGATATTAGCGATATCACTGAAGGTGAGGATTGTATAAATGTTTAAAAGATCAACGAAATTAAGTTTGTGTTTAATCTTTTTATTCGACTCAATTTCAGCTGCATCTTCCAAAGCCATTTTGATCATTTGAGTAATCTTAACTGGATCAAAGTTAGGGTAGATATGTACATGAAACTTTTCATCTAACTGAACCTTGACTTTCTCATCGTATTTTTTATTCCCATCTTTAATGTGATCAAGTGTTAATTTTTGTGTTGTCATCATATCTCTCCTTATGATTAAAATAAAAACACCTCAAATAGGGGAGAGGTGTTAGCGTTTTTTAGAATATTTATTGTGTTTTATTGAATAAACAAGGGAAGTGAGCTTTAACAGTGTCACTGCTAATAGACACAAAGGGTATAAAAAGAAAAGCCATTTTAATTTTCCTTTAAGAGATTCTTTGCAGAAACCCTTCAAAAGTAAAATGTCCTCTGACACATCAACAAAGTTAGCAAGAACGTTCAAGTTAAACCTTCTATTTCAATAAAATTCTTATTTTATTGTGGTGGAGTATATTTTTCTCCTGTGATTTCTTCATACTGTTCAGGCGTGATTCTTCCTGCGCCCACAGTGTTGTACACTCTCTCTTTAGTCCAAAGTCCATCATCGTAAAAACCTTTAATTACTTTATACCAGTCAAACTCAGTATTCATTTAAATTCCTCCTCCCATCGCAATCAAATAATAAAGATCGGATACTTGCTGTTTAACCAAGTTAATTTCAGGAGGTTTAAGCTCGACTTGCAATGAATCTTTATACTCCTGAGAAGCAGATTCATTCCACTGTTTTTTCTTAGGATCAAATTTTCCTAAATAAAGTGATTGGGGAGGGGCGATATCTGTGCTCATTTCTGGCAAAATTTCTCCTTCAAAATAGTCATACTGTCTTGAGTAAACAAAGTTTTCATCATAATAAAATATTGTTTTCATTGCTGTGCCTCTTCATGTAAGCTTTATATTTTCATTCAAAGATATTCTTTCGACTTTAGTATTGTCACTAGAATTCAAACCTGTATAAACCAACTCACCATTTGTTTTCAATGTCATGCGAGCTATACCGATGGATCCAATTGTTGCTCCAGTAAAGTCGATATTCTGAGAAGGATAGTAAGACAATGCTGCAATAGTAGTGCCAACCGAAGCTGTGAATGTTCCTTGTATATCAAGTGAATTATCCAAAGTATTTAAACTGTGTTTTAATGGATAAAGAGGATTAGTGACTGCTCCGTTGATTAAGGTTGTGTTTGTCCATTTTCTCTTATAATCATTTAATGAAATGGCTTTTACCCATTCAGAGTTAATTTGATTCTGTGTTGCTGAAGTCCACATTTCCCCATCGTTCAGCCTTACCACATTAATACTTTTGGTGTTTTCATCTTTTTCAAAAACGATGACAAATATATCTTCATCAGTAGAAATAGGCGAATTAACAAGACTTTTCCCAAAGTAGACTCCAGTTTTTAGCGTAAATATATCAACTGAATTTTGTATCTGTGTCGCATATCCATTAGCAGTTGTAATTCTATATAACTGAGAATTTTGCAAAGTTTGATCCAGTTCGTTAATAAGGTTTGAATACCCGTTCCAATGCTGTTTTTCTTCCAATGAAGTATGTATACCCAGTTCATTTTTATGGAGTGATAGCAACTTAGCTGCATCATCAAGGGCTTTATCAGCTTTTTCTTGAGAGCCATCAACTGTCTCTTTGATCGACCACTCATCTTTCTGAGATTGTGTAACATGTATCTCGTGATTATTTGAATGCTCACTAAACTCTTCTTTAGTCGCCTGTTCCTTATTCAAAACGTTTGATAGACCAATCTGTTCTTTTGTTACATTGTGCGGGTTTTCATTATTATTAATGTGATCATTTAACAAAAAGGTTTGATCTTCTTTAAATTGATCATTTTCCTCTTTGAACACCTTGATGCTATCGAGCATTTGCTTTTCATTTTTAGTAAACAAACCCTTTAAATTAGCAAGTTGATATTCGATTTTTTTGAAGAGACCTTTAATATTGGAGTCGAGCATTAGGTGGATACCTCCCCATAAACGGTAACATCACCATCAGTTACTTCATCCAATTTAAAAAACACTTTTTTAAAAGGGAAAATTGAGAATTCCCAAGCCTCGTTAATTCCTTCTGTTCCAGTTGCTATTCGGTAATCACTTAACTGAGTACCTCCTAATTCAATTTCCTGATCATCATTCGTTAAGCCGACAAACGAAATTTTCCTTGAAGTAGATGTCCCAGTGATGGTGATAGCTAGTTTTTGGTAGTGTTTAACTTCAAATGGCTCACCATCAGAAGGGGAGACTGACTTCTCATGAAAAACAAATGATGCACGATCAGGAATTACGACAATAGGAGCTGTATCTTCTGCTATAATAATCACTCCTTATAAAAAAGAGGAGGGGAGACCTCCTCATAAATAATTCAATCCATACCCCAGACAGCTAAAGTTAAGCCTGTTAAATCAACATTTCCACTCGCTTTGACAACAATTGAAATCTTAGGCGATCTGAAAGGAATCGATTTAGAAAGAGGGGAGTCTTTTGTAAGTGTAGAGTCTTTGAATAATATGGTGTTATCGCTTTGGGAAGAAGGAGAAAATTGGGAGTTAACTTTTGGGGTTGCATAAATTGCACAATCAACCTTACCTAATTCATCTTCTTGCGCTGTTAACAATGAAACTCCATATGTATTAAACAAGCCAAAATCATCTACCAAATCAAGTGTGTATACAGATGACTCTCCACTTGTGATATCTACATTTTCGGCAAGTAGCGCTTCTTTATAACCCTTTTGAACAGTTGTTTTAATTGGGATTGTATTTCTAATAACAACTGGAACGGAAGATGTGTTAGAAACTTCTACAGAAATTTTTTCATTTGATAGAGTTACATCAATTGGCTTCTTGTTGTTCACTTCAACAGAGGTGATAGGGTTGCCATTCCCGTCATCTTTAGATGATGTATATCGTCCGTTTGACTGGTTTAAAAAGTCAGACAATAATATAACCTCCTTTAATTATTCTCCTAGATCACCATCGGTAGAACCTTCGTCTGGCTGAGTAGGAGTTTTATTCTCTGATTGATCACGTGGAATTTCTGAAATCACAGCCATATTATCAGTGTCCATATCAGCAAGCGCTTCGAATTTGAACTCTGGAGTTAACGCCTGACCGTTTTCTAAAGACAGCTCGAATTCTCCTGAAGGAGATACGTTAGGGAACTGAATAATGATATCAGAATAGACTTGCTCAGTTTCTGGATTGTAAGCAATTGTTCTATATTCAACTTCATATCTCTCAGAAAAGCGAGAGGCCTTGATATTCATACTTCTACCCATTTTTTCAACATGGAATACTGCGGTAACAGTTTCCTTCGGAGATACAAACGCAGTTGGCAACGTGTATTTTCCATCGCTGCTAGAAATGACTTGATATGTCTGATTCTTTTTGTTGTAAAAAGTAACCATGTGATCCGCAAGAGTCTTTCCTTTTAATTCAACACTATTGTCTTCCGTAACTTTAATACTGTGTTCACGATCAAATAGTTTAACACTGACATCCTCTCGGACACCTTCACCTTGTGACATCGCTAAGAACTCAAGGTCAAACAAAGCATTCCTAACAGATAGGGTAAGTTCTTTTTGAGTCTTGAGAATATAGACAGGTTTGTTGCCGATTCCAGCGTATAGCTTTTCCTCGGAGATAGCTCCAGATAGGGAAGCTAATTGAGCTTCAGTTGTAAACACAGTATGTCCATCAGATTTACGTTTGAAATAAACATCAGCTGTGTCTTGAATTACCATTTTCATTAATGTATTCCTCCTTAAAAATAAAAAAAGACGATGCAATGCATCATCCTTGTGCGAAACCTTTAGTTGAATTAAAGAAGCTTTCTCTACTCATGTAGTGTTTTTCTTCCTCAAATAAGTCAATAGACTTACTCCAACTTTCAATATTTTTACCAGCTTCTGGGCTTACCGTTGCAAACAGAGTAGTGGTTTCGTAATTCTTAAATTGTGCCAGTCGATAATACAGCCTATATAACTGATACATCGATCCCTCATTGATAACATGAATAGGAGTATTCGCACCGATTGCAACACTGTCTATAATGTCAGCTAGTTCAACGTTGCCCGAATCTGCTTGTTTTACCCTACGACTTCGTTCGTTTGCTCTTTGTATTTCTGGGTTAGAACTGATTTTCTCTTCTTTGAGAACACACATTTTTAAAATCAAATTTCTAATATCGTTGAAGTCATCTTCAGAAATATCCTCTAAAATGTTTTTCCCGAACATGTAACTAAAGACTGATTCATATGCTTCTTTGAAGTTTTCAAGCTCACCAGTTATTTCAAATAGTGTCATCGTTTTTAACTCAGCAATTAAATCGTCTAACTCACCATATTGATTGTTTTCTTTCTTGCTATAGTTATAAATGATCTCTTTCTTGGACATTTTGAACAAAGCTAAATGGGTGTAGAATTGCGGATAATCTTTAATCTTTATAAAAGAACACTCGCCATACGGAGTTTTAATAGGCTGCCCAGTGATTAAATAATCAAGATTAAATGAGATCACCATTTTTGCCCACCGATCTTTAAAATCAATTTGTATCCAGTGTAACCATTTGGAGGATTGGCGATTGGCTGCCCTCTTACAAACTGCGTTTTCCCATAACCAGCAACATTCTTCCCTAAGTACAGCTTTGAAAGTCTGTCTATAATTTTAAGACTTCTAAATTCGTTTTCTTCGAATGTGTCAATGTGAGTGTATACATCAAAATGCAAATCTCGCTCTAAAACTTTTTCACTTAAATGCGGAGGGAGCGGTGAAGAGAGGCCAAAATAAATACACACTCTACAAATAGGCTTGTCATCAGTTAGATCGCTTGTTTTAGCAGCCCTTTTGAAGATTGTCTTGAATATTGGAGTTTGTTCATCGGGAGTTGATTCAAAATAATTATTCAACTCTTGTACATTAGGAAGATTAGGGGAGAGGGGGGTGTCTTTATAGTAGAGAAGACGATTTAGATCGTTATCCTGCCATGCTCTATTAAACAACTCAGTCATTTCTTGAACCATCATACTCATTTGGCATCACTGACTTTCTTTTTTGCAATGAGCTTAATAGTACCTACGCCATTAATCACTTTTGAATAATCAATATCGTGGACAATATACTCTTCTGAATAAAATTGCGTTTTTAACCCAATTTTTAATTGAGGATTAGTTGAGTAGGGGAGAGTGATGTGAGCTTGGCCATCAGGAAGATTGATAGGTTGATCAGAGCCATTAACTGAAACAGTTCTCTCAAACACGGAAGGGATTTCAATGCTTTCACCAGGAACAAGTTTTTTTATTGGTTTTCCAGTGATTTCATTGATTTTACCTGTATCTACATATATGTCACCTGAAGATAATTTGATTGAACTGTTGCACAGTCGCATTTCTGCTTTTTTGTAAATCTTATTGTCACTGGGTTGTGTTACAATCAACCATTTGCCGATATCCCATTCAACAACACTACCCAATTTAATCTCATCAGGTTTAGCTAATATGTATCTAAACAATCCATCATTTGATTTAGATTGAATCAGACATTTCACGGAAATACCGTCAATAAAAACATCTTCACCTTGAAATCCTTCTAGTCCACGTTCGAAAATACTCTGTCCATCAAAAGAAATCTTCTGATTAGGATTAAATTTATGATAATTTTTAAAGTTCCTCATCATGATCACCACAAACAATAGAATTTTCCAAACGTACGATATCACCACTTACTGATAAAATAATGTCTCTAATTTCAGACAAAGAGGGATCGGCAATCAATTTTTTATCTAGAAATTCTTCCAGTTTGTATAGCACTGAATTATTTTTCTTACTTAGTCTAGTAAGGTGTTCGTTAATTGGTACGCAGCTAGAATACAATTGATCGTTTACATATAATCTCATACGAAATCTACCTCCGTATTAAAAATTATTTTGTCAATTGTTCTTTGCTGCTCATTCACCTGGGATTCAAGTGCTTTAATCTGAGCTGAAAGATGAGTTGCCCCAATGTCTTTGGAGAAGGGTTGCCATATACTCGAATAAGAGGTTAATTCATTTTTTAAAAACACCAAACGTATGTAATTCCCCAAGATAAGCAGATCATCTTCATTTAGAAGACGATCTACAGTCTCTGTATCATTGTCACACTTAATTCGATTATCTCTAAACCGATTATTGAAGAGAAGGGAGGCATTCTTGATTTGAGAGTAAATACCTTCGTCATCAGTAGGGAGGTTTATATCAGAGGTTTTGCAATTATCTAAGAAACATTGCCAAATTTGATCATATGTAGTATTCATAAATTACCACCTAATCAAAAAGAATAGAACTGTCTTCTACACCCATCCAGTCAGCTAAAACTGTAAGTTTGCCTTTAGCGATATCATCACTGAATTCTGATGCAACATCTATTACAAATTGCTTTTCAGCTTCCACAGTGATCTCGGTCAATTGTTTCTTGAGCTGAGCAGCAGTACTCGACTTAATCATAGCTTCAATCTCTTCTTTGGTATGAGTGTTATTAACATAAGTCTCAACATCATTAATAGAGTCTGTAATTTCTTTTGATTCCTCATTTTCCTCAATCAAAACCAATTCACCTTTGTCAAAACATACGCTACTCATAGTTAACCAATCAACTAGTTCTCTTGGGACTTCTTTGACATCGACTTTTCCATTTTTACTTCCTGTCCAAGTATATTGTTTATTTGCACCGTCACCGGTGTATCCTACAAAGTATGATGTATTTCTATAACGTGCTAATTTAACTTTTTCCGTCAATTAATATTCCTCCTAATTAATCCTTTTTAACTTAAATTAAATGGATACTGCTGCCTGTTCTTCGATGATGCCGATAGCTTCGCCGAAAAGTAGAACGAGAGAAGCAGATTGAGTGATTTTCATTTTTACTCGCTCGTCTTCAATATCTTGTTCAGTCATTTGTTTTAAACCACCATATTCCACAACAGAAAATGGTTTTTGTGAGACTCCGCCAGCAAACATGTACCCTTTATTTACCGGCAACTCAACTTTTGTATTTGTTTCATCAGTGAATGGGTTAATCAAGTTAACAGCTGTAGTTCTTCCGATTGTAGATGGGTTTAGTGCTGTAAGAAGCTCCTCTTTGATTTTGTCAGAAAGGAGATTGACGTATTTCGGATCAGTCCCTTGTTGATTAGCAAAATAGTCAATAAGCAATGAATCTGCAATAAATACCGGGCGACCTCCATAACGTTGAAGAACAGAAGCTAACTCACTATATTTTTGAATAGTTAGGTTGGATCCAGTTTGTACGTTCTTTGCAGGGATTTTTCCAGAGCTAACTGCCGAAGCGGTTAATTCGTGAATTTTATCTAAATATAGACGAACCTTTGCGTCAGCAATGTCATTAACAAGCTTATCAAAAGCAACAACAGTGTCCGCAACGAGATCTAGAGGTTCGTAGTAGAATCCTGTAGAAAGTGTTTGTGGCACTGCAGTAATGGACTCACGACCTTCAACACGAACTAAATCTACGCCTGAACCAGATGCAGACCATACAAATTTAGCTTTGTTTTTCTTCGGAATTTTAAGTTGTTTGAGCGTTCCTGGTTTTTCTTGGTCAGTATCAGCAAAAAGCTTAAACAACTCTGTAACTTTAGGCTTTGCAATGGCATCTGCTTGTTCAACAACCAAATTGTTGAATTGATGTAACATTGAAGGGTCAGGATTTACTGTGCCATCACCAAATACTTTTTTAATACATTCTTTGATATCCGATTCATCCTTTTGCTCCATTTGGTTGTTTAGAACACGGCTGAATAGGCCTCTAACTTTTACATTATCAAACATTAAAATGCTCCTTTTATTGAGAAATTTTTGTATGTAATTACTTAAGCTTCAATTACTTCAAGTCGAACAAGTTTTTGACCCATCGTATAACTAAGGTCATCTTCACCATTGACTACTAGGAATTTAGCTGAAGAGCCTTCATAGTCTTCATGCGGTGCTGCAGCATCACTCAGAATATATTTATCCGTTGCAATGTCGAAATGGGCTACTTGTCCACGTTTAACTTCAGTTTGACCAGTGTTAAGCGTGAATGCCGAAACATCGAAGCGAGTATAAGCGGGCTCTAAAATAACAATTCTTGCACGTTCGCCGTCACCATTGTAAAAGTCTCTTAGTGACTCACCCATGTAACGAGTTTCTGGAGTCGCAATCAAATAAGCTTTTTTCGTCTTATCAGACAATTTTTTCGCAATACGATCTCCGTCTGAATTGAATCCTAGTTCCACCAATGTGAAATTATCAATATCAGAACCAGACACTTTAGCGCCATGCGCCACTGTTTTAATTTTTAATGAATTTAAATTGCCAGTAGTATGTTTACCTACTTCAGTAATAGCTTTTTGAAGTTTTGTTGCCATTTTAATTTTGCCTCCATTTATTTAATAAAATATCTTGCTTCAAATGAATCGTCTTTTGGAATTAACTCTTTACGAATACTGGATTGTTCTCTAAGAGGGGGGATCTCGGTAGGGGAGATATTAGTGGAAACTAAATCAACTAGAATAGAATTCAACTGCAACAGAGCTTTGTCAGAATTCTCATCCTGTTTCGCTACTTCTGATAGAAGTGTTTGAACTTCATCAGTCTCAAACTTATCCGAAGCATTCAATGCATTAAATTTGGCTTTGAAATGCTCACTTTTTTCGTTTAAACGAGCTTCGAATTGAACCTTCTCATATTGCTCTTTAAAAGGGGCTAACTCTTCAACCGTTTGATTAAGCTGTACTAGTTTTTCGCTTGCGCTATTGAATTTAGATTCTAAATCTTCTTTAGCAGACAGTTTAGTAGTTAAATCACTGATTTGTTGATCTTTTGCATTAAGCTGATTCGTGACTTCTTCTGGAGTAACTTCTTCCCAATTTCTCTTAAGGAACACTTCTTGTTTAGAGTCGAATTGGATGTCGATAACGTCATCATTTTTTGTGTAATTGTACTTATAGTATGAGTCTGTCTTTGCGTTGTAATCTTCGATGTTAACGACAAAGTAATTTTCATAAACATCACAAATATATGAGTGAACATTCTCACCTAATTCTGGATCTAGCTTGGAGTATAACAGTGATCTAACATCATCATGGGATAACTCAAACACTTTCTTGAAACTCACATTTTCACCTTCCTTTTCATTGATAATTGCCTGTGCAATAAGCTTTTCAAATTTATTTTTTTCATTAAAACTCAATAGTTTGCTTGAATCATATGCAGGGAAAACAATGTCTTGATCTCCACGTTTTTCAGAGTTCAAAATAGCATGACCTTCTAAGTAAACAGGCGATTCAAGATATTCAATACCATCTTTAAATGTGTAATTTGAATAAAGTAGTTCGCAACTCGTATTTACATTTATACCTCTGGAATTCCACTCTAAAAGCAGATCACAAGCATCTTTAAAACGTGATCTCCATAGAATGGCATCAGCAGCGAGCACTTCAGTCTTTTCTCCGTTAGAGCCTACCATTTCCATGATGTAGCCCTCACTTGTGAAAACACCGATTGCTGCGGTATCCATCTTCACCTCTAAATCACCGTGTTTATCAGTGCTTAAATACATCTCGTGAGACCCAAATGAATCAGTTGCTGTTCCAATGGAATCAACCTCATTGTATTTTGCTACAATTGGCTTATTGATAATCGTAGTGGCTGTTTCAAGAGCTACTTCTTTTGAAATTACTGTATTATTATGAGACTTTTCAAAATCAAAAATGACAAATGTGCAAGATAATTTGGATGGATCATCGCTTGCCTTAATTTCATTCAATTGAAGTTTATAATCAATTTTCTTTTGTTTGTCTTTCAAGTATTTTCACCTCCTTCCAAAGACAAAAAGGGGAGAGCTATGGAGTGTTGTTCCCGTCTGATGATTTTGATTTTAAAGTGTTTTCATTAGTCGAAGTGTCATCAGAAATATTCCCTGGATCGTTACCTGAGAATGTATATGATGTTTGGTATGGCTTGATTTTATCTTGCAGTTGTAATGTTTCTGTTTCATGAAGTGTTTGATCTAAATATGATTCCCACGACACTCCAGGGATATTGTCGACTACATGTTTAATCGACCAGCCTTTATCGTTTAATTTCAACAGTAAGTCAACCTTCTCTTTGAGAGTCAACGGTTTCTCTTTGTCATATACAATATAGTAATTGTCACTTTGGCTCTTCGGCAAAATTAAATTAAACAGCTTCTGATACACTTCTTGTTCAATGTCTTCTAAAAGAACTCCAATACGCTTATAGAAGGTGTCTAAATTCAATGAAGAAGTTGCATAGTTACCACCTTCACCATTTAACATAGAGCCAGAAAGACCATATGCAGATTGAATGTCGTTGTTTATATGATCGAATTTTTTGCCATCCAACCCGTCAGTTTTAACATCAGGAAAGTCTAAGCTTGCATAATCTGGGATGGAAACGACAGTTACACCGTCAGTTTGGTTTTTCTCTAGTGCTTGCTTTACTCCCGAGTGAATCTTTTGTTTGATAGGCTTAGGAAGTTTTTGGTTACTGTAATCTCCATTATTTTTATCCGTACCAATTGTCAATACTGCAACCGCATTAATGATTTTATTCGCAATGGATTGTTCAACATCTTTAAGTTTTTTCTTATGTAGAACATCATATAGACCAGGAGCAACCCAAGATGTACCTAAACCTTGATTTCTCTTAAGAGTCCCAGTTCTAAGACAAAATGTTCTATGTTGAGGAAGCTCTTTAAATTTATACTGAACGGTATCTTTTTTGAAGTTTTGATAATCTTGATATGTAATATAGGGGTGGAAATTCGAAATGAGGTCTTTGCGGTGGGCATCATTATCTGAAATACCGTCAAAAAAACTCATATCCAACGTGCATACCCATTCGCCATTTCTACGATAAGAGGGCTGCACATATTTCAATCCATCGAAGATGAAGGGGTAGGGGGATTTTTTATCACCTAGCCAAATACCAATTAAAGTGCCAGAAGCAGCTGTTTGTTTCATCAAATCCCGAGTTAATCGCTTGTGCTTATTCTTATGTAATACTTTTTTTATGGTTTTAACATGGCTCTCTGAAGCCTCAGGGTTTTCAAAGGAATCTATTTTGAAATTCAATGTAGGTAGAGCTTCAATGAGTTCAAAAAGCTGATGAATTTCCGCAGTGGATACATAAAAATAGTTGGCTAAATCCTCGATGTCTTCTTGATGTTCATCAGGAGAAGAGAAATAGTCTTTTAGCTGTTCAGCTGTTACATCATTTATAATTCCTTTGGAGAACAAGTTTGAAACAAAACCTGTAGCAAAGGTAGATGCATATGTTTCAAGATCATTCAGCATTTGCTTATGTTCTTCAGTTTCGATTTCCACTTGTTTGATCTTTTTTGCCACTTTTTCACCTCAATTCTTTTAGAAATATACTAAATCATCTTCTTCGTCAAAATCATGTTTCTTGTTCATATTTCGTTCAAGTAAAGAAGCGATATAATTCCCGTAGGCAACAGAGCTATATCTGTCTTTTCTTTTACTTTTAGGCTCCCTTAACTTGACCTGTCCGTTGTCTGCATACTCAGCTTCAAGGTTAATCATTTCGTTGATAAGCAATGTTATCTGAGCATAACTTGATATAAACTTAGCTTTAGTTTCTTCAGGCAATGAGTCATATCCTTTGAATTTTTTCATGTACTCTTTGCCTTCATTTTCACTAACAGGCATTTTGATTTTTCCTCTTTTAAATCCATCCTTTAACAAGACTGCTATTTCGCTGTTCAATTGACCATAAGCTTTAATACTATATATGATTTTGCTGGCATGTTGATATGTACAACGATCTGCTAGTTTATCGTCATTTATACAAGAAATAGGCTCGTATTCTTTCGCTCTTTCTTTATCATAAAGAGGTTGGCAAAGTGCGTCATAAACACCAATTCCAGCGTTTTGAGTGTCTAAAACGATATAGTCACATTCGAAGTCTTCTTGTAATTGCCGTATTCTTGTTGCTTGTGTACCTGTATGTCCACCAACCAAGCTTTCCATATATACAATGTGTCTATCAAAACCAGTAGCATTAGGTAACAATCTAAATACAGTATAGACGCTCGCATCATTTTCTTTGCCAGCGATTGTAGCAATATCATTTGATACAAGTCTTATCTCACCAGGTTTTTTCGGCTCATATTTAAAATTGGAGTCTTTAATCAAAGAATAATAATCTTGAGGGAATAGGGGAGAGGCCAATTTTCTGTTTTTCTCTAAATCTTCATACTTGAAATATGCTTTTTCTGATTCACCAAACCACAGTGCTTCCATCTCCATTGACCAACCAACAGAATCGAAATCCTCTTCAGACATTTCATCCTTAACTTGATCTTTATCTAAAAGGCCTTCTTTAATAGCGATTTGATATGGTAGCCCGCATACGAAATACTGTGAACCCTTCATCATTGCATTAAAGTAAGTTAAAAACCTATTGTAAGACCAGTGAACTTTGTACCAACATGAGGAGAGGTATATTTCTTTGTTTCGTTCCTTTAGATGTTGATATTCTTCTTTTTCGAGATAACGAGGGGAGCGGGGGGCGGTTAAAAATTTCCTCAAAACTTTACTAATGATTTCGAAATCAACCATTCGGAATTCGTCAACAATTAAAAGGTTAGCCCTTTTCGAACGTGCCCCATCATTCGAAGCAACAACTTTAATCCAACTTCCGTTATGAAACTCAACTCTAGCATCGTTAGAAGAAGTTCTCAGGTCAGATATTTCACGTTTCAGGTTTATCGATTCTTTCCTTAGATCGTCTATTTTTTCAATAACTTCTCTTGCTTGACCTTTAGTCCCAGAGGCAATAACAATTTTTGTGCCAGGGAATAGGATAGCCTGAACACAACAGTACACTGAGGTTAGCCAAGTTTTTCCCTGACCTCGACTCGCAAGATACATAAGATAGTGATTATGAACCATCATATAGATCAAGATACATTGGAACAACTTCAGAGTGATACCTAAATACTCTCTGACAAAGCGATGAGGATTGGCTCTATAAAATGATGCCCAAACTCCAATACCTTCCATCAATCTTTCAGACTTTGTTTTCTTTTCAAAGTGTCTTGTCTTTTTAAAAATGTTTATACCTTTGGTTCTTTTGTGGCTATCTGGTTTGAAGTTGTTAATTGAGGCCATCAGAATTTTCCTCATCTTCTTCAATTGGTTCATTTACTGTAAGCTGATCGATTTCTTCCCAATATTCATCCGCATACTTATTATTAACGCCTAACATACGAGATAGATGTCCTAAAAAGAAAACCTTTATGTATTTTGAAATTTTATCAGGGTCTTTCCATCGTTCTTCAGGTTCAGGAACAGGTCTTTCATTCTCATATTTTTTAAGAAGTGTCCCGAAAGTTTCTTGTTCAGCCCCGTTTGCTCCAGTTTCTTGAACAGGCTTTAGGTTACTTGAGCCGAGTAGGTCTTGTAGTGTTTTCTGCTGTTGGTCAACTTTTTCTCCATTTTCTCTGCGTTTTCTAATGTCAAGCATTGTCATACATATCTGACTTATTAATAGCTCCATACCTTTAGAGTCGCATTCGTAGCGATTAGTAAAGTCGACATATTCATTTTGAAGCCAAACGTAGTCTTCATAATCTAAACCACGTCCCCAAAAGTGAATCAATTCTTGAATATCTTGTTCGGATATATCACTATCACTTTTTGATAACAAGAGCTGTTTAGTGTACTCGTCTTGTTCTTCTGCGTCGTATTCACTGTCTGACCAATTCTTAGCAATGAAATCCTTCATACCGATGTTCTTCATATAAGTACCAAAAACATTCAATTGATTACTTTTACTCTTTAATTTAGCCTCTTCTTGAGAAGACATCCAAATATCATAGATGAATGGTCTGTCAATCATTCGAAAGATACTCTGTACGTGTTTAATGTCTTCAGGTGACTTTTTGAATTCTTGCTGTAAACATGATTTACAAACACTTATTTTCCCTGAGTTTTTGTTAAAGGGTGACTCAGATTTATAGAATTGTATTGTACTTTGCTCTTTTCCGCAGCACGTGCATGTCAATTTACTAACTGCCATTTTTGCTCACCTCCAATAAAAAATAAAAACACATCTTACGAAACGCCCAGATCAACTAGGCGCTCTAAAAATGTGTTTAAGCAGTATAGAATCCGCCTAAAATTTCAATATTTTGATTCTCTTTGATAATCTGTAGTTGTTTTTCACTGACGGATTCATCAATATAAGCGTTGCCTTTTCTACCATTAAGCTGATCAACTGTTAGAATGTATTCAGCTGTTCCTTTGAGCTGAAAAACACCATTTTTCTCAAGAAGAACTCGGTATAATTCACGATATAATTTAGCGATAGTTAAATTTCCCACCACAATCAACGCACTATCATCGTAGCAGCAATTGAAAAGAATAGTGGTTTTACCTTTGCCTCTGTCATCTTTAGCATTAACTTGTGCCAATGCTGGCTGTGCTTCCCTAAACCTCTTATTTAATTCAGAGTCCACTAAACCAAATCGGAGCTTATCTGTTGCTTTTCCTCCATTGGAGACAAAGCTATTGTCACCTAATCTAATGGTAGGTTTTTGTTTAAAAACAATTCCATGTAATTTTGATAGAACATCATTGATTTCACGGTCACATCTATATCCAGTTTCCTTTAGTCTAGTTAGAATTCCCAAGTGTTCACGCAAGAATTCAATATGGTCTTTGCTTTGGTTCTCAATCATCATTCATCATCCTCATCATAAGTTTAAGTTAAAATCAAAGTTTTATAGCAAACTAACTAAATTACACTTACTCCATCCACCAGTTTCAAAGACAATAGGTACATAAAGTTGTTTTTTAAGTTCAACGACATCTTTATAAGTATTAGAGAGGGCAAAGTGAGCCTTATAATCTTTTTTTGATAGGGAATTTGCTATAGAGATTTGTAGATCAATTTCAATTTTACATAGCTTTTCTAAAGTTGCATTGAGAAAATCAGAATGCTTCATTCTTTGCTCAACATTTAAAGAGGGATTTAATACTGAAGCAAATTCTTTTGCAGATTTAACTAATGTTTTAATCTCTACATACGGAAGTTTCTTTTCATTGAACTTATGCTCGATTTCAAGAATTGTATCAGCGATACTTTTTTTGACAAATTCAATAGTTTTCATTTTTTCTCCTTTGTAGCGATTGGTCGCAACCCTATAAGTAATGATTAATTAAGTATGTAATCGTACTGAATTGTTCTTCCTTTGCCAGATTCGAATATCGTTAGGTTAGCACCAGCTTTTGCACCAGTCATTAAGCTGTCACTATACTCATCTGATCCCATCACAGAAGGGAGTTGGATCACTTGTACGTTATGACCAGCTGCTTCACCAACAGTCAGCATGTTCCCATGATGGAAATGTGAAATATACATATAGTCATAGAATTTTCTTTTCAGCTGTGAAAGATCACGTATAGCATTCTTTTTATTCTTAATCTGATGTCCATGACAAGCAACAATCTCAAACTCTAGTAAATTAAAATCAACAATGCCATCATCATAAAGCGGTACTTCAATTCGATTGTTTTCTTGTAGCATGTCATGAATGTATGTTGCAATAATGCGTTCAACATCTTCTTTAGGCATTTCACCACGACTTGTCCCATGTAGTCTTAGTTCTGTGTGGTTAGCAGAGGGGATATGTATGTATTTAATCTTCACATATTTAGATAGCTCTTTTAGCCACTCAACTTTGTAACGTGAATATTTAATTACTTGATCCATAAAGCCATATTGCAAAGGCGTTAATTGAGAAACACGTAAAGCCATACCTTCAACACTATCAGCACCATTTAAGACCACGAGTTCATTTAAGGACTCTTTTTGAATACATTCAACCGTGTCACTTAATAGCTGAGCCATTCTTTCAAGGTAGATTTGTTCGTTGTATTCATTATTCAAACTTTTGAATTCTTTACCAAAGTGCTCGTCTCCAAAACCTAAGATCGCAGCTCTTTGTTTGTGGTTGGGTTGTAATACTTTGAAAGAGGGGAGAGGGAGAGAAGGTTGATTCTCAATAGCAGCAGTAACATGTTCGTACATTAATTCATTTCTGCCTTTGATCCTCGTTTTTTTGTGGATTTCATTCTTCATAGCTTGAAGCTTTTTCCGTTCTTCCATCACTTCAATTTTCTTCAGTTCAAGTTCAACAATTGCTCCGTTTTCTTCAGCGACAACTTCTTTTTGATAGTCACGACCTTCATTGAAGTTAGTAAACCATTTACGATAAGCCGATTCACCTTTTTTGTCACCAGTTTCCTTGTTAATCACATCAGCGACTTCATTCCAGTTACTAAGACCATATTCCTTATAGTTCTCGCAAATCCGAAGTTTCCACTGCTTCAAATTTTCATCAGAGTGACGTTTCAATTTAATTGGATCAATCATTAATTCACCAACCTTTACTCATACTTAACAGGAAGCTCATTAACTTCTTTGATGGAGATACTTACCTGTTTTCCGTTAAATTTAGATAAAATTTCTTTTAGGTCATACGGATTTTTTTCAGATTCTCTAGTTTGCTCAACAACTTCCATAACGTCCATATCAAAAATACCTTTTAAATCAACAGTGACAGTCTGTTTACTTGCCATTATAAAACCTCCAAAATATATGTAATTTTTATTTAAACCGAATAAATTCCTTCGGATGCCCAATGCCGACACACTGGAACACCCGAAAAAGGAGAGATTGAAAAGAAGCAATAAAGAAGAAATGTCGGAAGGGTGCTGGGGAAACACCCGAAGGAATTTACTAACTAAAATAACCCCATCTTTATTTGATAGGGAGGTACGCTGATTATGGGTTCAGCGATAGAAACCTTTGTAGTCAGCAGACTCTAAGTAAGCCGATAGGATAGTAGCTAGTGGAACACACTTTCTGGCACGTATTTTAACTCCCCGCCAGCGGAGAAACCATCGCTACTTGATGGTCTTTTCACTAAAAACCTCATGGACAAGTGTACATCTTTGGTTTAATTAGCTTTAGCCTTGTAAGGTGTGGAGTTGCTATAATAAAAATCTTTAATCAATGACGGAATACGCTCTAGCTCTTTTAATGTAAATCCATGTTCCTGACATTGTTTGCAAAGCGAGGTGACTAATTCATTAAAAGCTTCTTGTTTTGTTCTATCCATACATAATCCTCCTTTTATATGAAAATAATTTTTCTTATATGTACCAATACCAAGTGCAAGTCACTCAGTGAAGCAAGTTACTCAAGTGAAATCAAACATTGATTGATTAATAGCTACTCTGTCATAAGACATGGCATCTTAGATACCGAGTGTTATGCACTATAGAAATCAATCATATTAAGTAAAAGAAAGGTAAGACCCATAATAAACCTTTCCTGAGACAAATTCTGTTGCGCTTGTCAGGTCACACGCCCTTATCTACATACATTGCGTGTAGATCGCCAGTCTCTTATTCTGCATGGTTTTTCTTTACCTTGTGTGAGAAGGTACATGCTTGGGAAAATATAGTTTAAAAGAAGATCGGACGCATCCAATCACCTTAAGTGAAGGCCGAAGCTCAACACCGCAATTAGTTTTAATTTTCGAGCGAAACGCCTCCTATAATAAGCCCCTGCTAGGATACAGTCGCATTTGAGCGTGAAGACTTATTGGCATTACAAGCCCGATAATATTCATTTGGTATAAATTGAAGAGGGGGAGTCCAAACCTATGTAAATGAATATTATCCGACTCAGGAGTAGCCATCTCCTATAAACAGAGCCAGACCAATCTTAAGAAAGGGAGTGAGACAGTTTGGAGAATAAAGTTGTACAGGGTAGTCAACCCACTAATGACTATTATTCTATTAATAATCATTAGTCGATCACGAAGACTCCTACCTCTTCGTGGAAGACATAAGCCATTCAACTTAAAAACCAAGATGGTCTATATATGGTATTTAAATAAATAAATTAACCTTTTACAGCATCTTTAAGGGCTTTAGCAGCTTTAAACTTCGGTGCTTTAGTTTCAGGAATTTCAATTTCTTCACCTGTTTGAGGGTTGCGACCCTTGCGTGCAGCACGAGTAGCTACTTCAAATGTGCCAAACCCAGCGATCTTAACTTGGCCTTCTTCTTTAAGAGTAGATTCAATTGCATCTAATGTTGCTTCAACAACTGTTACAACTTCCTTCTTTGCTAATCCTGTTGCTTCAACCACCGCTGATACTAATTCTGTTTTATTCATTATAATTCCTCCGTTTTATGTATGTTATTTGTATTTTAAAAAATGGGGAGGGGAGATATACTAACCTTTTTAATTTGGATATTTGCTTTTTACCTCCCTTATGACGATTATCTCCAAAAGGGGTCTAAACCCTTGTGGCTGTAAGGTCGAAGCCACTTTTTATTAGAGATTATTTTGCACAAAAACGCTGTATCCCTTGTGGCTCTAAGGCTCAAGACACTTTCTATTTTCCTAAATGATAGTATTTTTTATTTAAAGTGTTTTTTTCTACCTTTGCACACTTTACACAGTACTTGGTTTTTCGTGAAGATGTTTTAATCATAACGCCGCATTTCTGGCATGGCATGTGTGATTTTAAATTATTTTGGAGATTGGATAGAATCACATCGCCAAAACATTCCCACAAGGTGGCCTTGTATCTGCTTTTCTTCTTATATAGATGTTTTACAAGAACATCCACCACATACTGTTCAACACTGTTTATTTCAAGCAGCTTTTCTCTAATGAGCTTATACACGTATAATTTCTGATTTGGTTTAGTTTCTTCATTATTAGTAAGCCATTTTTTATTGCGATCAAGCTTTATGTATTCATTAACCAATTCTTCATCTTCTTTAATGCGTTTGTTTTTCAACAGAAAATTGTAGTCGAAATGTCCAGCAACAGCCTTGAAATTAATCCTATCAGTTGGAATGATTTCTTCTAGTTTATTTACTGTACTCTCATTAATAGGCTGCACAGAAGAGATATCCTTATCTTTAGCATGAACAAAAAAGAAAGGTACTTTGTCTTTTATGTAATTTTTAATTTGTTTGTCAACATTTTCTGGTCTTGTAGGCATAAACAACGTCTTTGCATAGTCAATAGCGAAGTTATTTTCAGCGCATAGCCATTTGATAACATCAATATTAACTGAAGAACTGTTCCAAATCTTCGTTATATTGTTACTATACTCGCCAATATTAACTGCATAGGCATTTGTTAGAGATTCATAGAGATTTTCACTGTTAATCATCTGTTTGTTTGCAACACCCATTTCATAATAAAGGGGAACGATGTCGGTTACATGTCTCTTTGCAATTTCAACAAAGTGGGGATCTGATATGATAAGTGCTTTATCTCCATCATTGTCAAACTGCAACAACTTTGAGATTGGATCATGCACGCTTGTATAAACTCCTTTAGTAATAAACCATTCTTCTAACAACTTACTTCTCACATTATTTCTTATCCCATGTTCTCTATAAAGGTGAGGGGAGCGAAGAACGTCAATTTCTCCTTCGTCATATAACGAACAATAGACATTGCTGCCATTCAATAATCCACTTGGCTTATCGATACCGAGAAACAGTTTTTCGCAAAATGCGTATAAATCAGGGCATAGATATGTGTACTTGGACTTTTCAACCTGCAGCTTGCCTGATTTTGCGTCTTTAACAAGACTCTTTTTCTTATTCTTAATGGTTTCTTTGACATGATCATCATTCAATAGCTGAGGATAGAGGAGTAATGCATTTTGTAATGGCGATCTGAATTTTCGATTCTCAGTAGCCCCCATAATTTTCAACATTACATCTTTATCATTCCCAATAGCTTTTATTTCCTCAACAGTTTTGTTACTAATAAACTTGAGCTCTTCATGTGTAATATCAGTAAGAGTTTGAAGCATTTGATATGTAAGCTTGCCTTCAACAGAAGGGTCTTCTTCGTTTAATTTTGCACCTAGGCAACCGTGCAAAACAAACTTTTCTTGATAATCGCTCCAGGACTTATAATATTTCCACATCTTAAATTGTGATTTAGTGAAAATAATCTGGATATCATCTTTCTTAATATCCCACACCTTACCATATATATCTGTAATTTGTTTCTTATTATGTATTTCTGCAAAACGATGAAAGTCGAAGGGCACTAACAATCCTTTAACCCACGGCAGTCTGACCATAAAGCTTTTACTACTGAGCTTAGGTGATATAATCCCACAACCATCAGTATGCTCAATAGGGATATTCATTTTCTTTCTAGTAATCTCATATGTATTTCTATCAATGTAATCAACTTCACTCATTACATTAGTCTCTAAGTCATCAACAACAACAGTTTTACTTATATCAATATCCCATTGGCTGCTTGCACTATTCGATAAAGCTAGATAGGCATTCCACTTGTTTATATTCATGCCGCCTTTAGAATTAATTTCTTGAAGACTTAGGCCACAAGTTAAAGTATTTTGGTATTTATCATATGTAGATTTCTTAATAAAACAAGCTTTTTTAGTTCTGATTTGTCCTGCTGAACTTGTAAAGTAAACATAAAGTTCATTATTATGTACAAAACCCTTATCAAGAATACTCTTGAACACCTGAAAGTGGTAAACCTGAACCACAATTACATCATCAGAAAAATTGTTTTCTTTTATACCCAGGGTGCGAGTCATAACTGAATCAAACATAGCGATCTTTTTATTGTCAGTTAACGTGTCAGCTCTAAGCATTCGTACACTTTCATGTTCACTGAAGGCTTGATTTAACTCCTGTTTTAATTTAGCGATTCTGTTTTTTATGTATTTCTTATTTTTTTTGGTATCCCCATTATGTGTTTTAAGCAAATCTCTATATCTATAAGACTTTAAAATCTTTCTATGTAATAAATTTTCCCGATCATTATAAAAACTCGAAGTATCGAGACTGTAAATAAACACTTGTTTGCTTAAATCATTTGTTTTTCTCCCCAAAAGCGCTCTCCTTTATTTGTTATTTTCATTTTCAATATGTAATACTAGACTTTTAAACACATTAGAAGTCTCATCAAATTTGTTAAACCATTTGTAGTCTTCATAAAACATGTTTTCTTCTTGAGTAGCAATATCATTAACAATTCGATACTCAAGTAGTTCAATGATGTCCTGCTTGATCCATAATTCCAATAAATCACCTCATTTCAATTTGCTATAAGGTGATTGTATATGTAATTTGTATTTTAGTCAATATAAAATAAATGTAATTTGTATTTTATTAAGAAAGACTGAGTAATCAGTCTTCAATAATAGAGAAGAGATCATGTATTTCGCATTCCAACGTTTTGCATAATGCTAGAGCGTAAGGAAGTGAAGGGGGATTAGGACAGAAACCTTCATCATTATTATTACACCAAATAGAAATTCTACTGGAGTTAGTGCCTATTTGGTCAGCCAGCCACTTCTGTTTAATACCTTTAGAGTTTAGGTAGTCCTTTAAATTGCTTCTAACCTTATATTTCATAATATCACCCAATGAGAATTTTATATTATGTAATGGGTTTATTCAAATGTTCAACAAATATTAATTAATTAGATAAAAAAAGTTGTCTATATGAATAACTTTTGTTACTCTATCAGTGGAGGTGCAGTATGGCATATTTTGATGAAGTCGTTGCTCGATTAAATATTGATGATGTATCACTGTTAACATTGCTGCAAGAATGCGGAGCGAACAGGCTAATAAAAGGAATGACAAAAGAAGACTTCAAGATCGAATCAGTTAAACTAGACACTCAATTTTCAGAAGCGACTATAAGATCAGCTTTAAGTAAATTAGAGGCACTACTACTTATTGAAAGAGACTCATCAAGCAAGCACCATAAATTCATAATTACTTCATATGGAATTATGGCCTTAGAATATCATTTGGAAGGGGAAATGGTTTAATGTATGGATTTGTTGGAATTGGCCAATGTGGTGGGAGCATTGCAGACGAAGCAATGAAAAGAGGATATTTCAGTATTGCTGTCAATTACTCTAGCTCAGATTTAAATAGTTTGGAAGTTGTTGAAGACAAACTGAAGCTAGTAGGATCTGAGGGAGTAGGAAAGGATAGGGAAGCAGCTATCAAATACTTTAAAAATAATTGGGAATCATCTGTTGAATTCATTAAAGAAGCAATGGAAAAACCATCGATTCAAATTGTGTTTGTTGTCTTTTCAACTGCAGGAGGTACAGGATCAGGAATCGCACCGACATTAATTGAACTATTAGATGAATATTTGGATAACAAGACCGTAGTTGCTGTACCTGTACTTCCTGATCAAAGTGAAGTGATATTGAATCAATTGAACACCGTTGAATGCCTTCAGGAACTGTCAGAAAAACAACTGAATGTAATTCCACTAGACAATTTTAAAGTGTCTCAAAAAGGCATTAAATCGTTCTCAGAGCCTATCCTATATCAAAAGGTAAATAAACAATTTATTGATATGCTTGAAGAGGTTGAAGGGTATACAAACCTTCCATCTAGCTACAGTACATTAGACAAAAAGGACTTAAATCAAATTTTCAATACTCCAGGTGTTACAGTGATATCAAAAATGGATTTATCTGATTATAACAAAGGAAAATTCGCAAACACTCTTCATGGTGATATTAAACAGTCATGGCAGCAATCCATTTATAGTGCAGACACTTTTGATTCATTAGTTAAAGCTGGTGTTATTATAGACGGCAATGCAGATTTAACTGATCAGATTAGCTTTAAGAGACTTTTCAGTGAGGGTGAACCATTAGATTTATTTAAAGGGTATTATGATACTGGTAAGAATCAAGTGATTTCAATTTTAAGTGGACTAGGATGGATTAACGACAGGATGAAGCAATTAGATGACCTGATTGAATCAAGAAAAGTTGAACCAGTTAAAGAAGAGGTATATGTTCCAAAGTTTAATTCAAAGTCAGCATTTTTAAGGCAACAGACTAAAGCTAATAAGGATGAGAAACAGGTAAGTAAGGGGAGTTACTTAGATAGACTTAAATCATTAAAGGGATAAAACCAGGTGAGATGGTCAATTGACTGTCTCATTTTTTGTTATCGTAAATTTTTGAGGACGATATCGTAAAATTGGTCAAAAGGAGAAAAAACACAGTAATAGCAATGGATTTGGCGATTATTCAATGATTATGAGTCGTGTGTGATCGTAAAGTTGTTGTGAGAGTAAGGAAAAGTGGGTAAATTTAGAGGAAATCGTGAAAAATGGGTGAGTAGAGTAAGGGGGAAACGTTGATATATAAGGCGTTTACGATAGCAAGTACGATAGAAAATAGGCTGAAATCGATAAAATTTATAGGGTGTGGAAATGGAAGTGCTATGGGCACATTTGTTCTTTGTTTTAGCGTTTTGGATGTTAATATACCCCCTCCATATGGTAATAGATGGTTATGAATGCGTCTTATAATTATAGTTATAATGCAGATTCCTTTGTGAGTCTGCTTTTTTATTTGCAACTGACTTGATGCACAATTTATTAGGAAAATCAATACTTTATTGGATTAAATTTTAAAATTTTTAAAAAAATGATGTAATTTTGAAAGTTTGTTCCATTATGCGGAACTCTTCGTATGAATAACAGGGGACAGGAAATCGAAGTGTTATTTTTTTAATGTTTAATATTCTATCTAATCAAATTTAGTTACATCAGCATTCTCACATTGTCTAACCTAACTAACGTATATCAATTAATTAAGATAACACACGCATCCATCTATCTATATTCTATTCCTCACATCACCACATCAATTCTAAGCACACTCACATCCTCATACAAAGGTTTAAATTAATCACACAACCAATCTATCTAATCATATACAACACACCACACAAACGAATATAAGCACAAAAATAAAGATGAATAAATTCAATTAATAAACAACAAATTACATACATATGCGAGATTATATGTTATAATATAAGTATGGAAAGGAGGTGCAAAAGTGCTTGAAAAGGTGACTATAATAATGGCTTTACTTATCAGTCTTACTACAATCTTAATCAATATGCTTGTGATTATTGAAAAGGTTGTAAGTATCACTAAAAGTATAAGCCAAAAGAAAAAGCGTACACATAAGCGACCTCGGACAAGGACACGCCAACGTATACGCCGATAAACATCATTAGACATTGGGAGATACTTCTCCCTTTGTCACCTATATTATAGCACCTTACAGCACTTTGTAAACATATATGCAGCATAAACAATTATGGTACTCACTAATCACTTTCGGTATCACATTCATTGTATTCTGGCTTATCAAAGGGTTATTTAGTAGCAGCGCACAACACATCATTAACTGGACATATGCTATTGCTACATTGATCCTTATTGTTTCATGGTTGTCTTACTTTGTATTTAAATGTTTTAAACGGTGAGCGGTAGCTCAGCTCGCCATACATAAAATTTTGAATAGAGGAGAACGAATGTCAAAAGTAAAAATTATTGATTCGATTATGGGCAGCGGTAAAACGAGTCTAATGATTGATCACATGAATGAAGCATCTTTAGATAAGCATTTCATTTTTATCACGCCATATCTGGATGAAGTATCAAGAATTAAGAAGTCATGTAGCAACAGAAAGTTTTATGAGCCAAAGGTTCACACAGAAAAGGGAGAAGTATTATATAAAATTGATTCCTTTCATAAGTTACTTTCAGAAAACAAGGACATTGTTGCAACTCACGCATTATTTAGCATGTCTGATCAAACAACCAAAGATTTAATTTACTCAGGCAATTATACTTTGGTACTTGATGAAGCAATGGAAGTGATTAAGAAATTCAATATTTCTAAAGATGATTTAGATATGTTATTTAAAAACAACTGGATCATTAACAACAACGGAAAGATATTGTGGAACTCTGAGAATGAAGAAAAGTTGAATAGGGAATACAAAGGAGAGTTCCAGACATTAAAGAAGCTGGCCAAAAGTGATAATCTAATCTATCACAATGAATCTGTTTTGTTCTGGGAATTCCCTAGCGATGTCTTTGCTAAGTTTAACGAGGTGTACGTGTTAACATATTTGTTTAATGCTCAGATTCAAAAGTATTATTTTGACTTACACGGTATTGAATATGAATTGTTATCAGTCATAAAAGAAAGTAAAAATTATAAATTAATTAAACATAATGAATCCCTAGACCAAAAGGTTAAAGCTGCTTTGAAGAATAAGATAAAGATTTACGAAGGAGATCTGAACAAGGTAGGTGACGACTATTACGCATTGTCTAAAAATTGGTTTGAAAGTAGAACAGTGTTACATAAGCGGTTAAAAAACAACATCTTAAACTATTACCAAAATATCATAAAGTCTAAATCAAATGAGAACCTATGGACAACCTTTAAATCTCATAAAGGGAAGTTGAGCGGTAAAGGATACACTAAAGGATTCTTAGCGTGTAATATTAAAGCGACTAATGAATACAGTCACAAGAAATCATTAGTTTATTCAATCAACAGATTTGTTAATCCAGCTATTAATGATTTCTTTAAGCAGAATAACATAAATATAGATCAAGACATTTACGCATTATCAGAGATGATTCAATGGATATGGAGATCAGCAATAAGGAATAACAAATCAATCAACATTTACATCCCATCATTTAGAATGAGACGTCTATTAATCGAGTGGTTAGAAAATGACCTATGAAAACAAAAGCAATAAATCATTTTAAAAACTCAACAGCCACAAGGGTTATTAGGGGGTCTCTCGTAAAAGAAAAGAAGTTAAAATTATAAATAATATATAGACTGAAAATAAGACCTTGGGGTGCTGACTTTGGTCACTTCAACAAGTTGAATTGCCCTTTCGTCCTACACCACCCCAAACCCCTCATAGGACGTAATAAAATACTCAAATAAATTAAAAATAACATATAAAAAGTATTGATTAATATACAAATAACATATATAATAAAGATGTAGAAAAGAACGAAATAAAATGAATATTTTAAACGGAGGAGAATTCTTAATGGAGAAAATTAAATGTGAAATGTGTGGCAATTATATAACAGGTGAAACAGAAGTGGGGGAAAAGGATTCGTTGACAGGCATTCTTGAGAAGAAAGCACTTGAAGTAAAAGATATTCAGAATTATATGGGCATTGGAAAGAGACAAGCATACGATCTTGTAAAAAAAGGATTGTTCCCAGCACATAAGATTGGCACGGTATACCGTATTCCAGCAAAAGCATTTTTTAACTGGTTTAACGGATCATCAGAATAACTGTTTTAGTGTGAAGTTGGAGGTTGGACTACTTCACATTAAATAAAATTCTAATTTTATGCAGAAAGGAAATGACGATATGAACATAAATGATAAAGTCTTAATTAATTCAAATGACTGCTATTCTGGTAACAATGGCATTGTTAAGAAATTTTCTGATAGAACATCCAATGTCGGAGTGGAGATAGAAGGGGTCTCAAAAGTTGTATGGTTTTATGAATCAGATTTGGTGATACAGGATACTCAGAAGAAAATTATTAATATAAGTGAAAAGGGTTTAAGCGATTTATCTATAGAATTAAATGACTACTGCAATGAAGATGAAGTGAACATTTCGGTGAACGATTTAAAAAAATTAATTACATTGGCAAGACAAGCATTATAGTCTGGATAAAACATTAATTTTCTAATTTTATTCAGACCATAATATAAGGAGGAAATATGAAATGGAAGATTTGAAGAAAGTGCAGATATGCCCATACTGCAACAAAAAAGAAGTCAACGAAAATATGGATAAAGACAGCTCTGGGATCGTAAAATGTAGTCACTGTGAAAAGGTGTATTATTGTTATCCTTGGTTCACTTTTATGGGCTTTCATATAGAAAAAATATGCGAAGAATGTGAGGAGCCAGAGAGTGATTGCGACTGCTGTTAAATAGGAGATGCTTAGAACTCTCTTTTAATTTTATGCAGAAAGGGTTGTAAAAAATGAGAGAAAGAAAGTATTCAGTGGATGAAAGAACCTATACATTGTTGGAGTATGGTAAAGAATATCTTAAAAAAACATATAAAGAAACAAACGGAGCATCGATTGACCCCAGAACTTTAACTGATGAAGAAATAATGAGTCATGGGTTAGAGTTTTTAAATGAACGAATGATGGAAGATGAAAATGTATTTGAAATAAAATGTTGATTTTCTACATAAGGAGAGGAAAATGATAATGGATTACACAAAACTGTTAGAAGAAAAGTATCCAAATAGCATTATTCAGTATGTAAGACAAAGAGAGGGATTAGATAAAAAAGACGCTTCCATGGATAAAGAAATTCTAGAAATGTCCAAATCAGAAGTGTTTAGAGATGTTCTAGCGTGGAATGGTTTTCTTGGGGGGTGGGATTTTACAATCAAGGATTGGATTAAAAGCATTTATGGAATCGATCTTGATGAATTTGAAAAGTGAAAGTTAAATAAAATGTTTCTTTTATACATAATGGAATTGTTTTTAATAAAGGGGGATGATTAGTATCGCAAACAAAGGAGATATTCTTGTATTCAAAGACGGTCAAGAATGTATGGTTGTCGAAAATAAAATAAGTCAAGGCAGCTACAATGAAAAAGGCGAATACCATAGCTGGGATGACAGCAGGTGGATATTAGTGAATTTGGCAACAGGAAGTGTTGTATTACATTATCGATACAATATTCGATATGAAGATGGAATGCCTTATATACCTATGTGGGGCGGAGTAATAAAAGTTAAAAAAAAGGGATCAGAAGAAATAATACGTTTGAATGAAAATAAGATAAAACATGAGTTTTAAACAAATAAATAACATATACTATAAGGAGTGAAGATGTTGAAAACAATCCAGGAGCGGTTATTAAAGAGGCGAGATGATTTAATCAATATTGCAGTATTTAGCGTATTGGCCATAATGTTGCTTTGTGCATTTGTTTATTCTGGATGAATTATAAATTACATATATAAGAGGTGTAAGATATGCGAGATATAATTAAAAAAGAATTTTCAAAACCAAACATGCACTTTATGTTTAAAGGTTGGGCAGATCAAGAGCAAATATTAGATGAACTTGAAGAAGGGTATAAAGGCTTTGGTGGCAGCGTAGAGGAATACTTAAACAACAAATTAAATTACTGAGCTTGAGAACATAAAGGAAAGACCTTTTTAAAGCGTGTTGCATCCTGTAACGTGCTTTATGATTGATTACAGACAAAATAAAATGATGTTTTTAATGTAAACCATGAGCTAATGCTCCTTTTTTCTTTAGAATTCCAGAAAAAATAAAATACAAATTACATATATTATTGTTGTTGATTAGGATGTGCTGTGCTATAATAAAAACATAGATAAAGGAAAATAAAAGAAAACCAAGGAGAGATTATTATGAACAATACAGTTAAGGTAACTTTTACTATAGAAGGCGTGGAAATTAAAACAGATGCACGTGTGCCCCAAATGAGAAATGGCATAAATGCGGACAATATGATTGTTCTAAATGCTAAAAGTGAATTGGAAAATAAACTTGGTATTGATATTTATAAAGTCATGAACGCAGAGCATTATGACGACATTAAAGACGCTGTTTATATTGATAAATCTGACTTTAGGAGAGATTGAATTGATAAATGAAATCCAAGAAAAATTAAGAGAAATTAAAGAGCTTGAATTCGCATTAAGGGCTAGTAAAAGCAATACAGTTTCTTGCGTACTTCAAGAGGCAATAGATATACGGCAAAATGAAATTGATGAATTAAAGCCTAATGGAGTTGTTTTGGTAGATGTATTATTAAAAGATGGTACTGAATTGAAACAATGTCTATTGTTCAGTGTAAAAGATGGAATAGGCAGCCATGCTTTAACTGATACATATATAGCTAGAGAAATGCTAACACAAGAAGACGAGGTTTATCTGCAGCAAGTAAATGAGGAACTTGGAGACTTTGCTGGTAACATTGAAACGTCAGACATTGATGAGTATAGTGTTAGTTACACCAATGAAATTATCAAATAAAATCATTCTTTTAAAGTGAACTGAAAGCAGGTAGCCTTCAACGGGGAGTTTGTATCTAGTTAAACACTTACATAAAAAATGTCGCAGGCACAACAAGGTGTCGGGCATAAGGGGTAATCAAAATGAAATTCCAAGACCTTAACCACAATAACTCTACAATCGTAGTATTTGAAGGGAAAGAGTACAGAACAACCCAAAATCCACATGTGAATAACGACGGAACTCATTACACAGCTCATGCTGTAGATAAGATGAACGAGGAATACACGATCGAATGGGAAATCAGCGTGGTTGATTTCGAAAACTTAGAAGATGAATCAGAAGCATGTGACTGGGAAAATCCTGTTAGTGTTATCAGTCTATAAGTCGTCTAGGCGACTTTAAACCGCATTAAGCATAGAGCGTTCCCCTTCAAAGGGGAGGTTGCATCTAGTTTAATACATACATATAAAATGTCGCAGGTGCAATAAGGCATCGGACAAAGGGGATAAGAGAAATGATTGAATTAAAAATGAAAATTTATAATGAATTAAATGAATCAGATGAAGCTGATGAATTAAAACTAGAGATTTTTAATGAAGAAAAAGAAATAAATGAAATGATTAATGAAATTAAAGTTTTTTACGATAGAACGATTGAATACACCTTTGAAAAAATTACTGCTATCATTAGATATAATCGACTTAATCCCTATGCATTAGATGAACTTGTTGAAATAAGTCAATATAGTGAAGCACAATATGTACGCTCCATATTCACAACTACACATGTATATGTTATTTGTTCGGTAGAGTCAATGCAATGGTAAAACTCGTTAGCAGAAAAGCGTACAAATGAACTTAATTGTAAACATTATGTCATCCACAATCCTAAAATACAGAGAAATTTTTGACAACACGGGTTTCATTGTGTAACAGAAATTAAGCAAAGATGATAAAATTTCTGTGGTTTATGAAACAGTCACATTCACTACTTGAATTAGAATCATACTAATGTAACTTGTTTTAGGTGAAGATACATATTTTAAGAGGTGAGTAAACAATTTAAATAAAAGAAGTATTTCATTTAGAAGGTGATTGAAAATGATTGTTGAAGCAATTAAAGTAGGAGGCTAATAGTATGGGAGGTGAGCTTATGGCTGATATTCGTCCAGGAGGATAAGAGTGGAGGGAGGGGTTAAACCCTCTTTTTCATCCCACATTTGGCGCATTTGCGTATAAATTCACCTTTAGATATAGTCGATTTAAATTGCGCTGTATCACAATTGTCGCAGCGACCACTGTTTTTATCAGGGTATTCTCGTATGTCGTAAATCTTGTCTAAATCAATTTCTTCTAACATCATAATATAATCTCCTTATAAACCCTTTTATATAATACTACATGGTTTTCGGAAAAATTGTAAATAGCAATCTATTAAAATGCAAATAACAAATAAAATGTGTTGACTTAATTCTCCATTCATAGTAAATTATATATAGAGTAGCAAGGGGGGTAAAAATGAATTTAAAAACTTTTATTAAAAACAAATGTGAAGAAGATCAAGCGTTGGCATTAAAGCTTGCTCAAGCGGCTGGCTATGCGCAAAGATCTGGACTATACAGATTTCTGAATTCGCCAGAAAAAGAAATGGACAATCTCCAAGGTGTTATTGATATGGTTAGATTAATTGCCCCTAATGAAGAACTCCTCTACATGTCAGAATACATAATGACCTTAGATCCAAATAAATCATGTGCAAGACAAGGATTGGAATATCTTGATGTTAATAAAATTAACAAAGAAAGAGATATGCTAATAGAAGTAATGAAGGCTTCAAGAAACTCACTTAGTAAAGAGTGGGCTGAAATTTATGATGTTCACAAAGATTTACAAGTAAATAAAATAAATTACATCCAAGCGCAAAACAATTTGAGTTCAATTAAGACAAAAAGTATAGAAATGACTGTATTCAGAAATTTGATGCTGTTATATCCAACGTGTCTAAATGGTGAATTTGGATTAATGAAGGAGATTGTCGGAATTCTAGATGTTGATATGATTCCAGCAGGTTTTGTTAAGGATTCTTATACTTGCAGGATCCTCATAATGAAAGCTAGTAGCAATGTAAGCCAAAACAATACAATTGAAGCTAGAGAAAATGCAAAATTAGCTTTTGAAACAGCTACAGTGGACAGATTCAAGATATTTGCACAATTGCACTTAGGGAACTCTTATATTTTTGAAAATTACCAACTTGCTAAGGAACATTATTACAAAGGTTTGAGCCTTACCGAAGAAGATAGTCCATTTAGAACTGAGATGGTAAGAAGTCTTTGTGCACTTGAAAATATCTGGGGAGTTAAAGAGAATAGGTTTGTGAATGAATATTCGACTGAGGCTACCGATATCCAGGAAGTCATATTTCATAATTTAGTCATTGGAAATAAAGAAAAAGCAAGTACTTTAATTGATCAACTAGATAAAATAAGTATTAGCGATTATGAAAAAGCGCATTTATTTTTTTTGAAAGGTCTATGTAATGATGATGTGAACTCTTATTTTAGTTCAATTAAACACTTCAAGAAAACAGGTGATAAATTTTCGATAAACTTACCTCTTATAAAGTTAAAAGAAAAAGGTTTAGACAATGACCTTTTAGAATTAATAGCAATTTAATTAACATTCGATAGGTGAAAGGGGGTGAAGAAATGAAAAAGATCGTATTTGGTTTAGTTATTGTGTTATCTTTTATCGCAGGTAATCATCAGGGAGCTAATGAGCAAGAAGCAGACCATCCAGTTGAGACAGCTGCAATTGGTAACGGAGGTTGATTTTATTGGTTAATAATGTTAGGATTGCGTTACATAATTAGACGTTTAACTCAAACGAGTTGACGTCTTTTTGTTATTTCTTCTAGGTATTACAAAAACCTTTTTTTTGAAAAGTGGTAACACGAAGAGCACATTATAAAAATGTGCTATTTGTCGTGAAAAAAGCTTTACATATAGTTTTTTATCCATTAAACTATAAATAAGACATACGGAAATATGTAATTTAGGAGGAGAACTATGTTAGCTGCTAGAAAAGACAATGTTATAAATTTTAATAAAACTGTTTATGCTCGTAAGATAGATCAGTTCGGGGGAGAATGGTTTAATCACCAAGAAAACAAAAATAACATAGATAAAGAAATCAAAAAAGAACAAATTAGAAAATCGATGATTTCTGGATATATGAAATTATTGAATAGTTAGGAGGTAAGGCCAGTGATTGCATCACCAGAAAAAAGCTGTGCGGACATTGAGTATCAATACGAAATAATCAACAGCTTAAAAGAAGAACTTACATATTTACGCAGCCTAAGTTTATCAATTAATTCACCAGTTGAACTATATAAGGTTAAACAAGCTGTATTTGAGTATTTAAAACAAATAGATGAGTTTTCTTTTAATCAAACCGTATTGACAAACACTTACACTGGAGATCTTCTCACAGCCTACCGTAAGAGAATGGAATTCATAAATGAACTTCGCAAATCTGTTGAGTATGAATTTGAATACTTTATCACTACATAAAATTACCACCAATGGCCAGGGCATCTAAGATACATAAGCATTCGAAGGAGATGTGCCAGTGCCTAATAACTTACTAAATATTATAGATCAATCGAACAAAACTATAAATAGTGTATGTGCTGAATCAGGTATTTCAGTGAAAAGACTAGAACAAATTATAGCTAATCCTGAAGAGGCTAAGCTAATCGAAATGGCAAAAATAGCGATTGTTCTCAATTCAACAATTGAAGAATTAATGTGAAGGAGGGGAAGAGATGAGTACTAAAGCAGTTCCATTAAAGGAATACACTGTTTATAACGATGTCATGACATATCTAAAAAAGATTGATGATGAGGGTTCAGTTGGTAATCTAAATAATTTTTCTAAAACGCAGCGCAGACACCACATGTTTGAGACTAATACAGCAGTTAATTATTATGGTGACATTAAACAATTCTTTAATTACTTTAAACCGACTGTAGGAATAGAGTTTTTAACTCCAAAGGATATCGAAATAAATTCTATGGATTTGATCAACTACAGAAAACATTTAAAAGAAGAAGGCTTAGCTAACACGTCAATCAATCGTAAGCTAGTTTCTGTTAAGGGATTGTATAAATTCCTAAAGTCATTTAAAGCTTATACTTCCTATATAGATTTAAGCCAGTTTGATCAAACAAAGAAATTAAAAGAAGTCAGTAATAACTATGGTAAGACTACTCAAACTGAAGCTGAAAGAATTGCTGAAAATATGTTGCTAGAGCGGGAAAACGGTTTAAAGAAAAAACTTCTTACTAAATTTTTAATCCGTACTTCATTTAGGATTGAGTATGCACTTACTGTTAGATGGATGGACATTAAGCTAGTTGACGGTGATTTATATAAAGTTGAGGCATTGAACAAGGGTTCATATGTAGTTTCTACTGGCCTTCATAAGAACTTTTTGATTGAATTGGATCAATTAAGAAAACAAAACAGCATGGATAATGATTTAGTGTTTAATGGATTGACATCGAGATCTTATAGAGAATCGTTCAACAGAGCTCTGAGTAGGTTAGGAATACCTGTATCAAGAAACCTTAAACCTCACTCTTTAAAGGGAGTTGGGATAGATATAGCATATGAAGAGTCTGGCAATGATATACGAATTGCTATGGCTCAGGGGAATCATAAAGATCCTAAGACTCCATTGAGATATTTAACTAAAAACGACAATATTGAAAATTCTGCGGGTATATTGATGGATAAAGAATTGGATTTTTCATTGATTGAAAGTGCCACAAAAGAGGATTTTGTCAATTTTTTTCGTAAGTCAGATAGGGGAACTATGCAAAAGTTCCTAGAATTTGTGAGGTAAGTTTACATTTAGATTAATTTTGCGACTATAAATTGATTTAAGATAATATGTTTGTTATTTTTGTTTTAGAAGAGGTGTGCTATATGAATAAGCTAGTTATTTTTGATGATGAAAAAGACGCTTTACTAAACGAAACAATAGAAATGCTATTGCAAAAAAATAAACATGACAAAAATTTCAGGGAAAGACTGCAAAGTATTCTTTCTCATAAAGGCATTTCACCTGGTGAAACAATGAATCTCATTATTAGATTTGGGAGACAAGAAGCGCTTCGGAAAGAAGAGAAATATCTTCTAGCTACAGGCATATACGAAGTGACTAAAGATGAAAAAATTAATCCAGTAAATTATTTTCCAGAAAGAATAATACAAGAAATTGAAACGACGTGGGAAGGTTTCTCACAGAATAATGATAGTGAGCTGAATTTTCCTATAACATTTGAGGATGTTACTAAAGTAGATGACAACAACTTCACATTCTTACTTAAAAGAAGCGAAATAGCAAAGATGTATGAAAACCATTTGCTTCAATACAACCCTAGAACTCAGAGAACTAGTAAGACTAAAAATTTTGAGTTTTTAGGTGGGGAAATACCTGTCCCTGAGCTTAATCATGATGCGGTAGAAGATATTTCACAAAAAACCATCTATGGCACCTTAATAAGCTCAACTTTAATATTTAATGCAAGATTTGGTTCGTCTTCCGAAGGGATTGAGGTAGATTATGATCCCATTAAAAGAAGCTTAACAGTGATGAAGGGCACTCTGCTTGATGTAATTGATGGTTATCATCGAATTGTTGGTATTTCTAAAGCAGTAAGGTCTGGCAGCTTTGATGATAAATTTATGAAAATAGACTTTTACAATGTAACTCAAAAAGTTGCGAGACAGCTGTTTGGGCAGCATAACACCATGACACCTGTAAGACTGTCCAAACTCAAAGAAATGAATGAAGAAAACCCTGTGAACAAAGTTGTTACTCATATTAGAGATAACAGTGTGATCGGACAAAGAATAAGTTTAGATCATGATGTAATTGCAACTCAATCAGATTACTTATACTCTTTAAATGATATGGTCAAAGCAGTCGAAGCTACGAAATTTCCTGGGCTCCTGAAAGACCAAATTGCTGTAAGGAAAATTGGAGTCTTTTTGGTTGAATTCTTTGATGAATTAACTGAGCTGTATTACGAAGAATTTCTAGGAGACAAATTTGAACAAACCAAAAAAACTATTGTAATAAATAAAAACATTTTAGTTGGATTGATGGAAATAGCATATTTTATGTACACTGCTGGGATTAGTGCAAAAATGACGCAACAAATAATCACAAAAAAAGGATTTAACTTCGACAGAAATAATCCAGAACTAGCGAAACACAAACTATTGAATAAAAAGAATGAAGTAACTCACAGTAAAAACCATGTTATTAAATATTTTCAATACAAATTGAATGAAGTAGAAGGTGTTTAGCTTTGTGGTATAACTCACAGTTTAAGAAAAGTTATTTAGATACATTAAGTGGTGATAGTCAACAAAAGCAAATTTCACTGTTGTTTAATCATTCTCAAAAAGAAGAGGAAATAAGAAACAAAGACTTATTTGATTTCACTACTGAAGAAATTCTAAATGTACTAAGAGCAATGTATTCAACTTCTCTAGCTTCATTAGAAACATTCTTATACACGATGATAACCTATATAGATTGGTCAATTGCAAACGGTGTTACTAAGGGTTCTAATAACTTAGCAAGATTAATAAATACAAATGATTTATTATCGTGTATAGATTCATCATTAAAACTATTTATCACCAAAAACGAATTAGAGAAAATGTGTGCAGAATTAATTAATGCTCAAGATAGGGCGTTGTTTAGATTGCTTTTTGAAGGCATATTAGGTTTCGAAGCAAGTGAAATGACTAGTCTTAAAAGAAGTGATATAGAGAAAGCGTTAAATAATAATAATATGCTAACTGTACATGATTCAAAAAATGGTGAGAGAACAATAAAAGTAGAGAAAGCAACCTTGCAAGACTGTCTTGAAGCAAACCTTGAAACAGAATATAGACCATTGAATGGGAAACCAGGGCTTAGAAAGCCATCATTAAGTTTAGTTGATAATGAATATGTAATAAAAACAAAACTGACTAATGCGATTGGGCAAGGACAAGCTTCAAGAACTGTAGTAAGTTCTACTTTTAGAAACCTTAAAGAAATTTTTGGTTTTTCATTTTTAAGACCTATCGGTATAGTTAAATCAGGCCTTCTATATGAGGGCTATAAGCTAATATTAAAAGGGGAAGAGTTGGACAGAAAAGCTCTTAATGAAATATATGAGGATAGGAAAGTCCAAACAACTGATTTAAATCAAAAAATCATCTCAGATCGAAGAGAATTCATGAATGAGGAAACCATAAGAAAATATTACGCAGATGAACTTAAAAAAGAAGGCAAATCTTTATGATTTGTCTCTTTTTTATGAAAAATTCTAAATAATTTCCCTATTCGACAAAAAAAGACAAAATATTGCGTATACAACCTGTTATGCTTATAATAGTATAGTCTTATCAGCGAATTCGCTGATAATGGAGGTGTACTGAGACAATGGTCTCAGTTAATCAATGTCGTATCCTAAACTCAAATAAATCGTCAATCTTGCATCCTAAAGCCATAGCGATCTTCGCTGCTGTTTTAATGCGGATGTCTACAGGTTGATTAATTATTTGAAAGATGCTTTGTGGTGTCAGGCCAGTGGCACGTGCCAAGTCAGCCTGTGTCCAGTTTTTTTCCTTTAGAAGCTTAGGAATATGACATTGCCCGATCTCTACATTTAACATCGGACAACCTCCAGTTTTGTTGTTAAAATGTACAAGCTCTATTACATATCATACCAATCAAAGTGAAATAAAAAAAGAAAAAAATACTGTAGCTAATATTAGAGCTTAGATGTATAATGAAAACAAGAAACAGAACACATGTTCCTTTTATGTTGCAGGAGACTAATCAGATAGGGAGAAATGAGTATGGCTAAGTTTAGAACCTGCTTCGTTATAAGCGCTGATACATTTTTAGATATTGAAGATGTTGAAAATGCTGAGGCTGCGTATAAAAAAGCGGATTTGTTTATTACACCTTTTGAATTAACAACTGATATAGTATTGAAAATCGGTGATAGAGAAATAAAATTAGAATCTGGATGTCTGGATATAACACTATTAGAAGATGTTGAAGAAGTAGATTAAACCTAAAATAACATAAATCCTACACCACGGAATGCAGACAACATGCTTTCGGATTGGAAAGAAGATAGCTAAATATGGCAAATGTCATTATTAAAAAAGAAGACTATCAGGATATCAGTCTAAAAATTCAAGTAGACAAGCTAAAGGATATGGATTTTTGCTTCGAGCTTATATTTTCAGGGAAAAACAATAGTATTGCGATAACAATGAATCCCTCAGACTTGATACAGCTGAGGGATAAAATCAATGATACAATTTTCAAAATGTCATAAGAGCAAAAAATGCTCTTATTTTTATGTAAATAAAACATAAATAACAAATATCTATTGACAAGGAAAGGGTGATTATCGTAGTATTAAAATACAAATTACATATATTAAAAAGAAAGGGGTTCTGATTGGAAATATTAGAATCAAAGTTAGAAAAGATTGAGAGTTCCATTTCAAATTTCAAAAGAAACTTGAAAGAAGGTAAGACTGAAGCTATTGGAGATATTCACTCAATAATTGAGTATGGATATGAATTGCTCTACATATATGAGGCAGCAACTAAAGAATATAAAATGTAAGTTTTATTTAGACTCTAGGAGGTGAATGCTATATCGTAAAGGAATATTTTTTCGAATTAAAAATACAAATTACATTCATTCTGAAGAAATGATAACTGAGATGTTTAATATTGCAAATGGCGAAGCTGAAAGTAGGGATACATTGATTAAGTCAATTAGATTTATTGATGAAGATGTCTCATATTCCATTGGAGATAGTGTAGAGGGCTTCATGGGAGCTAAGATATATTCTATCTATGACTATCGTGAAGAGCCAGAGAAGGCGTTCTGGATTCATTTAGATAACGGTAATCAGTTCTTTATAAATAAGGGGAAAGTAATTGTTGAACATTATTAAGGAGGAGAGAGCTATGGAAAAAGTAATTGTATACACTGATGGCGGTTGTAGAGGGAACCAAAACGAAACAAATGTTGGAGGCTGGGGAGCAGTCTTATCATATAAAGGGAAAGAAGTTGAATTGAAAGGCGGCAAGCTAAACACAACAAACAACGTGATGGAGCTTACAGGCGTAATTGAAGCTTTAAAACACATAAAGACAAATAACATACATATTGAGGTTTATGCAGACTCTGCATACGTTGTAAATGGTATGAACAGCTGGGTGAAGAATTGGATTAAAAACAATTGGCGTAAATCAAACAAGAAACCAGTTGAAAATAAGGAACTCTGGATGGAATTAAACGAGCTTGTTAAGAATCAAGCGTCAGTCACATTCTTAAAAGTAAAAGGACATAGTGGAGATGCAGGGAATGAAAAGGCAGATGAGTTGGCCAACAAAGCAATGGATGAACTTGAGAGTGTGACACCATGAATATTAGAGAGAAGTTTCTGGAAAACAATATTCCATACGACCGTATCGACAAACAACTAATTAACTTAATAGACATTTTAAATTTTAAGCTGGGTTTGAAAACTCGTCACTGCTGTTTTGGACATGAGCCAATGGATGAAATCTATGTAATTTTTGAAGATGATGTCAATCAGAAAGAGGATATGATTTTAGAGCTTGCTGAATTAGCAGGAAGAGAGTGGATGAAACTTCATCTTAGCTTTAAAAAATGGGCTAGATTTTCACCACTAAGTTCAATTGGCAGCTTGTCTTAACAAAGAGATATGAGGATCCTGAGGATGCTAGTAAATATAAATACCTGAGAACGATTGAAGAGTTCTTTGAGAAATATGCCGAAAACGTTAAATAAAAGATGCATTTCATTCTAAATTAGGATAGGAGATTGATTAACAATGGTGACTAAACACGGATTGAGTCAAGGACGGTTAAATACAGCTAAAGATTATACTCGGAGTTTCTTGGAAAGGATCAATAAAATTGATTTGATGTATCAGCTTTCTGTAAACCAAATGGTGGATGGAGAGAAAGTAGAGAATTTTATTGCAGGAAATATTAAAGGAATTGAGCGTGATTGGGAATGTTTTAAGAGCTATATTAAACAAAGAGACGATATGAGGGAATTAGATTAACAGTAAAAATCCAAATCTATTTCATGGTGAGAAAGTAGAAGGCTATAGTATAATATCCAATATACATAACCAAAATCTGTCTAATTAAAATTAACCAATAATATAATTAAAAGCAAAACGTCCTACTTAATCTTAAACAATGAAAAGGAAGGGATTTTATAATGGGCATATTCTTAGATGTATTAAATTGGATCATTTCTAACACAGGAAATTTAGGGATGTTTATATTAACTATATTTATAGCATTTTATTCAAAAAAATCTTCAAAGGCTAGCTTAGAAGCTTCACAACTAGCTAAAAAAGAATATGAGAGTAAGAAAGAACCTGAAATAATAATCTATTTTGAGCTAAATGAGTCTAGATTAGATTTTAAAATGAAGAATATCGGCAATGGAGTTGCGACTAATATCACCGCCAGTTTAGAAGAGAAGAGTGGCAATTTCCACAAAAGTCATATGTGCAAAATTAAAAATGGTCTTTTTGATACGACTATAAAAACTTTCGCCCCAACCCAGGAGATCAAGGGTATCGCAGCTGAGATTTCAGACATTAAAGATGATTCCGGATATCCTGTGTTTACATGTAATTTTAGTTACTATGATATCAATGGTAATCAATATAGTAGGAGCTATGATTTTGATTTGAACTATATAGGGGGATTAGTTTGGACTAATAAAGCAACCTTAGAAGATGTCACTGAAAATTTAAAAGGCATCAACAAAGAAATAGAAAAACTCAATGCTAAATTCTAAAACTATTAATGTTTGTTAAAAATGAAACTTCTACACGTTGCCAAGCAACATAATCAACAGATTAATTAATACAAAGATGATTAAATATTATGATTCGTTGGCAGCGTGTACAATATTAAAATAAAAAGACTGTTTTAAGGGAAAGGGTGTGACTTGTATGAGTATGTATGATCGATTGAAGAAATGGGATGATGTTGTTGGGTTCCTTAAAGACGTAGATTATCATCCACAATGTTTTACAGTTAACTACATTCCAGAAACTGACGAATATTCAATTTGGATTGGCAACCAGCCGTATCATTCTTATGAGAAGTTGATTGAACTTGAAGAGGAAGAACATCATGAAACAAAGAAGAAGCTTGAAACAGAAATTAAAAGTTTGAAAAGTGAAATTGATTCATTGCAGAGATTGCTAAGGTAATATTCCAGAACCAATTGAAAGGTGTTGATGAATTGGCTATTGATTTTAAAAAGTTTTCTGATCCTGAGTGGATAAAGCAGCATAGGGAAAAAGAGAGAAGAAGAAAGGCGTAACTATGAAGAAAGTGAAAAAATAAGACATAAAACAGTGTGCTTCACAGGCCACCGTCCACAAAAATTAGGTGGATATGACATGAAGAACCCTACAATGTTGAAGTTAAAAGAAAAGCTTCTCGAAGTGATTGAAACATTGATTGAAGAAAATGAAAGCGAACGATTTATCACTGGTGGTGCTTTAGGTGCTGATACTGCTGCGTTCTGGTGTGTACATATTATGAAAGAGAAGTATCCTCATATAAAAAATATTGTTGCGGTGCCATTTGAAAATCAAGATAAGAAATGGTCTGCGGAACAAAAGGCCTGGTATAGAAAGATGCTTGATAAAGCAGATGAAGTAATTAAAGTTGATAAAATTGAAAATTACAAAGACAATACAGTTCCAATTGGAGAATACTCAGTCGCAAAGCTAAGTAGAAGAAATGAGTACATGGTGGATCACAGTAAGAGTATTGTAGCGATTTATGATGGGAGCAAGAGCGCTACATCAAACTGCTTATACTATGCTCAGAATAGATATTTAGGTCATGAAATATGGAGACTGTATCCGCAATATGATTTTCAATTAGACATTTACTATACGCCTAGCTAGGAGGTGAGTTTTACAATGAATAAGAATGGAGAAGATATTTGGATAGAAAACGGAAAAATTGTTACACCAGTAAAGACTGTTCATTTTGAAGACGATGAGTTATACGTTGAAATTGAAGATTTTACTGAAGTTGAAGTATCTGCGATTGATTAAAATAAAAGGATTATTTCATAAGAATTGGGAGGGGAAGTATGAAAACAGTTGTAACAAATTTAATGGTAAGAGAGATTGTTTTAGATATGATCGATGAAGAAACAATGATTAGAACTCCAGAAGGATTAGCGGATTTCCTATTGAAGCATAGAGACAATGAAACAATTTTTGTTGAAGGATGGGAAAGTAAGGTTGATCTAGAACCGTTTGATGATTCTGAGTGGGATGAGTAATTAAGGTGAAAATATGATAAATTACATATATTTTGTATATCAAACAGCGAAGTTTAATCTTATCTGGTATAAGGTGCACCATAAAGCAGACATAAACATATTTGAGAACTGCAGTTGGAAGTCGTATGTAGCCTATAAACAATATAAGAAGGATGGTGAAAGAAGTGGACAAGGTAATTTTTAAAAAAGACATTGCTCTTGCAGAGTATCCATATACTTTATATTTCATAAAGGATAAAGAATATGAAGTTCTTGATGAGGATAAGGAATATATTTATGTTAGAAATAAAACAAATTCAAATCAATGTACTAAAGTTCCAAAGACAGATGAAGGTACATTGTTTGAATATAAATAACACACATCTTGAGGGAGGTAATACATATGAACAATATGAAGAAATTGATTAAAGAAAACGTTAAATTGAAAATGAAGCTGGCAGCTAATGAAGAAGCAATTCTGAAAGAGAAAGAAGAAATGAGAAACAACAAATTGATTAAAATCATGATGAATAATCGACAAGCAGGTTTAACAGTTTAGATGAAATCGTGATTTTAAGGAGAATACATTTTAAATATAAGAAAAGGGGAATAGCAATGGACTTAAATAAAATGGTTATGAAGAGCTTGACAAAGATGGAGACAGAAGGAAAGGTGCAAGAAATTGTTGATAATCATATTGCTAAGACAATTGGTTCAATTGTTGGAGATCTTTTTGGTAACTGGAGTGAGTTTTCTAAAAACCTGAAGAAACAAGTAGAAGAGGAGTTACAAGTGAATCTTAAAGAACTAGACTTAGCTTCTTATAATACATTCATTATGAAAGCTGTAAAAGAAAAGTTGGATGATTCAATTGCAAGTGAAGGTGTGAAGAGAATTAACGAAACAATTGATTCATTATTAGATTCAGCAAAATCTGAATACAGCCTATCTGAACTTGTAAAGGAAATGGCTAAAGAGGTTGAGACAGATGACTTGGAATATGATGATTACCATGAAATGACAATGATCATTGATGATACTTTTAGTTTATCAAAGATCATTTATCTTGATAGCGAAAACGACAAAGAAAAGTATGATTGTAAATATACATTTTGGGTGGATAAGGAAACGGGTAAAATTAGCAACATTCAAATCAAAGAGAACAGACGTCATTCAAGAGACGTAAATGAATTTGATGCACGGGCTATCATGAGGGGATTCCGTGGGTTAGAAGAAATTCTGTTTAAAATGTATGCACGGGGTTCAAAATTGATTGTTGATGAAGATAACGTGGAGTTAGAGATTGCCAATACTGAGTATGATTGATTTGGTGTAACCAAATTAACTAATGTAACAAAATAGAGGAGAGTGTATCGGAATTATGGCATTTAAACAAATGCGACGAAAATCATACGCCTTATTAGGATCAACTCCGCCACCACAGCCATTTAACTTTGAAAGTTATGGAGTTGTGCAATATTTCAAATAAAAGATAGTTTTTAAGGAGTTATGTAACGGAGAGGTTATACTCTCCAAGAATCGAAGGAAGGTATGCGGAGTTTGCCATGCTTAGTCTTAAATCTGTGCTTAACCTTACATACAATAGGATCAATAAATACATATTCATCAGATTCAGACTTTACTTGTTTCATAGAGTGGAATCTACTTCGTTCTTCTCGTGGTATAAATTCCATAAATCCAGCTGGTGATCCATCTGGATAGGAAAGAAGGAATTTTATATCTTCTTTTGTATAGCCCGTAATGAGAACTTCGGTGTATTCATAATTAATAACTTTAAGCCAATTATGAGACCGTTTATTTATTTCATAAGGAGAGTCAGCTCTTTTAAGTACGATTCCTTCTAAGTCCTTTTCTTTGATCAAGTTAAAGTAAGATAGACCGTTACCTTGAATTCCTGAGATTACAAAGACATTAGGGTGATTCAGTTCAAGTGAATAAAGAAGGTTCTTACGCTCACTGAGCGGTTTAACTGCAATAGAATATCCATCTTTAAAAATAATATCAAAGACACAGTAAACAATACTATGATCTGATTTTTTGGACATAAAACGTTCCATTATAGCCTCAAAGTCAGGAGCACCATTTGGAGCAGCTACAATAACTTCACCATCGAGAACTGTACCATTTGGGATATCTAAATCCAAGAGCTCTGGGAATTTGCTTGTTACTTCGTTGTTATGTCGGGTGAATAGCTTTATCTGATCATTAAATTTGGAAAGAATGAGTCTTATTCCATCAAATTTAAGCTCTGTAATATAACTATCGTCATCGAATGGTTCTTTGATCGAATGCAATAACATTGGCGATACGAACAAAATATCACCTCCTACATATATCATATTAACTAAGAGAAGGCGTTATATAAAGCGAAAGGGCAGTGGTACTTACTGGGATTGTACATGCATTAGTGAGTGTGAATAATACGAAAAATTAAAAAGGAAGTGATGCGATGTCTGTAGTCGGAACTGAACAGGTGCATGTGTATGTTGAGGGAACATGGATTGAACAGTCATTTGAAAATTTGAAGAGTGGGCAAATCTTTAAAATGCTTCATGAAGAAGGTATTGGTGTTTATACTGCGGTTAGCAATGCCTGGTACGATGAGCTATATGAACAGTGGATGGTACATATTGAAGAAGATAACGGCGGATTAATTAAAAAATAACATATGTCAATTAGAGTAAAACAGAGATTTCATATAAATTGAGGAGGATTGAAATGGACTATTTTTATAAGGAAGAATTTTTTAATGAGCCAAATGAGTTTGAAAAACAAATCAATGAATTTAAGGAAAGTTTGTTGAAATCAGTAAAACAAGAATATTTGAGTGAAATGGAGCAACTGAAGAAGGAAAACAAAGAACTCCAAGTAGTAAAAGAGAATTTAGATACTATTGAAAAAGAATACAAAGAGAAATCAAGAAGGTTAGACAGGGAACGCCACAAGATGGAAATGGAGTTGAAAAACAAAAGACTCTCAGAACTTATGAATGGTTCTGAAGTTATTATGTACAAAGCTTACCCATCAAAAGTAGCGCAAGATAAGTGTTCTCAGTGTAATGAAAATAGACAGATAGAATATATTACGCCACTTGGCAATAAAGCATTTGAAAATTGCTCTTGTTCTATTGAAAAAAGAGTTTATACCCCAGAAGAATACATACGCTATTCTTTTTCACTTGTGAACTCAGGCGGTCATCGATATGTAAATGCGTTTTACAGAATGAACGGGAGTGATCGTGATGAGTATTTTACTTATGATCATTCGATTCGAGCCGAAAATATTTATAGTTTAGAGATGGAGTTCGTTCAATTGAATAGTTATAATACGTTTTTCAAAACTGCTGATGAGTGTCAAAGCTATTGTGATTTTTTAAATAAAACTCAATAAAAGTAATTTTTTATTCAATTTAAAAGGAGGAAATGAATGGCCAGTAAGGAACAAATAAAGCGAATGAATGATATTAACGAGCTTATCAAGCTCATAGCAAGTACTGATAGAAGGACTTTTTATTGCAAATCAAAAGATCGGGTTGCCTCATTTAGATTTAAAACCAAGCTATTCTTCATTGACGATTATACAGGAGAATATGTTTATCCATATGAACGAGGACGAAGAGTAGAGGGATTTTCACACGGCGATAACATGTGGCAGCTGGTCAACAGTATGAGGGAGTTTATCATCACGGGTCGATATGGCGCTCTCAGAGATTACAAAGAAATATGGGCGTATAGCCGTGAAGGCTGTGAAAAGATTCGTCAAAAGGCAAAGGAAATCGGTTTTATTTCCAAAACTGATTATCCGTATAGTTTCAGAGAATGGGAGGAAGCGAAATGAAAAAATTTATAGTTCATTACAAACAAAACTACATGGGAGAAACAATAGAAAATTCATATGTAAGAACTGTTGCAAATGAGAGTGAGTTAGCAGCTATAGAATCCACTTTATACGATGATCCACACGTTACCTCAGTGTCTTTCGAATTACTTGAGGGAACGGTATGAAAGAAGCTATTCAATTTCTAAAAGAATTGCAACAAGAATTGAAAACACAGGATGTTGATTGTCAGGCTGCACCAAGATTTTGGGTTGTAGGTGACTATAAGTGGGTTGAAGCAAATGAAGGAAACGCTGAGCGATATTCTGTGTACTTACCTAATGCAGAAGAATCTTATCCTGTTGAAGATTACATCGAAAGTGCAAAAGAAGACGGAGAATTTAGTGGTGAACAATTAAAGGAACTGGATGAATGCAATAATGACTACGATGAAATTTTAGAATGGATACAGAAATACGAAGATGAAGGAGCAAAGTTCTTCCTCGAGAAAAAAGCCCGAATTACACATAGCGATACAATCTTCTTCACAGAAGAAGAAGCTAGACAACACATTTCAGTAAACCACTGTCATTACACTAATGAAGCCCACACTTATGCAATGACCGTATGGATGGCGCCAAGCTGTGGTAGACACAAGAATATGATTGACGAAAGAAACGGAGGAATTTAAATGAGTATTCGTACTGAAAATATAGAAGTTAATTTTGACTTAATACTAAAAAAAGATTTGGGAGAAAATGAAGAAATTTGCCCTAAATGCGGAGGTGCTGGATTACAAGTTTCTGATAATCCATTCGGGTTGACAAGTGATAAAGATAAATATACCGAGATGCTTCCTCATAAAAAACAAACTATTACAGGTTGCTCACATTGCTATAACGGTGTACAGCATAAATGCACACACTGCAATGAATTATTAGGAAGAAAAGGCTGGTGTGATTGTACAGGATATAAAAACATGCAAAGCGAGAAGCAGCATTTAAAGGCTTTGGAGAAGTGGAACAAAGCTATAAAAACAAGTGTAGAAGAACATTTAAAAGAAGACTGTACATATATGTTGTACTTAGACAATTACGGACAGTTTTTCGAGAGTATAGATGATGTCATTGAGTTTTTGCAAGACGAAATTGAGCAAGGCGATATAGAAATATCAAATATACCTAACATGAGGCTTTTTAAAACAAACCAAATGTCTCTGTCATTTGATGCTCAATCCATCATTGAAAGTGCAACAGAAGAACTACATGAAAACGCATATGAAAACACAATGGAGCATGTGGAAGAACTTCAAGTGTTTTTAAATACTTTTGCTGAAAAAATCAAAAAAAGTACCCTTACTTACTTTCCAAACTGGGAAGAATCTATAGTTATCAGTCCAAATGATTTGAAGTAGCCATTCAATAAACGATTACTTATTTTTAATAAGGCAATTGAGATCATTAAGGAGATTAATTGTGAAGTCGATAGAAAAATCACTCTTGAAATTGGAGAGAAGTCTTGAGTCAACATCTAATACAATGGAAAGGTGGAAAAGACAACAATTAATACTGATTACATTGATTAATGTGAGCATAATTTCAATATTAATATGGCTTTTGATTATTTATATTTTTAGATAAAAACAACCTTTTAACGAAAGTGAGGAATTTAATGTTAAGCGAATTAAAACAGGCCACATTAAATAAACAAGCTGATCTAGATTACTTGTGTAATGCATATTCAACCATTCTCAAAGATAAAGACAATGTTTTAAGCAACCTAAATACATACTTAGCAAGTCTAACCATTGACCAAAAGAATTTATTTAATGCTTTAGACAAGGAAGCAAAGAGTAAGTTTTCAATAGATATTAGACAGCGAGTTTTACAGCTTCTTAATGACTATGTGGGAAACATATATGATGGATGTAGTGTCAAAATTTCTACAGCAAACTTAAATCCTTTCACAATTATCACCGATAAAGGTAGTGTTCTTAGAGTGAATTGGGAATCAAAAATATACGGACGAACTGTTGAATGGACTTCAGAAAAGCACTACAAGAGAATGGATCAAGATATTAGAGATAGAATTCGAGAGTCTGAAGATTCTATTAAACGATACACAGAAGTTTTAAAAAGTCCCTTATTTGGACTTTTAAAAGATAACAATCGATTCATCAAGAATCCATTTAAGTACATAGCAATTCAATGTTTCACCTTGCTGGTACATCCATTTAAAAAGAAAGAATACATAGATATGCTTACACAATTAATTAAAAATCATGAAGGTGGAATTAAATCTAGTCAGAAAGAAATTAATAGAAATCTTGAGACATGGGAAAAACAGCAGGAAATAAAACCTGAAATAGACAAAATATTTGAAGTTTGGGAAGAGCATTTAAAAGGTTTGGGTTATAGAGAGGTTAAGTTTAATTCACCTGAACTTTATTAGGAGGGATACATGTTGAATAAAGAAGCATTAATTAACAAATTGCAAACAGATAACAGAATGTTGAGAATCGAAAATGAGAAATTGAAACAACTTCTAAGTAATATTGAACATCGTGGAATGGAAAGAGACATCAAATTAAAAAGAAAACAAATTTATTGAGGGGGAATTGAAATTGAAATGATTAAACCACATTATTCAAAATAAAAAAGAACACTTGTTCTGTTTTGGGTAATGTTGTATGCTGTAAGAGTACCAAAACTTTACAAAAAGGAGAGGATAGTATGACTGAACAAACATTAAGGATCAAGGACTATTATTTTCGAATAATTGAAGGAGTTAACACAGAGACATGGGAACTGACTGGTAAGGAGGCAGACGGTTATTTTAAAGCAGATCTAATAAAGAAAAATATTGCTCAGGTAGGATCAAAAAAAATCGACTTTTCAAATGAAATTAAAGTGGATTTTAATGTATTTGGGGAAGAAACTAAGAAACAAATCAATGAACATTTAATGGCTGTTTACAAGCTGGTAGTAGAAGGTGCTAAAGAATATGGCTTAGAGGAAGACTGATTTATTTCTACTGGGCTAGTTCAATATTAGCCCAGTAAAAAATTTATTTACAAAAATTAAAAATAATCTTTTAAAAGAAAAAAATAGCTAAATGCTATTCTCAATCTTTAGGTTCATATCCATATTCTTCATAAATTGATTCCAGATTAGACAGGGAGTTTTCAAGAGAGCTGATTGGAGATGAAATATCTACATCCTCAACCCCCAATGATTTTGATGCACTAAAAATAACTAAGTTTTCTAACAGTGTCTTAATTAAATGGAAATGACTTATAAGTACAGCTTCTTCACTCGGTTCATCATTAGGATCATAGTTAGTGTCAATCCACTCATTGAATTCAGACTGCTTTTCAAAATTTGACTTAACTGCTTTATCAACTTCTTCACCGTCATTTACTGATTTAACTAATGATTTGATTGATATAAAGTAATCGAACGATTCTTTAATATAATCTGGAGAATCGCTTTTAACACTTTCAGATGAACATGAAACAAGAGTAAATAAAAAGGTAAGAAATATAAATAATAACTTCTTTTTCATAAAATCCCTCCTAGAAGTCAAAAGTATAGCATGATACGGGTTTATAAATCTATATAACTTTCATATTTATCCATACAAGACTTTTATCAAGCGGCTAAAAAATAAAAGGAATTGATACTCATTGAAATACGATAAAACATTCGTTTTAAAATAAAAATAAGATATAGAGGTGATTGTATGACAGTTGTTTTAAGTCCAGAGATTCATGACGCAGTAGAATTCTTTAAGAAAAATCTTGGATATTCAGATAAGCATCTTTACTTGGGATTAGTCCAATTTGATGTAATGAAAGACAAAAACGCTGAGTTTGCTGAGGTGATTTATAATTTCTATAAAGAGAAGCCTGAAGACTTTATTGCAGCTTTTAAGCATGGATATGTTGTAGATCGACCAATTGAATTTAATGAAGCTATTGTAAGGTTCTATAATGGCGAGAAATTAAGGGTTCTCCATAAGAATTCAGGGGTACGTGAAATAGTTTGGCTTGACATGAAGAAGTACCCGTTTGGTTTTGATATGAGAACATTGGACATGTGGAACTGGAGTGAGATTACAGCAAATAATGAATAAACTCATTGTGGTATCAGGCCCTAGTGGAAGCGGTAAGACATCATTAATGCGTCAAATCATGAATAATGAAGTTGTGTCATTTACTACTAGGAAACCAAGAAAAGGCGAAATTGATGGAGTGGACTATAAATTTATCAGTCTTGAAAAATTCGAGGATTTAAAGAAACAGAGCAAATTAATCGAACAAGTTAAATATAGTGGCAATTATTATGGAATTGACCAAGAAGAATTTGAAAATAAAATGAGTTTAGGAAATGCATTTGTTATTGTTGATTACCACGGAATGCAGCAAATTAAAAAGATGTATCCTAGTTGTGTAACATTGTTTTTGTACACTCCTTACGACCAAGCTTATAAACAAATGATTAAAAGAGGAGATACATTAGATACAGTTGAACAAAGATTGAGTACATACCACCAAGAGATGAAAAATAAGGAGCACTACGACTATGTAGTAAGGAATAATTCAGGAAAGTTTAATGAATCCACAAAAGTTTTAACAAGCATTATAAAGGCCGAAGTATCATGTTTGTATAGCAAATGAACTACATAAAGGAACAGATTAGTCACAAGGTCTCAGATTTTGTGATTTTTCCATTTTACCCTTGATTTAACAATTGTAAGTGCTATCATTGCAATTGAATTAAAAAAAAGGAGTGATTATTTGTTAAAAAAATCTATATTTACAATTGTTAGCTTTGTTATGTTGTTTTCAATCATGATTAGTGGTTCTGCTTCTGCTGCAGCAAGTACAAGTGAAACAAAGTATGAGGATGCTATTAAAGAAATCAAAAAGAATCAAGAAGAGTTTTTATCATACTTAAAGAATGCTAAACCAAAAAATGAGGAAGAAGCAAACAAAATTGCTGAAGAATTTTATTCTGAAAATAAAATAAAAGAAGAGTTTCTGGCAAGCTACTATAAGAAAAATAGAAATCTATTGCCTAACATTAAATCTGGGGACAGTTTTGACATTGGACAGTACATAGAAGAGAATGTTAGCTCTAAACAATTTGAAGCTCACAAAATTGGTAATGGCATCGAACTTGTTTTAACCGACTCACCAACGTATTTTATTACTTATGCAGGTGAGAAAAAATCAAACAGTGGAGATGTTTCTACAAAGGCTACTACTAAAGAGTACGAATTGACATACAGAGCTAAAAATATGTTCGGATTACAATTGTTTAGGGTTTATAATTCTGCATATTTTGTCCATGGGGGTAAAGAACCAAGAGCAACTCAAACAGATGCATATTATAAAAGAGGCCAAACTTCTACATGGAAAGTTGAAAACTGGAAAAAAGGGACAAAGAAAACAAATGGCAAAGCCGTAGCCTATGCTCAAGGAAACTTTACAACAGGCTTTTCATTTGGAGGATTTGACCTTATACTTGAGGAGTGGCACATTTCAAATGAAATCCACTGCAACAACAAAGGGAAAGTTTCATTCTACGGAAATCGATTATAGGAGAAATTAAAAATGACAATGTTAAAATCAAAATTGTTTCGTGTTGTGTTTTCAATATGCTTTTTATTAACACTCATGATTTGTCTTTTTAACATGGCCGTGTTCCCTGGAACACCAGCATCATACTATGTGGTGTTAATAAGCAAATTTATTGGTGTGAGCTTGTTTAATGGTGTATTTTATGGAACATTGTTTTATTTGGTAATAACATTGATTAATTATCTCATTTCAAAAACGTCTAAACAAAATTAGTAAGAGGAGAGCGGCTTAAAGCCGTTCTTTTTTTGTTTCAGATAAAACTGTCATTTTAATTTAAAAATAATACATAAAAGTCATTGACTAAAATACAAATTACATATATTATAGAGTTACAGTAACGAGGAGGTGAATATATGAAGCTATTGAAAGTAAAAAAGAAAGCAGTGGATACATATAGGCATACTGTAAAAGGCAATTACAAATTATCGGATGAGAAAATTCAAATGAAACTTAATCGACACATCATTTGTTTAAAGGAAAGAGAGCCAGAAAGAATAATCAAGCAAGGATTATTAGGTAGGGTTTATCTTTATGGAAATCTAATGATTAAAGTTCGATTGGGGAAGATTGTAGACATTATTAATCTACCTCATAAACTTAGAATTGAAAAACGTTTAGAAGACAGTGTGTTTCAAGCAATTGAAAAGCAATTAAAAAACAAATAACAAATATAAAGGGGATTAATTATACATATGGCAAAAAAGAAAAGCGATATTAAAATCAATAAAAATCATGAAGGAAAAGAATTTAACAACTTTTTCAGATTTGTAGGAAAAGTAAAACCTGTTATGAAAAAGGATGATGCGACAGATAGCTGGGTGGAAGCAGCGATTTCTGAATTAACGCAAACAAAAACAGGCAAAGATCGTAAGGTAGTTCAGTTTATTGTAGAAACAGCCCATAGAAATGAGCTTAAGGTCGAGCTTGCTGGAATGGAACAAGCTTTTGTTTATCCTTACAGTTCTAAACATAAAAAGTCTTTTAAACTAGAATGGGAACACAGATTCGACAAAACAAAATTTCCTGACGAATCTTATAAAGTGATTTCAACCGATTGGGACTTATGTGATGAACTGGCTACATTTATTAAACCTGACATGTGGGTTGATGTTAGAGGAGTTTATGAATTTAGCTCCTTCGAAAATAATGAAGGTGAAACAATTAATGTTGTAAAGAGAATTATTAAACAAGTTTATCCTTTGAAAAACGGACTAGTTGAAATCAACAATGTGAATTCTGGTGAAGAGTATAGAATTTATGATTCAGAAGAAAAGGGTAGGGTTCTTGGATACGGTAAAGCTAAAGAGGAGACAGTTAAAATAAATGTTGGTTGGTTGTCGCCAGAAGGCGGTAATATCTTTATTACTAAACTCAGTAATGGGGAAGAGGGTAAAAGAGTTAAAGTTGCTTATAATGAAAATACAAGCGAAACAGATAGAATCAAAGTTGTTAATAATGTAGAAAGTACAATAAGAATCAACAAAGAAGATGGTTCATACGAATATATTCCATATATTCGAGATTTTAAATCAGAGAATTTTATTGAAATCAATGAGTTTGAGATGCAAATGGGAATTAAAAGTGTGTATCAAGAAGAGGGATCAAAAGACACCAAAGTTAATGCTGCATTTCTTGGCTATGGTAAAGAAAGAAGTCAAGTGTACGATGTTGAGTTAACTGTATATCATAAAGAACCAGAGGAAGGGAAAAGATCAATTGCAGAGGCCTTTGCAAACTTAAACAGACTGGATTTCTTAGTAGTGCATGGCATCGATAATAACAGAGCGGAATTTGCTACTGTTGAGGTTGAAGAACAGGAAGAAGACAATCCTTTTGCTGATGTTGATGAAAAAGTCAAATCCTATGAACAAGTTTCGACTGGTACAAAAAAAGGTTTAGAAATTCTAAATGTTTTCACAGGTACATACGCAAAAAATTTGCTTACTGAAGAAGAGATTACAGGAGAGTCTGAGCAACAAGATCCTTTTTCTAATGTTTCTGTTTCGGATGATGAGCTTCCATTTTAATTCAAATACATACTAAATAAAATAAAAATAACAAATATAGAGAGGTTTGAATATATGAGTTTTAGAAAAAAGGTTAAGAACATTGTACCTAAAGTTGACTTGCAATCCTATATGATTGGGATTGCTGGGGGTTACAAGTCAGGAAAAACAAGATTATGGAAAGAGCTGATTGAAACTTTTTATCCAGAGCAGAAGGAGGCAGGGCTATTATTAGCCTTTGAACCAGGATACAATACCTGGGAATTAGATTCAGTAATTCCGATGCATGATTATGACTGGAGGTTTTTTAAAGGCGAAGTAGTGAAAGGGCTACTTGAGGAAGCGAAAAACGGTCGGGTGACTAATGTTCTCGGTATTGATACAGCTGATAGGTTGATGGACATGGCCACAGAATATATTTTAGATGAATTAAATAAAAAGTACGGAAAGAAAATGAAAACTCTTCAAGAAGTTGCAGAGACAATTAAAGGCACGAATGGCTACATGCTATTAAAGCAAGAGGTTTGGAAACAGATAGATTTATTGAAAAATGCAGGATACGGTATCATTTGGTTAGCGTGGACTAAAGAAAAAGAAACCACAACCAGAGATGATCTTAAATATAACTCTATTGAACTAAAGATGAGTAAAACAGGGGCAGATATCTTTGAGTCTCAAGCTGATTTAATTGTTACACTGCACAATGAAGTAACGGTTATGGATAAAAACGGAAACGAAATCGAAGAAAATTTGAAGAATAAAGGAGGGAAAGAGCAAGCAGCTAAGCATCATTCAACAGAAGCATATATGTACTTCCTTCCTTCCAGTTATATTGGGATTGGAGGGGGGAGATTTACAGATCTTCCTGAGAAAGTCCCTTACGGTGTGGAAAACTTCTTAGAAGTCTTTGAGAATGCAGTTAAAGGCCAACTTAAAAAGAATACTAAATCTATTACAGAACTCAAGAGTGAAGAAGATCAAGTTAGAGAAGAGAAGGCTAAAGAGTTTGTAGATAAAGTAAATGAACCTAACCCTAATGAAATTCTCGAAGAAATTAATTCTCTTGTTTCAGATATTGAACGAGACAAGAAACTTGAGTTGTCAGAGAAGTTTAAAGAGGCATTTGGTGAAGGTAACTATAAGCAACTCAAAACTGTTGAAGAATTGACTAAAGCTCTTGAAATTGTTAAATCATTTTTAAATTAAGAGGGGATATTCCCCTCTTCAATGTACAAGAGGTGACTGTATGAAAGGCTATAAATGTAGATTTTGTGGTTTAAAAAATGACTATATGCAAATGAAATGTTATTCAAAACCTACGGGTAAGTATAATAAAAACGGTTCTGAGAAGATAGCGAGAAAATATGTCCACTTAAAATGTGATGAAGAGTATCAGAACAATGAAGCATTTAAAGAAAAAGAATTAAAAGAATTAGATGAATTGTTTACATATATTAAGAAGTTGCACAGAATTGATACTCTTGATGGTCGAATGATGGAGAAAATCCAAGATCTCAGAAACGGAACTGTGGTGTTTAATAAGAAAAAAATTAAAAGGTATAAAGAAGGAGTGCCTTTTAGAGACATTTTATATACATACGAGGTAAATGAAACCTACATAAACAAAACTTTAAGTAACATGGTTTTCGCTGCAAAGTGGAATGAATTTTCCTATGTGTTCGCAATTGTTATAAATAACATTAATGATTCAATCGGTGCTGCTTCAAATAAAGAAACAGTAATGAATCGTAGAGAGGCGATTATTGATAATAATTTAGTTGATCAGATATCCTACTCAATGGATGAAACGGCAAAATACAACAATAACAAAAAAGATGTATTGGATATCTCAGAATTTTTATAGGAGGGTTTAATGAGAAAACACTTATCGGAATTCGTGGATCCTTCGCAGGTACATGAAGCTTTATTTGTAGGTTATCTTTGGAGTAATCCTGCATTGTATCAAAGGTATAAAACACATAAAATAACAAATAAAAGCTTCACAGAACAAACTTGGTTTTTTTATTACACAGTTGGTCTTCAAATGTTTGATAATGGTATTCGGGACTTTGATGATAAAACAGTATACTCTTTTGTTGTTTCCAGACCAAAAGAAAAAAACAAGAAGAGTTATATTGAAGCATATAACGATTTCGGAGCCTTTGAAACTATAGAAGAAATAATGAATGAGTGTCAGAAAGATACCCATAATGAAGAATATCATTTATCAGAAATTCAAAAATTCGAAGTGCTTAGAAATATGCAAGACATTGGTCTAATTGATATTGGAAACGAAGAACAAATAGTTAAATTAACTCGAATGAATTTAAAGCAGCTACAAATGTACATTCAATTCAAGCATAAGGAAATGTTTGCACATGTTAACGCTGGAGAGGTGATCGAGCATGATTTAGTTGATGATTTAGATGAAACCATTGAAGACCTGGATTCAGGTGAGTCAATGGGAATTCCTCTACATGATTCACCAAGACTTAGTAGGAAAATAAAAGGATGGAAGGACGGTTCTCTATATTATCTTGTATTAGCATCTGGTGTTGGGAAAAGTTCAATAGCAATGGAAAAATTCATACTGTCTTTATTTGAAAATCAAGAAAAAGCAATATTGGCCATTAACGAAGAGAGCGTAAAGAAATGGAGATCACTTTTGTTGGCTACAATTTGTTCCAAAGTATTAAAGATGCCTTTGAATAGGGAAAAAATGTACGAAGGTAAATTTGATAAAGATACTCTCCACAAACTTAACAAAGCCAAAGCGTGGGCAGTTGAAAAAGGTCAAGGTCTAATTAAAACACTTGAATTAAAGAAATATAGAATAGAAGATGTTTTGAGTAGGGTGGAATTATACAGACCTAAAGGGTACAAAAAATTAATAATCGATACTTTTAAACCAGATAGGTCTTCAAAAGATAAAGCTCGATGGGAGGCGTTTTCTGACTCAGCACAGGAACTACACGATTTAATTAAAGAAGATAATCAGAATGTAGGCACCTTGGCCACTGTACAGCTGAAGCTAGGTAAGGAATCAAGGTTCTTGGATTTAGATGCAACAGGAAAGAGTATGGAGATAAATGAAGTTGCAGCAGTTGTAATGATGGGAAGATTGCTTTATGACGATGAATACCCAGGAGCTAAAACAGCTAATGGAAAAAACAGTCCTTATATATTACACCCGTACAATTACAAAAAGGATGAATTTAAAGGAACGTACTACAGAGAAGACTATGATCTCGATCCTAAAAAGACATACTTAGTTTTATTTCTTGCTAAAAACCGTTTTGGTAGTGAAGAAGAGCAAATTTTATTTGAAGTTAGCTATGGAATAAATACATTTAAAGAGGTTGCATTAGTCCAAGTGCCACGAATTGGAACGCATTAAAAGGAAGATGACATATGTCTGAACTCAAGGCAATTAAAGAGCGTATTTTTAATGACAATCTAATTAAAGAAATATTAGATGATATCGGTTGTTGGAACATTCAAAATGAGCAAAAGGGAAAGTTGATTGTTGCCGGTTTACCAGATGGTGATAATGAAAGAAGTGTGCAGATTAAAAACACCCCGTCCCTAACTGCAAACATCAGATCTAAGGGTATAACGGGAGATATTTATGATGTTATTTCATACATAATATTTGAAGCTCAATCAGATGAAGAGAGAGTAAAATCATTAAATAAAAGTAAGTTTTGGATATGTAAAAAGTATGGATATTTAGAATACATAGATGAGTTTTACAAAACCACTTTAAAAGAACAAAGACCAAATTTAAATAAATGGTTAACTGGTCTTAAAAACAAAAGGAGTGAAACGCCTCATACTATAGAGAATAAAATAATTGAAGTCTCGTATGAAAACCAATATGGAATACTGCCATATTTAGACTGGTTTAGAAGTGGGTTGCGTATAAGTACTCAAAAGTACTTCCAAATTGGATTGGATATTAGATCAGAAAGAGTGACCTTTCCAATACATAATGCTGCAGGTCAATTAATCGGAGTTAAAGGACGCTATTGTGGACAAGATTCAAAAATTGAAGAAAAGTATAAATATCTTTATATTGTTCCATGCAATAAATCAATTGAGTTGTTTAATTATCATCGAGCTCTGCCGTACATAAAAGAAAAACAAGAAGTGATTATTGTTGAAGGTGCTAAAACGACAATGTTTTTGACGCAGTGGGGATATAAAAACTGTGTTTCTGTAGAGGGAGACTCTCTGTCAGATGACCAAATAAATCTGTTGAAAGCTTTAGGTTTAAATATAACTTATGTATTTGCTTTTGATAAAGATAAGCCATCAGATTTTGTACTTGCTGAAGCGAATAAGCTTAGAGGAAGAGTTAAATATGGCGCATATGATACTGAAGGTTTACTAAAGGACAAAGAGTCCCCCACAGATCAAGGAGAAGAAGTTTGGAATAAACTTTACTCAAGTAAATATAAGATTACATAGAGGTGAAGAGTTGGAGTATAAGGTAATTGGAAATAATGATTTTGAGCAGGATATCATCAAAACTATTTTAAGTAATAGGGGAATTTATAGTTCTGAGATGGGTTCTGTTTTAAACCCATCAGCAGTCTACGAGCAACCTTATTCTTCATTATGTAACATAAATAAGGCTTCTGAATTGCTATTAGATCATTTGAAAAATGGCAGTGATATTTTTATCCAAATTGATAGTGATACTGACGGGATAACTTCTTCTGTAATTTTAATGAAGTACATAAAGAAAATGTTTCCAAAATCAAAAATAACATACAGGATGCATGAAGGGAAAGAGCACGGAGTTATTCTTGATACAGTGCCAGACAATACGGATTTAGTAATAATTCCAGATGCAGGTTCCAATCAATACGAAATCCATAAGGAGCTTAAAGAAAGAGGTTGTGACATATTGGTTATCGATCATCATGAATGTGAGGTTGAGTCCCCACATGCAATTGTTGTTAATAACCAGCTTTCACCAAATTATTTAAACAAGTCTTTAACGGGGGCTGGAATGGCTTACAAAGTGTGTCAAGCTCTTGATGATAAACTCGGAAAAAACTATGCTGAAGAGATGCTTGACTTAGTTGCGATTGGCAATATTGCTGATTCTGCAGATTCAAGATGTTTAGAAACAAGATATTACATATCAAAAGGGTTAGAGGGTATTAAAAATCCATTTTTGAAAAAGCTGTTTAAAAAGCAAGAGTTTTCGACAAATGGTGTTAAAACAATTCAGAATACACAATTCTATATTAATCCGCTTATTAATGCTGCGATTAGAGTAGGTTCAAAAAAAGAGAAAGACCAGTTAATCAAATCATTCCTAGGTTCAAGAGAAAAGGTTCTTTATAAGAAGCGTGGATCTGCAGTTGAAGAGTCAATTTCAATTCAAGATGATACTGTAAGAATTTTAACCAATTTAAAGAATAAACAAAAGAGATTAGTTGATAAAGCAACTGATGAAATTGTCCAAAAGATACGCCAAGAAAATTTGTTAGAAAACAAGATACTCTCTGTATATATAGAAGGTATTCTTGAAAAAAACTTAACAGGTTTAGTCGCAAATAAACTTGCTGATACGTTTAAACGACCAGTTTTACTTGCTAGGGATGCAGAAAAAGCTGAGTTTTTAACAGGGTCGATAAGAGGATATGATAAAGGGGAAGTTAAAAACTTTAAAGAGCTGTTGGTAGGGACTGGTCTATTTGAATTCGTTGAAGGACATGCTAATGCAGCAGGATTTTGTATCAAAAAGAATAGTTTTAAAAAAATTAATTCGGCGCTTAACGATTTGTTAAAAGATATTGAACACAAGACAGTTCTTGATGTCGATTTTGAAATCCCATTTAAACTTCTCAAAGAAGATTTTATCTTAGAGATTGGCAATCAAAGAGAGTTATGGGGATACAAATTAGAAGAGCCTTTAGTTGCTATCACTGATATCCATGTGAATAAAAATGAAATAGAGATACTTAAAAAAAGAACAACTACTCTGAAAATAAGATCAAATCAAGTGGAGTTTAAAAAACAATTTTATAAAAACGAGTTCCCCCAGTTAACAGATGAAAGTGAAAGTTATGTCTTGACCTGTATAGGAAAATGCAAGTTATCTAGTGAAAATAAACCGTACATTGAAATCGTTGACTTGGAAGTGGTACATAGTTTTCTTTTTTAGAAAGGAGGAATGCTCTTGATCATAAATCCAAAACTCGAAACAGAAGTGACTAAAAAATATGAAAAACACTGGATAGAGGATTTTGAAGAAATCAAAAATCTTTTTGATGAAGACCAACCTAGATTATGCGTGATTGATTCTGAAACTACAGGCTTGCATATTATCAACGATAAGCCTTTTATGTGGGTATTTGCTTACAAGCTACCAAAGGAGAAAAGGAAAGAAGGATTAGAGGGTAGAAGTTTTGCCTTTAACTCTAATAAAGAAATACTTTATCAAGTATTACAATTGACTAAGAAATGCACTATGACTGTTGGGCACAACGTGAAATATGATTTGCATATGTTGATTAATGGTGGAGTTGAAGAAGAAGAGGTATTTAATTTAGCCAATGTTACAGACACTATGGGATTATGCAGACTTACATTTGATGCTGTTTCAGCTAGAGATGGTGGAGATATGTTGGGGTTAAAGAAAGTCTCCGAAAAATATATTGATCCTCGAGCAGCAGAATTTGAAAAAGAAGTCAAAAAAGAATTAAGAAGAATAAATGATCAAAAAAGAAATCTTTTAAAAGAATTGTTAAAGCCTTACAAAGACATTGGCTGGGGTATTGGAAAAATTAAAGATGCATACAAAGTAAAAAAGAGAAATGATATGGATCAATTTACAACCGAAAGGAAGCAGCGATGGATTACTATTCCTGCCGAAATAGAAAAGCTATATCGTAATTGGTTAAAAGAAAATCCTTTTGCTAATTATTCAGAAGTTGACAGGGATATAATGATGGAATATGTCCATAGTGATGGAATTTACACTCTGGAAATAGTGGAAATGACTTATCCTACAGTTTTAAAACGAAAACAGAAAGCGATACTTGAGCACGAAAATAAGTTGATTATGGAATTACTGAGAATGGAACGAGTGGGCATGAAGGTTGATATGCCTTACTTAAACGAATGTTTCAAAAAATGCGAAGATGAGATACAAAGTCATTACGAAGAACTTTGGAGTATCGTCGGAGAAAATTTTACAGCTTCACAGGCATCTGTTATACAGGATTATTTTGAAAAAAAGTTAGGAGAAAGACCTCCTACTACAGATAAAGCGTTTTTAAAAAAGCACAAAGATGATAGGCTATCCCAACTAATTACTCGGCTAAGAAGATTAGAGAAATGGCAGTCTACATATATATCTAGAATCATAGAAGTAGCTCAATATGATGAGCATTTTTATACTCAATATGGACAATTCAACACCGTATCTGGTCGATTAGGTTCCGATGCACAGCAGTTTCCTAAAGAGAGAATCCTGACAGAAGAAGGAGAAAAATATGAAAAAGAACATGGCGAAGGTAAAGCCCCCTCAAGTTTTGAAATTTTCTCCCCAAGAAGAGCTTTTATTGTAGAGGGAGGGGATTATGATCAAATTGCATACTTTGACTTATCGCAAATTGAATTACGAGCCCAAGCAAACTATACGGTTCTACTAAAAAGACCTGATTTAAACCTTTGTAGAGCTTATATGCCTTTTAAATGCAGTCACTATTTAACAGGCGAAGAGTATAGTTTTACAAGAAAAGAGGACAGAATAAGATGGTCTGAAAAGAAAGAAGACGGTAGCTCTGTATGGCTTTTAGAGGACGGGGTAAGTTGGACTCCTACTGATGTTCATAGCGAGACATCTCACAATACGCTCATCGCATTAGCGTTTGAGTGCGTAGAGAAATATAAACAATACATACATAAGTCAGATTCTCCAGTTGATGAAAAATCATTTAAAAAGTTTTGGAGATACATAGGGAAAATGTTTAATTTTATGAGGAACTATGGCGGAGGACCAGCCAAGGCCTCTGAAGCTCTGGAAGTTTCTATGGAAATTGCAAATGCGTTAGTATCAGGGTGGTCAAACACATTCCCTGAGGTATCTCATTACCAAAAGCAAGTTGCTAAAAAGGTACAGAAGGATAAGCATGCCACCAACATGTATGGACGTGTTTACTTTCTGAGTAATACAGAAAAGGCATATAAGGTTGGAAACTATCTTGTGCAAGGTTCATGCGCTGATATGTTAAAAGCATATGTAATAAAGATAGGGGAATTTTTAAGAAAAAATAATTGCAAATCATTGCCACTAGCTAATATTCATGACGAATTACAATTCCTAATTTATAAAGGAGAGGAATGGATTTTCCCTCACATTAAGAGAATTATGGAAGATGTAGAATGGATGCAGGTACCTGTAGTTGTGGATCTAGAAATCACTAATACAACTTGGGCAGATAAGAAAGAAGTAGAATGTATTGCATAAAGGAGTGATGAGAATTATCAAAAAACTTGTAGACAAAACTACAAATAACATATATTATAAAGTTAACTCGAAGGTCTTGATAATTTTAACAGGGTGGCTACTAACATTCTCGTTTATTAAGATGGAAATGAGTTTAATTAGAGACAGACCGAATGAAAAGGTAAGCAGGACAAGGTTGGTTGAGGATTTGCCAATGAGGCATATCGAGCTTCATGCTCCCTTGCCTAAACAAGAAAGCAAAAAAGAAACAATTAAGAAGTTACAAAAGAAATATCTGAAGGTTAAAGTTGAACCAGTTCCAGAGAAAGTGAAAAAGGTAAAAAAGAAGAAAGGAGATAAAAATGTCCAAGAAGCAAAGAAATCGGTGGAACAAAAGAGTCAAACACGCAAAATGGTTGTTACAGCTTACACCAATGGATACGAAAGCACAGGAAAGCATCCAGGACAATCTGAATATGGTACAACTGCAAGCGGTGTAACTACAAGGCACGGTGTTACAATTGCTTGCCCACCATATATGGAATTTGGAACAAAACTATACATAGAAAATGTCGGCTTAAGAGTATGTCAGGATAGAGGTGGAGACATAAAAGGAAATAGATTGGATGTCTTCATTGAAAATCTTCAAAAGGCTAGAGAGTTTGGGAGAAAAACATTGATTGTCAAAGAAATCAAAAATAATACATAAAGAAGAGAGTGACTTGATTGAGCAAGCTTACATTAGGACAAAGAGTTCTTACTTTATACGGGGAAGGCACAGTAGTGGAAGTACATAAGAACAATCAATATGGAGTTGCTGATGATGAATATAACTTGGTGGAGATTTACGACAGAGATGAATTAGCTCAATTAAGGGGGTGAAGTCATGTTTGAGGTAAAAGACATTGTTACAGTCAATCACAATAAAGAAGTTGCAAAAGTAGTGACAGTTAACGCAAGATATTCGCAAATCGAAGTTCAGTATAATGACGGCTCATATGAAGTTATGGGGTTTCACAAAGTAACAAAACAGGAGGATGATAAATGATAATCATTTTAGAAGGATGTGATTGCTGCTACAAATCGACAGTGGCAAAGCAGTTGTCAAAAAAGTTAGATTACAAGGTACAACGGGGTTCATCATTTGAATTAGCAAAAAGAAGTCAAGATAGCCTATTTGATTATTGCTTGGGACTAACAGAACACGACAACTTGATCATTGATAGATACATATATTCCAACCTTGTTTATGCAACCAAATTCCCTGGTAATACAAAGCTCACACATGGGCAAGTAAGCAATATCGAGAACAAATTACTGAGTAAGGCCAAGTTAATCTATCTGTATGCAAGACCTGAAGTAATTAAAGAAAGGATTCTTAGCAGAGGAGATGATCAGGTTAACACGAAAGACATTGAACCAATTGTGGAACTCTATAATGAAGTGATACCAAAGTCAAAATTACATACATATTCGTTTGATACAGAGATTTATGACAGCGATGAAATTGTTGAGGACATTATCTACTTGGTCAGTGAGGAAGGCTCATGAAAAGAAAAGTAATTGCAATTGATATGGATGATGTACTAGCAGATTTCTTACCAGCTTGGGTAAAAGCAATAAACGAACATGATGATCCTACTTTAAAATGTGAAAACATAAAGTCTTGGAACATCCTAGATTATGTGAATACAAACAATGATGTGTTTAGGCATTTAACGTATGACTTTTTTAAAGGTTTATCAGTTAAGAAAGACAGTCCGAAAGTTGTTAAGAATTTATGTGATTTCTACGAGGTGTTTGTTGTTACTACTGCAACAGCACATCCAGAATCATTAAAAGCTAAATTAGAATGGCTGCAGGAACACTTTCCATTTATCTCATATGACCATGTTGTTCTATGTGGAAATAAAAAGATAATCAAAGCTGATTACATGATTGATGATGGAATACATAATTTAGAGACATTTGAAGGTGTGGGCATAGTGTTTGATGCTCCTCATAATGAAAATGATAACAGATTTGTCCGTGTTAAGAATTGGCCAGAAATTGGATTTAAATTACTTTAAAATATCTCATTTATTTAGAAATTAGAAAGGGGCAAACTTTGGGAAACTTTATTAAAAGATTGAGTGAGGCATGTGAGTCAACAATTCATAACAAAGCATACCTAATAATGATTGAAGCAGAAGCCGAATTTGAAAAAGTGCTAAATAATTTTAGATGAAAGATCAATTTTATTCAGATAAGGAAGGTGAAATATGAACAAATATGAACTTATAATTTCTGAGTTTAAGAAGAGTATTGAAGAGTATAGGAAAGCTCTAGCTGAAGGGAAAAACGTTGATCCGAAAAAGTACATTGAGTTCTTAGCTAAAGAAATTGAAGCGATGAATTCGATGAGAGATACATATCAAGAAGGCATGAATTTAATAATTGAAGACATGAAAAAACTTGGTACAGGAAGATGAAAAGCATCCTGGATCAAATAAACTCATTAAAAGTCTTGCACTTAGACCTAGATAATTATTCAATCTACGTTAGACATAATGAAGAAGTGAATCAAATATTACATAAGCTGGTCAAAGATATGACCGTTGATGAATACATACATAATTTTAGCAAAGGCGATTTGATCGATATTATTCCTGCAGTGATAGGCACAGGTTTAGCTGATGGATATAAACAAGGAAAAGGCTTTGTATCTGAATCAAAGCAATTCTACATGCAGCAGTGCTACGAGTTGAACAGTAGGGTTGAATACCTTGAGAAAATGATTAAGACACTTGGTGGCCATCCTAACATGCAAATAGTAAATGAAAACAACCTAATCCACTAGAGAGGAAGAAAGGAATGAAATTTAAAATTGGACAAAGTGTTATGATTTCGTCAAGAGGTGTTGTTGGTAAAGTTATTAAAGCGACTCACCATGTTTCAATTGAAAAAGGAAAAGAATTGAGTGTTATTAAGTATAAGGTTGAAGTGGATGGGCTTTTGTACGCCCAGGAATTTGATGAATCATTGCTTACATATACAACTAAAGAATTTGGAAAGATTCAATTAGCTGAAGTAAATTCTCTCATTGATCAAGCATTAGATACAAGGGATGAGAAATGGTTTAATGAGCTAGTTAAAAAAAGAAAAACTTTAGAAGAAGGGTTAGTGGAGTAGATAGAGAATTATTTTCGAGTATTATGGAACGGGACAAGAGTTCCAAAGAAATTTATCACCAAAGCAAAAGCAGAAGTGTTTGTTAGACGCAGGAAAGGATTCACCTGTGAGATACAAGAACGTACATACGATAACAAATTTATAGACAGTTGGACATATCATATAGCTTTAAATTAGCTAGGAGGAATAAAGCTGAGGGAACAGGATAAAGAAGCGTTAACAGACGACCTTGAGACAATTCATAGCCATTTAGACTTCATACATAATGCTCTAGAAACATCAGACAGAATTGATGATGCAACATGGAAACTTATTGAGTCAAAGATCGTAAAATCGTGGGTGCTAATTGAAGACTTAAAGAAAAGTGTACTTTAATAATAAATCAAAAATAACACATAAAAACGATTTACAAAACAACAAATAACATATATAATCGGTATAACAGCTAAGGAGAAAGAATGAACTACATATGCGAGATTTGCAACGAAGGGGTTGAGAAATACCCCTTATGCTTAAGATTAACAGAAGAAAATGCAAAAAGCATGGAAGACAGAATTGAATTCAATTGCTGCAGTAAATGTGCTGATGAATTGAGCAAGAAAATTCGAGAGAAATGCGAGGGGATGAATGTAACGAAAACACTGAAAGTGCTTGGGATCGATCACATTAAGGCTTATAAAGACTAATGGAAAAGGGAGAAAGATGAATGTCAAAAGTTAAATTTACAGGAAAAGTTGGAACTAAGAGAATGAATTTTATGAAAGAAGGTTGTAAGGATTTGCATTCTGCATACTACACGACTGTTGAAACCACCTGCGGACAAAAACTTACCGTAAAGGATGCTGATGCTCCTTTTGGATTAATGGAGGCCGCAACTCGTTCTGAGGCAATTAAAAAAGGAAAACAGTTTTTAGAACGTGTGGGTTTAACTTAAAACACTTATGGAGGCGCAAACTATGAAAAACATAGATGCATCAAAATTGTTTGGTGTGATTGGCAGCGTTGGAATGTTTGCACTTGCTATCCTGGGAGAAGTATTTAAATAAAATTCAAGTTTTATAGAGATTGGAGGTAACGTATGAAATTAAAAAAATCAGATTGGATGCTTATTAGAGAGGCTACTGAAAAAGGTTTGCTCGTTTCAATGAATAATCTTGTTGAAAGAAAACGAACCGAGCTAAATGAACAATTAAGTGATTATTTCAGAAAGCAAATGCCTGGTTATACTGGCAGCTTTAATGAAGATCAGGCAGAAGATGTCCTTGAATCTGTGAACAACTTCATCATAGAAAAGAACTTAGATATCTATCAACTTGATTTTCCTTTATCAAGTGGAACAGACAATCACTTAATCCCTATTACCGACAACATTGATTTAAAAGTTACAGTAGCTGATGAATATTATGGAGATGGCGATTACTCTAAGTATGTTATGGCTGATTTCTTCATCATTAATGAAAAGGCAACCGAGAAAGATGTTGACGAATTGATTGAATTTATTAAACAGACACTCAGTTAAATAAAGCTTTCTAAAGAGGTGAATGGTTATGCCAGTTAAATTATATGGTTTTGGTCACGGAGCATAAGCCTAAAGTGGAATGGAGATTCATCAATGAAGTTTAATATTTTAGAAGAAGCTAAGATGAGAGAACTTGGGTTTACTGATCACACGAATGTTAGTTGGTATCTCTGCAAAAGGTTAAGTAAAAATATTACCTTTAATCTGTTAATCTTTAAAGATTCTTCAGAAGGTGATATCGATGTTTTAGACGAACTTTGTCTCCAACCTTACCCATACGAGACTATACAAAATGAAACGTCTTCTATTGTTAAAGAGGGGCTTGAAGAAATAATTGATAAGCTTAAAAAGGCAGGTGTAATAGTTGAGTAAGTTTGATAAGAAATTCTGGTTAACATTAATTAAATGGTCATTAGCTGCATTTATAGCTGGATACCTGGTTGGATTCCTACTACCAACTACAGTTTTATCAAAATAAATTACAAATTACATATATTTAAAGGGGAATAGGATGAATAATCAAGAAAAACAAGTTTGGAATGGATTCTTTATTGGATTAGGTGCAGTTTTATTATCTGCACTAATGTTAGTAGCTGGTGCTGTAATCAATGCAGGAGTAATCTTTTACAGCTTAAACTTTGTGCTAAGTCCACTTGTGAAAGTATACGGGTTTAGTTTCCCTGTAATTTCATTGGCACATTCATTTGTAATCGGTGTTCTGTTGGTAGTGTTTGTGAAGGGGAGTAAAAACCCTGAGAAGGAAGAGAAAGACACAATTTTCAAGGTTTTTGGCAAAGGTGTAGCAAGATCAGCTTTTGTCTTACTTATGCTATACATTGCTTCATTATTTATTTAAAAGAGAGGTGTCTAAGTGGGGAAATTAATTATTGAGTATGAAGGGTCTTATGATTTACTAGAAAACGTTGCAACATATGGATTAGCTGTAGGCAAAGGTGTTCAGCCATTTTGGGACTCGAAAGTTTATAAGTTAACACTAAATAGAAAGCCAACCGTTTCCATCAAGTTACTGGATAACGAAGGAGAAGTTACAAGGGAGTTGAATGGAGTTCAGCTAAAGCTTCAAGAAGATGAGGAACGCCAGAAGGTTATTGATAAGGTGATTGAGTTGGTCAACAAATTAAATTGAATAAAAGTTTTATTTTAAAAAGAAGAGGAGTGGAATTACATACATGAAGTTTAAAAATGTTGTTTTGTCTTACGTAAAGGAAAATGAATATTTACCAGATGAAGAAACAGTAGTGTTTATATTCAAAGATGCCGATCTAACTGAAGAAGGAAGTAGAATTTTTATTGAAACTAATGAAGATGTTTCAGGGATTATTGATCCCCAAATTTTACAAAAGGATCAAAAATATTTATTAAGGATTCCTTTGAGTAGAGGTGACCGTTCTTTAGAGCTTGAGTATGTAAGTTCTCTAAACGCTGATTCAATTTCAAGGTTAGAATTTCAAATATATATCCCAAAAGCAAAGTTTGTGAGTTTTTAATAAAAGGATGATTTCAAACAAATTGGAGGGGATAGGATGGAATATACTAAACATGGGAATTCAGTAGAAGGTTACATAACATTTAATCTTTATTTTCATTCATTTGATTATAAAGAAGATAGCTTATTGGAACAAGTGAAATTCACCACAGTTAAAGAGCTGTTCAACATGATGCAGCCTGATTATATTGAACAACTAAAACATGAAAACGATGCAGAGCAGGTTGAGCTTCACGATATCACTTTCAGTACTAAAGATGATGACACAGAGGTCTTCATCACGATGTACGACAACTCTGGACACTATCGAGTCTCAACAAATCTAGATGTAAGTCGATTGGATAGTGAGTACAAGGAAACTTTACAAGGTATCAAAGAAATTCTTGATAAGAAGATGTAAACAAATGAAAGGATCAAATTAATGCGGATAACCAACTTGGAAATTAAAAATAGCCCAATAGGGAGTAGATTCCCCACAGCTAAGTTTATCCAATGTAATTATGACTCTTCACGTATCCTTAGAGTTAAGAAACTGAAATTCAGATATGGGTTTGGGTTGAAAAGAAAGTTATTAGTAAAAGAGTATTCTGCTGAAACGGAGGTTACTTTATACCTCACTGGATTATTTAGACCGGAAACTGTTTATTACAAATACTTACCTGAGTTTGACGTAGTGCTTTGGTCGGTAGGGAGATAAATTAAAAAAGGAGGAAATTCTAGATGGCCTATGACGAATACAAAGGAAAGCTAAGTAAACCCAAAGTAAGTGATGTAATTAAAGCGTTACAAGATCAACTTGATTTTTACGGGGATACACGAGTTGAATTTCGGATTGGTGGAGAAGATACAAGTGACGAGATTCAACTAGATCCATATAAAGATGCTCTTGTGTTAAATATAGAAGAATTCTAAGGTGGAAAATTCAATGGATATACTTGAGCATGTCATGTGCAAATTCAAACATTATAAGGGTGGAACCTATAAACTCGTTGGAGAAGTCGTTCATACAGAAACAGAAGAAGAGCTTGTTGTTTATCATGATATAGACGGCACTGTATTATGGGCAAGACCTAAAGAGATGTTCTTCGGAAAAGTTATTGCTGATGGAAAAGAGATGGACAGGTTCACAAAAATAGATTAGAGGAGAATAGATTATGGAAATTAAAGCAGCAATTTTTGATATAAAAGTAACTTGCAATGCTCATGAAGGATTTAATGAGGAAAGTCCAACTGTACACAAGGAAACGTTAGAACAGTTGGGAAACACTATTAAAGAAGATTTACTTAAAAACGGTGTCGATGATGTCAAAATTAAGGGATATTACACTGAACAACTGAAAGCTAAGCATGATATGAAGTATTTCGAAGTGAATGACCCCTATTATGCGTTAATTAAGGCTTATACCAAAGAAAAGGCAATGGAACTGTATACAAAGGATTCTGCTGATGACGAAGGGGATTTAGCTAATGAATTGACCGAAGTTGGGGAGATTTATGCTGCTATGAGATACGGAAGAGCGCCAGGAGAAGACAAAGATTTAGTTCCACTTAAAGAGGTATTAAAAGATATCACAAGCGATGAAGAAATGGTCTTGCTTACTGATGGAGATTTACTATAAAATCACAGTTTCATATAAATAAAAATTGGGGGAAATATAATGGGAGCTGTAAAGAAGTTAAAAAAGCCATATGTGCATAGCAGACACCTGGTAGATCTTGAAGTGATTGAAGAAACGTCAACTATTCATAATCCAGACGGTAGCTCATTCACAGTAGAACCTGGTGATGTGCTATCTGTTAATGAATTTGGAGAAAAAAATCTTGTACCTAAAAATCACTTATTACATTACTTTGAGGTTGGGAAACTTGAAGATACAAGTTTTTATGAAGAGATGGCCAAGGGATATGAAGAAATGGCAAAGATTAATTCTGGAATTTCTAAAGAGAGTGAATATTTAGAATCAGAATCTGAATTTACAATAGCAAAGTTTGTAACAGGTAAAAATCACTTATAATGCTAATCACTTATGACAGTTTGACTGGAAACGTTAAACGATTCGTTGATAAAATTACAAATAACAAGTATATCAACATAAAGAAAATCACTGAGGATACGATTATAACTGAACCATTCATACATATTACATACACAATCGGTTTTGGCGAAGTGCCAAAGTTGACTCAGGTATTCATACATAACAACAAAGAATTGCTAAGAGGAATATGTTCAAGTGGTAATAAGAATTGGGGTAATAATTTTGGACTGGCTGCAGATAAGATAGCAAACCAATACAATGTTCCAATCTTGCTCAAATTCGAATTAGCTGGCACAGATTCTGATTTAGCTACATTTTTACAGGAGGTTAAATTTATTGACAATCAGCACAAACAATATTCCTAAGTGGATTCAATTAAATAACGAGATCATGATTCAGAAGAATGGAAAGTTCCAATTTGAGAAGGACAAGGAAGCTGTACATAGTTATTTCGTAGATTACGTGAATCAGAATATGTTCTTCTTTCATGATCTGGAAGAAAAATTAAACTACTTACGTAAATATGATTATTACGAAGAAGAATTTTTAAACCTATATAGTATCGGTGATATCAAAAAGGTATTCGAGTTTGCTTATAGTTTTAAATTTAGATTCCCATCATTCATGAGTGCATTTAAGTTTTACAATGACTATGCATTAAAGACCAACGATAAAATTAAAATCCTTGAGCGTTACGAAGATCGTATCTCAATTGTTGCTTTGTTTTTGGCTGAGGGAAATACTGATAAAGCGATGAAGTATGTTGAATCCATGATTAAGCAAGAATACCAGCCAGCAACTCCAACATTTATGAATGCTGGACGAAAGCGAAGAGGAGAAATGGTTAGCTGCTTCTTAATCGAAGTTGGGGATAGCTTGAATGACATCTCTAAAGCAGTAGATATCTCAATGCAACTCTCTAAATTAGGAGGTGGCGTAGCCCTTAATTTAAGTAAGATCAGAGCTAAATGTGAAGATATTAAAGGCATTGAGAACGTAACAAAGGGTGTTGTAGGAGTTATGAAGCTCCTTGATAATGCATTCAGATATGCAAATCAGATGGGAAGCCGTAATGGAAGCGGAGCAACATATTTAACAGTATTTCATCCTGATATTAATGATTTCTTAGATACGAAAAAAATTTCTGCAGATGAAGATGTAAGAGCTAAAACGCTATCCATTGGAGTAGTTGTTCCTGACAAATTCATTGAGCTTGCAAGAGAAGATAAAGATTATTATATGTTCTATCCTCACTCAGTCTATAAAGAATACGGTCAACATTTAGATGAGATGAACATCAATGAAATGTATGATGAATTAGTTAATAATCCAAATGTAAGAAAAGCTAAAGGAAACGCTCGAAAACTTCTTGAGAAGCTGGCCATTCTTAGATATGAATCAGGTTATCCCTATATTATGTTCCAGGATAACGTTAATTTGAACCATGCTAATAATCACATTTCAAACGTCAAGTTCTCCAATTTATGTGTGACTGGTGACACTTTGTTACTCACTGACAACGGTTATGAAACGGCTGAAGAGTTGTTCAAGTCTCAGAAAGAATTGAATGTAGTTATTGATAACAGAACAAAGGATTTCAACCTCTCAGAAAAAGGCACTTCTTTAGTAACAGCAATTCCAATGCAATTAACGAAAAAGGATGCTGAAGTTTATAAATTACAAACAAAACAAGGATATGAAATTAAAGCAACAGAATGGCACAAATTTTATGTTAAAAGGGATGGAGAGGTTAAGAAGGTTCAATTAAACGAAATCAACATTGGTGATAAAGTGCTTGTTCAATCAGGAGAAGGTAAATATGGGTCAATCAATGATCCAGACCTAGCGTATGTGATGGGGCTTATTGCAGGAGATGGAACAATTACAGATAAAACAGCTAAGATTTATCTGTATGATAATAAAAAAGTATTGGAAAAATCAGTTGAAGAAGCTGTGCATCGTGTGATCAAAAAGCATAGGATCAACGGGGTTTATCAACATAATACTTCATTTACTCCTAGTTTCAATGCTGCTAATCCCGAAAAACAAGATTTGCTTTATATGAGCAGTACTGTACTGTTTGATATTTTAAACAAATTCGGTATGACGAAAGAAACTAAAACAAGAGTTCCTCAAATGATTTTTAATGCTGACAGAGAAACTCAAGCTTCTTATTTGTCAGGAGTTTATCAAACGGATGGAACTGTTAATGCTAATCATAAGGCAAAGGCCTTAACTGTCGAACTAACTTCCATTGAAGAGGAATTTTTAAAGGATATTCAAAAATTGTTGCTTAATATGGGTGTCTACACAACCATTTACTCTAATTTAAAGAGAAGCCAGGAGCTTTTACCTGACGGAAATGGAGGGCATAAGCTTTACAATGTAAAACCTACATATAAATTAAGTATCCAAGATAGAGTTTCGAGAGAGAAATTCATGAGTATTGTCCAAATGAAAGAGTATGACATTTATAAGTTTAATTTATTGACTGAGACTCTTTCTGATAAGTCACGAAAACCTAAGCATGATTTTACAGCAGAAGTAATCTCTATTGATTTTTTCGGGATTGAAGATGTTTATGATACTACTCAAAAAGACTATAGTTCATTAATCTTCAATGGAATTGTAACTGGAAATTGTTCTGAAGTCCTTCAGGCGTCAGAGGTATCGACTTACACAGATTACGACCAAGAAGATGAAATTGGACTAGATATTTCATGTAACTTAGGTTCAATGAACATCCTGAATGTGATGAATAATCAAGCAATCGAGAAGACAGTTAGAACCGCAGTAGATGCTCTTACAAGGATTTCTGATGCGACTAATATTGTTAATGCACCAGCAGTTAATAAAGCTAATAAAACAATGAAATCAATTGGATTGGGACAGATGAATTTACATGGATATCTAGCTCAAAACGGTATCCCTTATGAATCAGAAGCAGCGATTGATTTTGCTAATACATATTTTATGATGGTCAATTTTTATTCTCTTAAGCGTTCAATGGAAATCGCTAAAGAGACTGGAGAAACATATTACATGTATGAAGGATCTACATACAAATCAGGAAGCTATTTTGATAAGTATTTAAGCATTGATTATTCACCGAAGCTTGAGAAGGTAGTCAAACTGTTTAAGGATCAGCATATTCCTTCAATTGAAGATTGGAAACAGCTAAAAAGCGATGTGCAGAAATATGGACTTTATCATAGTTACAGACAAGCTGTAGCACCTACTGGAAGCATTTCATATGTCCAGTCATCTACCGCAGGTGTAATGCCTATCATGGAAAGAATTGAGGAAAGAACCTACGGAAACAGTAAGACTTATTATCCTATGCCTGGACTGTCTCCGAACAATTGGTTCTTATATAAAGAAGCATACGACATGGATATGTTCAAGGTTGTTGACTTAATTTCAACTATTCAAACTCATGTTGATCAAGGCATCTCGTTTACATTGTTCCTCAAAGACACTATGACAACACGAGATTTGAATATAATTGATCTATATGCACATCACAAAGGAATCAAGACTCTTTACTATGCAAGAACTAAGGATACGGGTCAGGATAGTTGTCTTAGTTGCGTTGTTTAATTCTTCTTCTTAGTTTTTTGAAGAAATACTTTATTAATATCCTAATAAGTTTTTCTAGTAGCCAACTGAATAAATCTTCAAATTTTAAAAAGCCAGTAATGATCTCAATTAAGTTTAATAATAAATCTTGCATTTATATCACCCCATATGTTTGTGTAATCAATATAGGAATCCACTTACTGGCTTTAACATTTGGACGTAAGAGGCTGTAAAAAATAACATATAAAGGAGGCGTTATTAGCTTGAAATTAGAAAGCGTAAAAATACTTGATATGATAGACGGGGTAATTAATAAGGTTGAGTATGAAGGAACAGTGTATGTGAAGGTTGATGACTGTGCTGTTAAAGGTGATTTAATATTTATTCAGCATGGGTATGAAACCGAAAAAGGATTTTATAAAGTTGAAAGCAGTGAAAATATTTCTTGGGTATGTTTCTTTGACAGTTTTAAAATAAAAATGTGTTGTCCTAACACTGACTGTACAGTATTCCGTAAGAAACAAGAACGCTTAAAGGTTGGTGATTATGCGAAGGCTATTGGACATTTTTCCAACAGCAGAGTTAATGAGGGAGATATCGTTAAAATCTTGGAGGATGAACCTTGGGCAGATTTCCCACCATTTAAATGTGAATTTATAAGTAAAGAGGATAAAAAAGCTATTTTGTTTTATGAAGATGAACTAGTCCCCGCAACTGAAGATGAAATTAGAGTCGTTAAAGAAGTGGAGACAAAACAAACTGCAAAATTAAAGTGGAGTAAAATTGGACGAAAAGTTGATGAGTTTAAATTAGGCGATATTGTGAAGATACAAGGAACTGATAAATTGACAAATTACACAGCTGCAGATTGGTCAAAACACGAAGACGATTTTACACAAATGTTTTACAACCAGAACACTAAACAATTCTGGCTACCAGAGGAGATCTCATTGCAAGGAGACTTGTTAGCTTGGAGAATGCTTAGTAGCAATGAACAGGATACATATATGAAAGTTTTAGGCGGTTTAACATTACTTGATACTGAACAAGGAAACACAGGTATGCCTTCTATTGCCGAACATGTGGAAGGCCATCAGAGAAAAGCGGTTTTAAGTTTCATGGGTATGATGGAGAATGCAGTACATGCAAAGTCATACTCCAATATTTTCTTAACTTTAGCTCCGACTGAAAGAATTAGAGAAGTGTTTGAGTGGGTTAAAAATAACAAATATCTACAAAAGAAAGCTCGTATCATTGTTGATATCTATAACAACATTAAAAAGGACGATCCAATTTCCCTCTTTAAAGCAATGGTCGCTTCAGTATTTCTAGAAAGCTTCCTATTTTATAGTGGATTCTATTATCCTCTCTATTTCTATGGACAAGGCAAACTTATGAATTCAGGGGAAATCATTAACCTCATTATCAGAGATGAAGCAATTCACGGAGCATACATCGGTATGCTTGCACAAGAAATTTACAACAAACAAGATGAGGCAACTCAAAAAGAGCTATATAATTTTGCGGCAGATTTATTACAAGAATTATATGCAAACGAAGTTGAGTACACTTCTGATGTTTATGATTCAGTAGGGCTATCTGGTGATGTGAAAAAATTTATTAGGTATAACGCAAATAAAGCCTTAAACACTCTTGGATTTGATGGAATGTTTGAAGAGGAAGACATTAACCCGATTGTATTGAACGGACTCGATACAAAAACAAAGTCACATGACTTCTTTTCAGGTAAGGGGAATGGGTATAAGAAAGCAACAGTCGAATCACTTAAAGATGAGGATTTTGTCTTTGGAAATTTGAATTAATAAAAGAATCTAATTGGGGTCAAAAAAGCTGCATTCGATCTGTATGAAATGGTAATTTTATCGAAAGGAAGGAGAGAAAAAATGAAACCGTATAATATGAGAGTAAGGGATCTTCTAAGTAATATTGCAATAGGCACTAAAGTCAGAATTGAAAATGGTGTTTTCGATATTCAGTATTTTGAGGGGACAGTTAAAGATTATCTTTCAAGTAAGATACCCGAAACCGAAAGAGACTTGAAAGTATTCTGTGCAAGAGTTTTTAACGACACATTGATTATCCAAGCAGTTAATTATAATTAATGAGTAAATGGCGAATCGATTATTTAATCAATGAGAACTTAGACCACTTAGCAGAAAACATGTTTAATGCTGATGCGATAATGAATATCTTAAACATAGACGCAAGGACAGTGTTTGATAGGCTTTTCTATTTAGTTTCTCAGAATATGCTTAATGCATACTTAGTGTGGGTGAAAGATGGGACTCAAATTAAATCAATTTCGTTTAGTGAAGGTAAATTTGACTTAAATAATTTTGGTAATGGAGAACAACCACCATTAGATGAACTCTATGTAAAGTTTAAAGTCAGTAAAGAGTATAAGGAAACAATGGATGATTGGAAAAAGGTTAAAAAAACTCGAAATAAGAAAAAATAAATAACAAATATGCTTAAGGAGAAATGCTACATAATGCAAATTAAAATCAAATACCTAGACGAGACACAAACAAGAATCAGCAAAATAGAAAAGGGGGACTGGATTGATCTTCGTGCAGCAGAAGATGTTGTAATGGGAAAAGAAGAATTTAAACTTATTCCATTAGGAGTAGCGATGGAGCTACCAGAAGGTTATGAGGCACACGTTGTTCCACGTTCAAGCACATTTAAACACTTCGGAATCATTCAAACAAACTCAATGGGGGTTATTGATGAATCATACAAGGGAGACAATGATTTCTGGTTCTTCCCTGCTTATGCTCTACGAAACACAGAAATTAAGAAAGGTGAGCGTATCTGTCAATTTAGAATCATGGAGAAAATGTCTGAAGTTGAATTAATTGAAGTAGATCATCTAGGTAATGATGATCGTGGAGGACATGGATCAACGGGTACTAAGTAAGGATGACACTTGGCTGCATGCATGGTGTGATTTCTGAAGATTTTATACTGTGGGGTATCACAGCCAAGTGATTTGTTTAGTTTGGTTCTACAACTGAATGAATATACGCAAAATTGGGATGAAGTTCGTCTTTCGTGTATCCTGTGTAATTTTTATTTTGTAGGTCATAGGCTTGTATGAGTAACGGGTCACCGAAGTTATTTGTACCTGATACTCCAAGGTCTCCAGCTTCAGTATAGATAATAATTTTTGCAGGCTCCTGCTTAGAAAAAAGAGAGATGAAATTTTGAGTGAATTTGTTTAATCCCTTGATCTCTCCTGTGATGATTTTGTCAATCTCAGCAACAATTTCATTAACTGAGTTTACGGCACTGGTACTAAAGTATGATCTATCATCGTATATATGAAGTATTTTCTTTTCTGGTTCATAGAGATAGTTAAAGTGGCTTTTCTCGTCAAAACCTGCTTCGTAGATAGTACCTTCAATATTGTTCTTCTCAGTGATAACTCTTGAAACTTTCATCTGATCTACCGCCTTTTTATGAATAGTAATAATAATTTGATTATATCAAATAAACGAAATTAAAGGTAATGATATCCATCGGCACAACAGGATTTCCAATAAAAGAAGACTTTTATAATGAAAGGACATGTTATACATGATTGATAGAATCTCAAAAATTGAATCAATGGAAGCTGTAGGAACATGGACTCTGGCCACACGTGGAGAAAAACAAAGTAAGAAAAACTTTAAAAAAGATATAAAAAAGCGAAGACGTGTGATCGAAAAAAGAATGGCAGAATCGGTGATAAATGAATATAAAAAGGAAGAGTTTTAATGGCAAGCAAACTAGAGGAACTAGTGAAATTAGAGAACAGAACAATATGTGTTTGTATTATAGTATCAGTGTTTTTTGCACTACTACCTTGTTTAAAGGTTGTTCACTATGCTTTGACAATCCCTTCTGCAATAATTTTGATGAGTTTTGCAGCAGAATTAAGTCTAAGGAAATATTTAAGGAAAAGAGTGAGGGAGTTTGATAAAAGTTGATGCGATATATAATTCATTAGCGAAAATCGAGAAACAGAAGCAATTATATGAACTCATGGATGATCCTGAGATGAAAATGAAAACATTAGATAACATGATTCAAGAATTTGATCTTATTGGGGATGCAGCATTAGAGGGGATTAAAGGTGCTACTGATTTGTTGAAGAAAATAGGCAGTGACGATATTGGTAAGAGGATTGAGAAACTTAAAGAAATAAACTAAGAGAGGAAGACCTCTCTTATGTGAGTGTGTATCGTCTAAAATCATTGTAGTTGTAGAGTGGATGAGAAGGCATTCCAGTAATATTGGTTCTATAACAAAGCAGTTTTTCTGAATAGCTGCTAAGGATACTCATTATAGAGTTTAAGTTGCTACAATATATTCGCAAGTTGCTTTTATTTAATTTGGTTGGACGATTCCCCCATCCGCAAATAACTTTACCACCGCTTTTCACGCTTGACTCGATTGACCTTTTAATTACTCTGAGGTTTTCCTCTGTAATTGTATTTAGTTGAGCTTCATTGATTTTAGACATAACTTTGCCAAGCTTTTTCGAATCTGTTTCATAAAAGGGAAAGATGTTTACAACATCAACTATACCAGCACCGTCATTGTGTGCATCTTTTATTACTTTATTTACCGTTCTGTCAGACTTGTCATATACGGCAGCACTAGGATTCATCAAAAGAAAAGTATACTTAATATCATTTGATTTATGTGTGCTTACGCTTAGAAGGTTCCTTTTCCATAGGTTGCTTTGAACTTGGACATTATCGCTAATAATTGTATTTTGATAAAATTGTTTATCAAAATTGACTTGAGCATACACTGCTAAAATCGCCCCCTTTTACTTTAATTATACAATATGGAGGTTTATATTGGAAAAAGAATATTTGAAATTACTGCAAAAAATCTATACATTTGGTCATGACACTGAAGACAGAACGGAAACAGGTATGAGAAGTCTTTTTGGAGAGACAATGGAGTTCAATTTAGCTGAAGGATTTCCGTTGATTACAACTAAGAAGATGTTTACTAGAGGTGTCTTTGGAGAGTTGTTATGGTTTTTAAGTGGCTCAACATCCAATAAAGAGTTAGAAGAGAAGTATGGTATCAAGTTTTGGAAAGAATGGGCGAATGAAGCTGGGCAGCTGCCAAACATCTACGGCAAGCAATGGACTAGATGGGAAGATGGCCGCGGGAACATTTTTAACCAAATTAAGTACGTGATTGAACAAATTAAATATAACCCAACTAGCAGACGTATTTTATTTACTGGATGGAACGCTCCAGAAATGCAATGGCAAGATACCGCATTGCCATGTTGCCACAGTACCGTTGTTCAATTCTATGTAGAAGGTGATTACCTTCATATGTATCACTATCAACGTTCAGGAGACATGTTTCTAGGTGTGCCAGTTAACATCGCCTCATATGCAACACTATTGACCATGATTGCACAACAATGTGATCTAAAGCCAGGTATCATGAAACATACAATTGGTGTAGCTCATATTTATCACAATCATTTAGATCAAGTTGAAGAACAATTAACCAGATCTCCATATCAGTCACCAAAACTTAATGTTAAACGGAGGCCTAATTCGATCTTTGAGTATACCTTAGAAGACTTTGAAGTGGTTAATTATGATCACCATCCATTAATCAAAGGGGATGTGGCTATTTAGTTAAAAGAGTTGACCAATTTAAAATAAACATTGAGATACATAGTAAAAAAGTCTATAATGCTCTTGGTAACATTTCACTTTAGAGGTTTAAATTATATGGAGGAATGGAAATGAATACTAAGAGCAAAAAGGCTTTTATTTTTATGTTTATTGTAGCAGTATTTATGTTAAGTGGATGTGCAGCTGCTAAAAGTGGGAATGAAAAAGAAAGCTCTAAAGAAAGTGCTTCAAAAACTGAAACACCAAAAGTCAAGACTATGTTAATAAGTGAAGCATTTAATAGATTTAGCGTGTGGTTGATAACAGATGGAAATCCAGGAAGATCCAGCAAGGTAGAAAGTATAATTGCAATAAAGGACGGAGAAATAGCACGTTACAGACCTGTACAACCAGTGGATATAAGGATAGAGCATTTAATAAAGCTTTCTGATAAAGAGATAATTGAGCTATTTGAAAAAGCTGAAGGATATAAATTCGTAGGTAAATACAAATTGGGTATCATACTAGACCAGGTTGGACAAACAACCGAGCGTATGAAGTTAACGGTGAATCAAAAAACCATGACTACCAATATTCACTTAAGCGAATATATGCAAAGTGGTGAAAACAGAGACCAGGCCATCAAAGATTTTCAATCTGGTAAAAGAAAAGTTTACAATGAGTCTTTAGCCAACTCAGATATAGTTAGACATGATATAAAAGGTGAATACAGCGTTACAACCAAAATCGTTAAAGGTCAATACAGTTTAAACCTTTTTGAATCCTTTTTAAGTCGAACAATCTTTGACACAACTTATCTAGGAGTTAGTTTAGGAAATAAAAGAACTTTAATAACACGTGTAGATGAATCTGTTAACAATTTTAATTTGGATACACCTGAGAAAAAGGGTAAAAAGGTTATAATTGAAGGTATTACAAAGTAAAGGTGGGCGCTTAATTGTGTTCCCCTTTTTTAATCCATTATAAAAAACAAATAACATATAAATTATATTGACTAAACTACAAATAACATATATTATTAAAGGTAAGCCGAATCGGTTTATCTTTTTTTATTAAAGGGGGAGAAATTAATGTGTAAAGCAAGCAAATACATAAAAGAAATTGAATCGAAAGTAAATGAACTAAACGCTATCAAGAAAAAAGTAGATGAGGATATTGAATTTTATAGAAAAGAAGTTAGTAGAACAGATAAAGAGTTTAGTGAGTTTTATCATGACTTAGAAGTTGCTGTTTTCAATGCATGTGAAGGATGGAGTCTCTCTAAAAGAGGTCAAACAATTCTTATTGAAAGAAGAAAGGTCAAATGCGAATACGAGAAACTTCGTATGATTAGAGACACGCTCGGAAAGTCCTTGCTGAGTGTTGATAAAGAAGCAATTAAAACAATTGAAAATGCCAAACGACGCATCAATAAAACAAATAACAACTTGATCAAATGGAAATCTGAATCTAAGAAGAATCATTTAAAAGCAATTTAAACTACATAAAATCTGAATTTTAATGAGAATTCAAAGGAGAGATACATAATGACTTTTAAAAGAACATGTGATGTAGAAAGACAAGATCAATACACTATTGAATTTGATGAAAATTTCTTAAATGAAGAATGGATGCAGAATTTCAGAGAAACATTCTATGACTTCACTACATTAACAGAACATGCAGAGCATATCGCTCAATTCAGGGCGAGAAATGGTACACAGTTTATTGAAGGATATGGCGTACCATTGGAAAATGGCCGAGCTCCAAGATGGGCGAATAAAGAAGATATAAACGAGGCGATTAACATTATCGATGGGAATGCAAGTCTAGATGTGTATTCTTATTAAATTGACGAAAAAGGAGATTGAATTAAATGAACAAGAGATTTTGGCTTAAAAAAGCAATTCAAGCAACCTTATCCCAAAATAAGAGTGATGTAGAGAAAGCAGAAGAGATCGTAGAGTTGTTTGGTGAATCTAATGTATCAACGACTAAATGAATTAGAGAAAAGTAAATACAAGCTAAAATCGGACATCCTAGAGAAAAAAAGAGACCTGCTACATATTAAAACTAATCAAAATCCTTTGGCACTGGAGCGACTGTTTGAATTAAGTGAAGCGTTGCAGCTGACAGAGGACGCTGATTGGATAAGCTCATCTATGGCCATGAAGGCTGTAAGGCTCAATAAAGAGTTCTTGAAGCTATTCGATTTCAAGGGTGATACAAAAGCGTACATAAACAAAGAAGAGTTTAATAGACTTCATGAAGAGTTTGTCAGAATAAAATTTGAGCAGAACAACATTTAGCTGTTAATTTATTGCCAATCAACTCTATACTGGTTATGTAGCAAACTATGGAGGTTGATACTATGAATGGAAGAGAACAAGCTGAAGAGAAAATTATTGAGTTCTTAAATTCTGATGAAAGGGTTGCTATTGTTACAGGTACTCATATGCATCAAAAGCTAGACCTAGTCATTAATGTGCTATGTGAACACTTATTTGGAGAGAATATTCTTTTTAGAACCTACACATTAGAAAACGCATCAAGATTTTTGAAGGCATCAGCAAAACTTAAAACAGGTGTAGCTTATCGTGGAGGTCTTAATAACATTTATATAGACACCTTAAAAGAAAGAACATGGGGTAAGCATGGCGATCCTATTCATACAGCAGTAGTCTATCCACTTAAACCTATGAGCTCTGAAAAGCTAAGAACAGAAGCTATATCTAATTTACTTGATCGTGTGAAAGTTAAGAAACTCATTTTGGTAAGTAATCAAGATACACTGGATCTCACGTGGGCTGCATCAATTAATACTAAGATTGTTTATGACTCTCTAGAAGATGATCCAGAATATCATCAAAGGGTAATAGACGACATTGCTAGTAAAGGGTTTAAAAGACTATAGGGGCTTTTGCCCCTAAGTTTATAAGTATAGGAGTTGAAATATGAGCTACAAAGTTGAATTTAGTTATGATGAATTCTCGAAAAATGTGGTTATGAATATAGTTAGCAACGGTCAAATTATTTTCCACGAAAATGTTACAAAAGATGTTCTAAGAGTCGCTGAAGAATTTAAAAACTCATTAAAACGTTGATTTTATCGAAAGGGGTAGTATAAATGATTAAAGTTTTGAAATCAAAGATTAAAAGAGAAGAAGAACTCCCAAAAGAATACGTTAAAGGATTTTATTCAGGAGTATTCTACACAAACTTAATCGTATTGCCTGTACTTGTATTATCACTATTCCATATGTGGGGAGTCATTAACAGATGAGTCAATTAAAAATCAATTCGAATATCAACTGGTTAGAAGAAAGAACGATTATCTTAGCTCCAACTGGCAGCTATGCTTATGGGACAAATACAGAGGAGTCTGATAAAGATTTTAAAGGTATCTGTATCCCGCCAAAGGAGTATTACTTAGGACTTGAATCCTTCAATGAGTATAACAACAGTGGAGGAAAGAATTTCAAAAACACTAAGGATGATGTTGATATCAATATTATTCATATCAACAAATTTGTTAAGGATGCAATGGAAGGTGTGTCTAATAACATTGAGCTACTATTTGTTAGAAATCAAGATTATCTTAGAGTAACATCTCTTGGCCAAAAATTAATCGATAACAGACATTTGTTTTTAACTAAGAACATTCAAAAGAAATTTGGCGGTTACGCACATTCTCAAATGCAGAAACTAAAAAACACCAACTCAAACGGTGCAGCAAGAAAAGACCTAGTAGATGCTCATGGGTACGATACAAAATTTTTCATGCATTGCATTAGACTTCTTACAAGCGCTATTGAAATTCTTAAGACTGGGGACTTTAGTACGTTCCGACCAAATCGAAATTTTCTTATTGATTGCAGGTCAGGAAAGTTTAGTTTTGAAGAAGCGCTTGAGATGATCGAGGCCTATGATCAAGAGTTGAAAGATGCTGTTCATGTGTCACGTATTCCTGAAAGACCAGACTACGATACGGTAAATAGATTGCTAATTGAGCTAAATGAAGAAGCTTTAGAATGGTAAAGAAAGCTCTTTAAATAACAAATAACATATATAAATGAGAATAGAAAATGGATAAATATTATTACAAAGTGGAGAAAACTTCTAACTTGCACAGAGATCTAGAATATGGATTTTTCATCAAAGGACAATTTATGCAAGATAGGAACGAGGAAATTTCAAGTTTAGTTGGGATCGAAGACTTAGCGAGTAAAGCAGCATATGATTTTCATGGAGGTCTTTTAATAAATGAAGCATATTCTGATGAGATTGATGATAAGCATTTCATCAAAAAAGAACAAGAATTAGACGGTCATATTTTCAAACAGTTTAAGAAAAGTTCAAACTACTTTAAAAAATGGGATAAATTTATTAAAGAAAATAATCTGACACATGCCATTAGAATGCAAAGTTTAAATTTCTTAGTATTTGTATACGACCTTACTGGTGCTATTGAGTTTATCACATACAACGATACATTCTATTTAGAATCGAAAACAGAGCAGGAAAACAAATCTTTGATATCTATCACTGAAAGAGAATTACTTGAAATGAAATTAGAGATGGCAAAGGGAAAGGAAGCGAGTTAATTGGATTTAAAACATTTTAAAAAACTAACATCGAATTTATCTGCATTTACAGCTGCAGAAATTGATGAATTTAATTACATGACGAGTGATGAACTTAACAGTTACCAACGTGAATTAGAAAATGACACAGGTAACTTATCTGATTGGGATCACTTAAGAGCATTCTATACATTAAAAAGTATTATCAATTCAATGGAATCAGAGGAGCGCTAAATTTGACTGAACAAGAAAGAGTTATTAAAGATGTAATTACTTTTGCAGAAAGAAATGAAGAAGAACGAATGTTTGATAATGTTAAATCCTATATCAATAAAATCAAACGTCAACGTGACAACTTAAGAATTGAATTAAAAAAGTATCAGTCCAATGAAAAGATCGCAGAGCTTGAAAATGAAATTGAGCGACTAAGAGTGAGCAGCGTATTTATTTTAAATGAAAAGGAGAGAAAGGAAGAAATTAAATTTAAGAAAGAGCATCGAGAGAAATGTGATTCAGGTATTTATCACTTTTTCGAAGCAACTGATTTAGGAATAGCTGTAGATGTAAAGTGTAGAGAATGTGGTGTTGATAAAGACATTACAGATTATTCTGCATGGTAATCTGAACACATCAAATATTTCTAAATAAAATCGGTCTTTTAACCGAATTTGAGAGGGGGTTTGGAATGATCCGAATAGTAGAACGCAATATCTTAGACACAACAAAAAACATCATCTGTCACCAGGTGAACTGTAAGGGTGTCATGGGAGCAGGATTAGCCAAACAAATCAAAAGCAAATATCCGAATGTGTTCAAAGATTATAAACGGTTATGTGAAAATCAGAATGTTAAAAGCGGCAAAAGTGGGCTATTAGGTGCCACTCAGTTTGTAGATGTTAGTGGAAATAAAACAATTGCAAATTTATTCGCACAAGATAACTACGGAGTGAATAAAAGACAAACAGACTACGATGCTATGGAACTTTGCTTGAAAAGTTTAAATAGCGTAGTCAATACGGATTACAGTAAGTATAAAGGTTGTTCTATTGCAATACCATACGGGATCGGCTGCCGATTGGCAGGTGGTGACTGGAAGATTGTAAAACAAATGATTGATAACATTCTCGGTGATTGTGATGTGACTATCTATAAATTCAATTAAAGGAGAAATTACATATGACTATTAGAATCCCATTTGAACAAGATGCATTAAAACAAGCATATCTATCTCAAGTTGGCGGTACAATTTCGTTTCAAAAGGGTAAGACTCCAGTATTTTCATTTAATAGTGAAGAAGACTATAAGAGATATAGACAACTTATTCTTGGAGGAGGTGAGGAATCATTTCAATAGGATCTTTAACCATTGATGTAGGAAGTATGTTCGCTGAGAAATCAACAGCATTGCAGCGTCACGGCAAACGTTTTATGTTAGCTGGAAAGAAAGTGGTGTTTCTGAAGCCATCCATAGATGACAGATATTCAGATGACTCAATCATTACTCATGACGGGAAGAAGGTTGAGGCATTAAACGTACAAATAACAAATGAATACAAGGTTGATTTACCCTTTGACTTGTTGAATGAAGCTGATGTTGTGTGCATTGATGAAGTTCAATTTTTCCCAGGGCAAATGATTAGCCACATTGAACATCTAATTGCACAAGGTAAAAAGGTATTTGTTGCAGGATTAGATATGGATCGATACGGTAAGCCATTTGGAATCGTACCATATCTCATGGCCAAAGCAGATCATGTTATTAAGCATCATGCAGTTTGTGCTTTCTGTGGAGATGATGCATGGGTATCACTTGAAGTTTCAAATGACTCAAGTCAACAAGTTAAGGTTGGCAACGATTATAAGCCAGCATGTAGGCAATGTGCTTATGAAAGGGGAGTTAAATAATAGAAGAAAACAGTTTGATTAAATTACACAATAAAATGAAAAAACAAGTAGATTCAATTGAAGAAGCGATACATAACAAAGATTTTTTAAAAGTAAATCGACTAGGCATCAGTCTCAGCAATAATAATGAAGAGTTAATGCAAGAAGCAAGAGACTTGTCCAACAACGAAAAAGGGAGATACGTAAATACATATGCTTAATTTGATTAACTTACATAATTTAAAAGGTGCTTATCAATTAAAAAATCAAGGAGGTGATTTTACTTACTTCTATAATGAGAAATCAAACAATTTGATCGTAATTAACAATATTGATGATGAAGAAATAAGAGATGTAGTTGACGACACAGATCAAGCAGCTTACATGTATTTAACCAACAAACTTAACATCGAAACAAATTTAACTGTCATTTGGTATAAAACAGAGTTTGATTCAAGTGATTTCATTCTAATTGAAAATGTAGATGGCAAAGAATTGCACAAGTTAGATTTGATTGATTTAGAGAATGTTGTTTTAGGGGAGTATAAGTTTGATAAGAAGTTTGTGAAGCTTATCGATGGGGAAGTAATCGAATTGAAATTTTAAACCCCTGTCAAATGACAAGGGTAATCATCAAGCAGCTTTAAAGTTTTTGATTAAAGCATTCACTTCTTCAACTAAATCTGAGTTTTGATTGTTATCTACGAAAAAGTATTCAACTTCATTAGTTTTAGCGTTTGCTTTGAATACGAGTTCAGCATTTTTAGTTTCTGATTCATTGTAAACAACGTAATGTTTTTCAAATAAATGATTCTCTGACATGTCTACATGAAATCTAACTGTAAATCCTTTTGACTTTAAATAGTCAGTTAACTCGTTGTGGTGGTTGATGAGTTCGGTCAATTGGAACACTCTCCTAGATATTGATAATCATAGAATACCCCATTTAACTATTAAACACAAAGAAAGGATTGGTTCATTGAGCACAAACTTAGGCAAAGTTTTTGAAGCAAATATTCAACAGTCAGCAAAAGACCAGGGCTTGTTCTTCTATAGAATTAAGGATGTTAATCCAATGGCCTTGAAGCAAAGCTTTGGAGTATCCAAAAATAAATACGACTGCATTTTATTCGCTAACGGGCATTTGTTTCCACTGGAATTAAAGTCTACAAAGAGTAAGTCTGTATCCTTTTCAGAGAGTATGATCAAGTCACAGCAAATAAAACATCTTAAAGAAGCTGCAGAATATGAAGGAGTTTTACCTGGTTTCCTGTTTAACTTTAGAGAGCCTGAAAACAGAGTTTTCTTTGTACATATTAAAGACTTTCTTACATATAAGAATATCGCTGAAAAGCAATTAGCACACACATATATAAGCAAGGTGAACAAGTCCAGCATACCTATTAACATCTGTGAAGAGATTGGAACAGAGGTAAGTTGGATGAAGAAGAAAGTTAATTATACATATTACATAAATAAGATGTGCGATAACCTGATTAGGAAAAATCAGTTATTGGACAATCTTTCTCCTTCATATATTGACGACAAGCCAACTATGGAGGTGTCCACATCATGAGCAAAAGAAGGGAATGCATTGAAAGTTATAAGATTGTAACAGAAGTCACTTCCGATGTTGAAGAGTTTGTTGAAGAAATAAAGAGATCGGAAGAATTCTTCAATTTATTCGAGAAATTTATGTACAAGTATAATCTTGTATGATCTTAGAGGTCGGGTGTATTATTAATTATGCACCCAACCTCAATCATAAAAGTAAGATATGAGGTGATTGAATGCTAATATTGAAAAAAGATGAAAGGCTAACATCTGAAGAAATTATGAACCTTATTGGGAAAATCAATGGTCTTATATACGTTAGGGTATCTACTGCAGATCAAGCAGAAAAAGGTTATTCCATTGGGTCTCAGATTGAAATGTGTAAGGACAGAGCAATTAAGAAATTTGGTTACAAAGAAAATGAACTTATTGTATTAGTTGAACCAGGTGGTATGGGAGATGACCCTAACAGACCTGCATTGAATCATGCGCTGTATCTTCTTGAAAAAGGGCTAGGAAAGAAAATATTCGTACTCCACCCAGATAGATTAACAAGGGATAATACATTGCAAGGTATTGTCTCTAGGAAGATTTGGAGTATGGGTGTCGATATTGAATTTATTGAATTCGAAGTAGACCCAACAAATCCAGAATCTATGCTTATGTATAACATCCAAGGATCAATCGCCCAATATAATAAAGCTAAAATCTTAGCCAACTCTAAAAGAGGAAGAACAGCTAAAGCAAAAAAAGGCGAATTCCCTTCATTTAAAAGGTTGTATGGTTATACTTTCAACAAAGAAACCGACAAACCTGAAATTAATGAAGAAGAAAAAGCAGTCCTTATCCAAATGAAAGACATGCTTTTATACGAAGGGATGTCTTCAAACGAAATAGCGAAGCATCTTTCAAAAATAGGTATTCCAGCCCCTGAAGGTGAAGCGTGGCACCAAGCATCTGTTAGCAGAATGTTCAACAATTTGGATTACACAGGTGACTTTTACTACGGTAAGACTAAAGTTGTTCAGGTTAATGGAGAAAAAAAACAAGTTCCTAGACCCCGTGAAGAATGGATACTTATTAAAATTCCTCAAATTTGGAGCCACGAAACAAGAAATATGATCCTTGAGGCATTGAAAAAAAACACAAAAAACTCGGGAAGGAAATCAAATGATTACTTGTTAAAAAATATAGTTAAATGCGGACGCTGCGGTGGCTCGTGTGGCTCTGGTATTACATCTAAAACAAAAAGTGGCATATATAAATATTACTCCTGTAGCAACAAAAGAAGGAAAACGTATATTAAAGGAGTGAAAATAATAAATTGTGAAGGGAAAAACTGGCGAGTAGATATTGTTGATGAGGTGTTATGGAAATGGGTTGTAAAGCTTTTAAGAAACCCAGAGTTCTTTGTCGAAGAGTTTACTAATAAAACTGGTACTCAACAAAAAATTGATCAAATAACAGCTTCCATTGACGATAATGAAAAACGCCTTTCACAAGTTGAACAAGAGATAACAAACTATGTGCTTCTTTTCGGAAAAGGGAAAATTGATGAATCAATGTTTGATAACCTAACGTCATCTCTTAATGAAAGAAAAGACCAGTTACGTCAAGATTTAATCCTTTTATCAAACACGCTTGAATCATTAAAGGAAACCACGAATAAAAAAGGGAAAATTATGAAGTATATTAAATCAATAAACAAATTATTAGAAAGTAAAATGGAAACAAAAGATAAACGTAAAGTAATTAGTCTGTTGATTGAAAAGGTCATCTTAAATGAGGATGACACTATGCAGATCATTCTTAAAAACGATTCCTCAAAAAAACAAAATTCTCTCCAAGGACTGGGTCAGTCATATGGAGGAACGACTTCTGATAATCCACATAAAAACCAAAACCTTGTTCAAACATATGGAGGACAAACAGCACGAATTCATTCTCATTCTTGCTGGCTACTCCAAGGAAATGGATCATTTTCTATCATTAAACCCGGGGCTGCAATCCAGATTTCCAATCAATATCAGCTTTCCTGATTATACCGTCGATCAGCTC